CAAAATGCCACTCCTGGTTCTTTTGTTTATTTTGGCAACAAGGCTAAATCTAGTTCTAGTGCAATGAGTTTTTTGGGAGCTTATTCCACCAAAAATAGAAATTCTGCTAAAAAAACTTTTCCTGAGGTTGATCGACACCCTTATGTCAAATGCGGAAAATTATATCGCAAAATTTGTTATTCTGATGGAAGATGTAAATGTGTATGGTTAGGAACAATCGAGTAATTCCTGCTTATTATCTTCAACTTTCAAAAAATAATAAGATTCTTTATATATAATGGGTCGAACTCTATCTATGGTTTTTGCCAACGGCGCTTCTGGTTCTACTTTGAATCCTTCTTATGGCAACAGTTGTACTACTCAAAATGGCTGTATAACCATTTATTATAACGGATTAGTTTATGTCGCCAATAAAGCACAAAAAACTTGTACTAAATCAAAATTAGGCTATTATCCTTCTACCCCTAACTATAACTATGTTAAAAAAACTTCCCCTTTAAATCCTCTTTATAATTTTGGTGGTCTCTCACCCGGACATGGTTAAATCTTTTTCTTCCCAAAAAATAATATGATTCTTTATAACGTAAAATAACCATTTACACGTCCCTCGCGCAAATAACATGGATGCAGTTCTTCATCTATATTTTTCTGTGTTTTATTTGATGTAAGTAAAACAATCAAATATGGATACAACCCATCATTTATATCATCGAAAAATGTATTGTATGAATTTGTATCATATACTTCTATAGGAATATGTTTGTGTGGAATTATTTTATTATTATGTATTTTATCTATAGTGACATCGATTTCATCAAACAATACAATGAGCGGTTTCTCTTTGCTCGGTTCCACTTTATTATATAAAAAGTCCAATGTATCTCCTGGCTCAGTAATTCTCAATTTTTTACAGATACTTGTTTTAAAATGTTTTCCTAGTAATCCAAGCATGGCGGATTTTCCGCCACCAGGACCACCAGTAATCAAAAAAACACCTCGTTCCTGTTTATTATAATATCTTTCTATCTCTTCAATAATATGTTGTTGATTTGCTCGTGGAGTCAAAGTGATTTCTATAGAACGTTTTTCATATTCAATGTAAAAATAATTACCTCGACGAAACCATATATTTATGGTCTCATCTTCTTTTTCTTCCATTTCTTTTTCCAACTTTGAAAGACATAATAACGAATAATCATTTTTATGCAACAAAATATGCAATTCTTTATGATGATCGTCTTTTTTATAAGTGGAGTGAATATATCCTATACATTTTTTTCCTAAAAAAAATCCTGAAGGAGTTTTGTTCTCATCAATAAATGTAGAATATGTTATATTTTTACTAATATTTGTTATTTTTTTTTTATCTGTAATTAAAAATACTCTATATTCGCTATTAATGACTATAATAGTAAGAAAAAATTGCAATAATATTGTAAGATTTGAAATAAATATAGTGATCAAAATTGTAATCAAAAACATGATTTAATGTATTACACAACGCTATCTGTTTATATTATTTATAGTAAAATTGCAATGATATTCAAGTTTTTATCATTAATTTTTTCTTTTTTTGTGTCTTTTCCTTCGCCTGGTTCTTTTTCCTCCTTTGAGTCTGGGTCTTGATAGTGGTTCTAAAACTCTTGCTGTTTGAATAGCTGATGCATTGTCTAGTTGTCTCACATGTAGCAGTTCGCCAGTATCATGTTCTGATATTTCATCAGAAACTGGTTCGCCAATGATAGGTAGTATTGGCATTGGAACTCTTACTCCTTGGCGTTGAAATGCGCCAATTAAATCATGTTCATTATCTTCATCAAACGCAATGTTTGCATCATCATCAAAACCAAAAGGATGAACTTGATCCGCGGGCACTGAGAGTAATTTTTGCTCACTAGCTTCTAAAGGTTTTCTCATAGAACCAGTTGATAAAAACTCTCGCCAACTTGTTTTCTCTCCAGAACCTTTAGGAATAATTCCCTTTTTAATTAATTTATCCGCAATTAATCTTATAATTTCTTTTGCAACTACATTCTCATTGTCATCTTCATAAGAATCGAGTGCATATATAAGCATATTTTCACTAACCCCGTAATCCCTTTCAATAAGTAACCCGACTAAATCTATATTTTCTGCTATAATGGCTATTTGCCATATTTGAGAAATTCTGCGATTGTTATCAAAAATAATTTCCTGCAGATCTTCTTCGGGTACTCTTGACCACGGAAGCTCTTTTTTAATAATTGCTCCATTTTCTATTAATATGAGTATTATATCCGAGATAGTCTTCGCGTTATGTTTTGTAATTCCATACTCCATAATTGAAAACATAACTTCCTGTAATGGAGTAAGGTTACCTTCATAATTTTCATTAATAAGCCTTTTTATGGTTTTACTGCTAAATTTTTTTTTAAATTTATCGATAATATCGATCACAGCTTTTTTATTACCCTCCCTTATAGCAATGATCAACAAGTCAATATAATCTTCCTCTTTAATAGTCCCTCCGTTTGCTAATAATAAAATTGCAATTTCTATATTATTATGCGTAATTGCTAAAATCATTGGAGTTATATCATACCCACCTCTACCATTATCAACTCTTTCTTTTTTATTAATTGCTCTTGCGACAGATTCTTTATCATTATTATAACTTGCATTTAATCTTCTAATAATTGTTTTTACTTCTTCCAAATTACCATTTTCTACTGCACGCATTAATACTCGCAATCCTCCGTGCTGTTTTCTACTGTTTTTTCTATTTAATCGTTTATATTTTTTTGTTCTTTTCATATAAATACGATAATACAATAAAATTTTTATAAGTTTTATCTCATTCCCTGCATCATATTCAACCCAATAACACCAGTGGGTTTGGGTTTTTTTTTGAAAATAACTTGTCTTATAACTCTTCTTCTAGGTTTAAAAGGTTCATGTTTTATGTTCCATGATACTTGTTCTCCTCGCAATAACTTATGTCTTATTTGTATTCTTTGTTCCATACATCTTTTACATGCGCAACCATTATCCAAATAATGGTCTTTTTGAATTTCATTCATATATTTGTTTTCTGTTGAAATATTCAGATAAAATTTAAATTCTTCTTTTGTATAGGGTACAACGCTGCTGGTACTCTTTTGTTTCCATTGTTCCAAATATTGTTTCTGTTCTTCCTTTGTATTATAATAAGTAAATGCACTATTATTTTTTATATCCTCTAAAAAATTTTCAGGAACAAAATATTGTTCCATAAATCGTTTGAAAATATGTTTTATTGATTTTTCCGATGTTTCATAATCTCGAACAATTTTCATATTTTGTATATTAAATACATTCTTTAATATTTCTGACCAATAAGTATCTGAATCAGAAAGTCTTAATTTAATATATTGAATATTTCCTTGCCTAACAATATTATATTTTTTTTCAAAATCAAATATTTGAGGATAAGAAATATTATATTCATTTTGAAAATAATCATAATTTGCCAAATGAGGCATAATCATATTAAATCGATAAATCAGTTTTTCAATAGGATAGGTTTCAATTTGTTCTACTACATTGTTGAAATGGAACTTTTCTAATTTCTCAAAAAAAATAGAAATTTTGTGTTCGATCGGGACTCGATAAACATCAATCACATATATGTTTTTTCCTAAAGAGCTGTTATATTGTATTAAATCATTTATAGTTACATCAATATCATATAAAGTTTTCAAAATTTCTTCATTATGCAGATGCAATATAGTATATTTTTCATAAGCAAACAATCGAAGTGATGATACCAAAGAAGTAGATCCTACTTTTGGCGGACAATAAATAAAAATAAGATTTTTATCTTTTTCTTCATTAGAATTGTCCTTAATTAATAATCTTTCATTTGCATAACGTAACTTTTCTTCCATACACTATACAACCAAAATCAATGCTACTATTTTACTTATCAAATATCAAAATATAAGAAACTTTATTTTGATATTACATTTTTACGTTTGATTATCAAATGACCATTCAGATCTTGGTCCCGGACCTCTTCCCGGACCTCTTCCCGGACCTCTTCCCGGACCTCTTCCTGGACCTCTTCCTGGACCTCTTCCTGGACCTCTTCCTGGACCTCTACTTTCTCTTGATGACTGTTCTCTTGATGACTGTTCTCTTGACACTGATCTAGCAAATGGTTCATTGTCTTCCGACTTGTAAGAAAATCGCTCCTGCTTGAAATCACGACGAGTTTCACACATCAACATGCCCCCATTAATACCAGATACACTCTTTGCTTGCACGGGATGCACCTTTCCCGGAGTACTATCTAGATAAAATTGTACATATTCGCCTTGAACCAAATAACGATATTGTTCTTGGCTCACATTAATACCAGAATGATGAACAAAAATATCGTTTTCCGGTTGAGACCCATCTGTAACAGTAATAAAACCGTATCCCGCCTTATTATTGAACCACTTAACTCGTCCCAACAGTTGAACCTCGGATGAAGGTGTTTCGCTCGTTTGTTCGCAAGACATTTTGCTATACACTACTATATGTATTGGCTTTATATTGTTTCTTATTACATTTCAAATTCCCAATCGTTATAAAGCCCGCCTGCTCTACTATTTATTCTCATACTTGATTTCATTGTTTCATTAAAAAGAAACGAATAATAGTCTATTTTATTCAGTTTTTCTATTGTAGAAACAGTAGAATCTTCTAATGTTTTTAACAAAGTTATTTTTTGAAAGGAATTCTGAATATTATACAGTTGGTCAAAATCTATATCAGTTTGATTATATCGATGATCACATCCATTATTTATATTTTCAATGATTGGATTTGTTGGCATTTCGTTAATAATTATATCGGAAATTATAATCATATTCGAATTTTTATCTGAATTTTTATTTATAAAGTTTCCCATAAAAAAATACAATAAAAACATATATAATAGATATACAATATATTCAAATCTTAGTTATAATGAAAGCATTTTGACTTATTAAAATACAATCGATATTTTTATATTTTATTGTATAATCATATTGCATTGGTAAATGCCCAATAGCAGGATCATATGTTTGTACCTTTAGATCTTCGCCAGAGATTGATGTTACGATACATCTTTTTATCTGTCCCACAATACTTGCATATATGTGCCAACCCTCTAGCAAAATAGTTTTATAAGAAACCTCATCAAGTTTTACAAAATATTGTACTTCAAATCCATATTGCGGCATTTTTGGTATCTTCAATTCAACATTTCTCCTAATCATTTTTCCAAGAAAAGATTGATTCGTATTCTGATCCAAAATTGTTACAGCATCGCCAGAGCTAAATGACGTTTTGGTTGCGTCTGTCATATTTGTTATTTTGCATATTTCTATTCTTTATATACCCATTTCAATTTTATTATAATCTGGTTTCTCTTCAAATTGTAGAACTCGATAATAAGAAAGAAGACTTGCAACAGGCGGTTCTGAAAATGCCAGTTTTTTTTCAAGAACCTCTGCCGCACTATCACGATTCCACGGAATCGAGTTTTCTTTAAGTAGAAATATTAAAATATATAATAGCGATTCTATATCATCGCGTCGGCTTGCCTCAAACCCGTCCTGCACATTCACGCTAGAAAAATTGATACTTCCTATTAAACTCTTTCCTTTTTTAAATGGAATATGCTGACCCTTTTCAGTTATATATTGTTTTGAGAGACCAAAATCAATCAAATGAATCGTATCGTTGTCATATAAAAAATTATCAGGTTTAAGATCGCGATGTAAAAATCCTTTCGAATGTATAAACTTTATAACATCAACCATTTTTTTGAAAAGATTCGGTATTTGTTCAAGAGAAAAGATGGTTGAATACAATGGGTTTCCCAAAAAAGGCAACACCAAAAAATTGTATTCTTCAGTAGAAGCGTAATACTTTACTTTAGGAATTGTTTGATGCCCTTTTAGAGATTCGTATATTTGAGCTTCTCTCTTTAGCATATTCGAACATTTTGCTTCCAATTTTATTACAACTTGTTTTTTTGTTATAATACTTTCTCCTAGAAATACCGACGAAAAAGAACCCGATCCAAGACTCTCTAGTAATTTATATTTTTTTGAAAGAGTTGTCATTATTTAACTATTATAAAGTATTTTTATTATTTTATATTTATTTATATTATTTGATTTATATTATTTGTTTTATATTATTTGTATTATGAAACAAATAATAAAAATTGATTATTGTAAATGATATTAGATATATAAATTATTATAATACAAATGGTGAAAATCTGTTCTAAAGATTATCCAAAAACAGGAGATGAAACATACGCAGACTATTTTGAAAAATACTCTTTTCCTCTGAGTAGTTTTCAAAAGCATGCCATCGAGGCCATTATAGAGGGCCACGATGTTCTTGTTTGTGCGCCTACGGGCTCCGGTAAAACTCTACCCGCCGATTTCGCAATTGATTATTTTGTTAAAAAAGGGAAACGCGTCATTTACACTTCTCCCATCAAAGCTTTGTCCAATAATAAATATTACGAATTTTCGCAAAAATACCCAGATATTTCTTTCGGAGTTCTTACGGGAGATATCAAGTTTAATCCCGATGCAAATGTCCTTTTAATGACAACTGAAATTCTGCAAAATACTTTGTATCGAAAGAAGCAAAATCAACATCCTGGCGAAGAAAATAAATCATTGCTGCTATTCGAAATGGATTTTGAAGAAGAGTTGGGATGTATTATTCATGACGAGATCCATTTCATCAATGATGCGGAGCGCGGCAAGGTCTGGGAAGAATGTCTAATGATGACTCCACCAAAAATACAAATGGTTTTATTATCAGCAACCTTGGATGGTCCTGAAAAATTTGCGCATTGGATCGAAAATAGACACGGAACCAATTTTAATTTAGGAAAACAGGTTTATTTGGCTTCATCTGATATAAGACCAGTTCCCTTAACGCATTATTCTTTTATTACTACAAATCAAGGTCTTTTCAAAGCAATAAAAGACAAAGATCTAGAAAAAAAGATTAAAGAGGTCATCAACAAACCAATTTTGTTGCAATCGGCTAGCGGCGAATTCAATGAGCCGAACTATCATCTTATTAAAAAGTATCTGCAGTTGATGGAACAAAAGCAAATTTTTGTAAAACGTACTCATATAATAAATCAACTTTGCAAATATCTTGTTGAAAACAATATGTTACCTGCAGTTTGCTTCATCTTGTCCAGAAAGCAGATCGAAATTGCAGCAAAAGAGGTTACTGTACCCTTGTTGGAAGACGATTCCAAAGTTGGTTACACTATCAAGCGAGAATGCGAACAAATTTTACGAGCAAAAATATCCAATTTTCAAGAATATTTGGAACTGCCTGAGTATATTTCTCTGGTTAGTCTTTTAGAAAAGGGAATTGGTATTCATCACAGCGGACTAATTCCTATTTTTCGAGAAATTGTCGAGATTCTTTTTATGAAAGGATACATCAAGCTTCTCTTTGCAACGGAAACAATTGCCGTAGGTATTAATACGCCAACAAAAACAGTTATTTTCACAGATGTTAAAAAGTTTGATGGCTCGACAAATCGTATGTTATTACCTCATGAATTTGTACAGGCATCCGGGCGCGCCGGCCGCAGAGGTCTAGATACCGTAGGTCACGTAATTCATTTGAATAATTTATTCAGGAATGTAGAACTTACTGAATACAAGACCATGATGCAAGGGAAGCCACAAAAACTTGTTTCAAAATTCAAAGTATCTTATAATTTGTTATTGAATTTAATTCACATTGATGATCAAGATTACGCGCAATTCTGCAAGAAATCCATGGCACAAGAAGATATTATACAGCATCTGGGAGGTATTTATCAGCAATACACAGAAGTCAAGCAAGAAGTTCAACAACTTGAATCTTTATTGGAAGATGTAAATACACCGCAGGAAGTATTGCAGAAATTTATCGATTTAGAAATGCAGCAAAAAAGTGCAGTAAATAAGAAGCGAAAAGAAATTGACAAAGAATTGCAGCAAATTTTATTAGACTATAAATTTGTGCAACGAGATAAGCTTTCCCTCATAAAGCTGAACGATAAAAAAACCGAGTTACATAAGATCCGCGAACATTACGATAGAACTGATCAATATTTGCTGAATCAAATACATCTTGTTCTCAAAAAATTGGAACAAGATGGATTTATTGAAAAATATGGAGAACAAAATAAAATGGTTTTATTGAATCCAGGTAAAACAGCGGCACATATTCGTGAAGTACAATGTTTAACTTTTGCCAAATTATTAGAATCTAATGAATTTGATGATGTAACTTCTACACAAATTGCAACTATTTTGAGCTGTTTTACGAATATTTCTGTCGCAGATGATCTAATAAGTATTACACCAAGTACTCGAGATCAAAAAATAACATCTATTTTAAAAAAAATCAAATTGCTATTTGACGAGTATCAAACTTTTGAACTAGAACACTATCTAGAAACGGGCGTCGATTATTCTATGCACTACGATTTGCTACAATATATTAAACAATGGTTTGAAGCTGAATCAGCCTCAGAATGTAAGGAAATTTTGCAAAACCTAGAACAAGAAAAAGGAATCTTTCTAGGCGAGTTTGTCAAGGCCATTTTAAAAATAAATAACATTTCATCAGAACTTGAAAAGGTTGCAGAAGAAATGGGAAATATAGAACTGCTTTCGAAGTTGAAAGAGATTCCTATCAAGACGCTGAAATTTGTTGCAACGAATCAATCTTTATATATATAAATTTTACATACGAGCTTCCAAAATTATCAATGCTTCTTTTGTTAATTCTTTTCTCTTTGTATCTCGCCATAATTCAACCCATTTTGGATGAATTTTACTAGCTTTATCATCGATCATAGTATATCGTGCATTTTTTTCCTGCGCCTGAACAACATCAATACCTAATTTTTTTATACACCATCCAAGCCAGGTATCATCTATTTTTACGCAGCATTTAGGTTGCGTAGCATAAAATTTTCCAATATCTTTCAACAGTTTTGTTTTATATATGAAACCGCAGAAGCCATATACATCAGTCCATTTTTCTCGTTTTTTAATAACGTGACTTGTAACTTTATTTGGATTTAATAAATATGAGGTGTATAAAGATTTTATAAAAGTTTCTTTTATTATGTTGTCATCATCTAAAACAATTGTAAGTGCCTCTGGCGGAATTATTCTAATAGAACCTAATAATTTTGCACATGGACCGCAGATTTTTGTTTCATTCAAAATAACTTTTTTATTTTTTTTAAGATATTCCGGTATTACATAGGTAAATTCATCTACAGATAAATTAATAACTAATTTTGTAAAAGGAATGGTTTGTTTCTCAAAACTTTTATATACTTTTTTAAAATGATCGCTAATTAGTCTTTCCGGTAAAGTTGTGATAGACAAGTAAATATCAGGTCTTTTTTCTTTATCGCTCATATAGATTGAAATCTATTTAAAAAATCTCCAAAATAATAATTGAATTATTCTAAACATTTAACTATTAAATATAATATATCGAAAATATTTTCATATATCTTTGCATAAAACGTGGCATTTTTTCAATTAATAGAAAATACTGATTTCTCAGTCATGTGTATAAAATGCATGTTTTTTCTTCCAAAAGTAAACTGGGCAAGTCAAAATTGGACAAAAAAAATGTCCAAAAAAATGTCCAGTACTTTTTTTTCAGTAAAAGGAATATGCAAAATTGACATCTGCTAGATAATGCTTTGTTCAAAATTTTACAGTTTTAAATTATGAGACTGTAAAATTTTGCATAAATTTTGAAAAGCATTTAAGAATATTTTCTCATGGCAACTAAATGGCAACTTTTGGCAACCAGTTTGCGACAAAAAGTCGCAAAGAAAATCATTGCACATTTTGTGACTATTCAACGTGTAACAAATATGACTTTGCAAAACACCTTTCAACCGTAAAACACAAATTTGCGATTTTGGCAACCAATCGGCAACTTTTGGCAACCGAAATTGCGATTTCTTGCGACAAATCGCAAGACGGTACATGCAAACAAAATGCAAAACTTGGTCAAACCTCATGTGACGATTGCGGACGAAAATACAAGGATAAATCAGGGTTATGGAAGCATAAAAAGAAATGTACAAAAAAACATACAATTGAATCAAATACGATTGAAGACAATATGCAAATAATTATAAAAGATGATGAAAATGACAATGAATTAAAATTTGACAATAATGAATTAATTAAAGAGTTGATGAAACAGAATCAAGAATTTAAGAGTATGTTAGTAGAGCAAAATAATAAATTAATGGATTTAGCCAAAGAAGGAAAATATATTACTAATAATACAACAAATAATCATTTCAATTTGCACTTTTTTTTGAACGAGAAATGTAAAGATGCATTAAATATCATGGATTTTGTAAAATCCCTACAATTGCAGTTGAAAGACTTGGAAACAACCGGACGTTTGGGCTACGTCGAAGGTATTACAAAAATATTCATAAAAGGTCTGCAAGATCTTGATATTTGTAAAAGACCTATTCATTGCAGTGACTTGAAGAGAGAAACTATCTATGTGAAGGATATGGATACATGGGAAAAAGATAATGAGAAACAAAAAATGAAGTATGCTATTAAACATATTGCCCATAAAAACGTATTAAAAATATCAGAATGGCAGGAAGAAAATCCAGAATATAAAAATGCTGAATCCACCGTAAGTGAAGAATATATGAAAATTGTTAGTCAATCTATGGGCGGTTTTACAGACGAGGAAGATGACGAAAATATGAATAAAATTATTAAAAATGTTAGTAAGGAAATAGTGATTGATAAGAATTTATAAAGAATATCCAACCGGAGAATAAAATAAAATATTATATAGTAATATAATGGACGTTTCGAAAACGAATATTAAAAAATCCTTTAATATGGCCTTTGTTCTTCTTATTTTTAGCGCAATTATCAGTTTTTTAACTGCCTTCTTTTTTTCAAATAAAACAATCCGAACTATTCTATCTTTAGAAACAGCAATTTGTCTTGTAGCCGCATTCTATTATTATATTTTTATGAAAAGAATTGATTCTGAGCAAAATATCAATTGGACCGCTTTAACCCAGATTCGATACGCTGACTGGATTTTTACAACACCCATGATGTTGATTTCATTGTCTTATTTATTGTCTATGAATTCTGATACGGTTGTAAAGTTTGGTACAACTGCTTCTATTGTTATTTTGAATTATATCATGTTGGGATTTGGTTATTTGGGAGAAATGACAAATATATCTCATATCTGGACGATGATTTTAGGATTTATACCTTTTTTCATTATGTTCCATCTGATTTATAAAAATTATGTTAAAAATAATAAATTGAATATGTGGATATTTGGCGTTTATATAATTCTTTGGTCATTTTATGGTATTGTTTATCTTTTCCCTCAAGAAGAGAAAAATTTGATTACAAATATGTTGGATATGGTTGCAAAAGGTATCATCGGATTGTTGATTGCTTTATATTTTTTTATGAAAAAGTATGCATAAGTGTAAAATAAAAATATTATTTATAATATATATATGAAGGAGAATCTTGTTTTTTTATCTGTTGGAGATAATACACAGTTTCATAACTTATATACTGATAATAAAATGAATTATGATATTTATGCAATCTATTATGGAAATAATGATGAAAATTTTAACAAGTACAAATCAAAGATCCATTTTATAGAAAAACGAAAAGGTAGCAAGTTTCAAAATTTTCATTATTTTTATAATAAATATCCAAATATTATTACAAATTATAAAAGATTTTTTATTGTAGATGATGATATCATAATGAATGTTGAAGATATCAATAAAATATTTGACATTTCAAAAAAATACAATTTATCTATATGTGGTCCATCATTTTCAGATACAGGGCTGATATCTCATGAAATAACAAAATATAAACCAAACCGTCTGCTTACATATACGAATTTTGTCGAGGTAAATGTTCCTCTCTTCTCCAAATCTGCAATAGATAATTTAATGAAATCATATGATACTACATTAATTGGTTGGGGAATTGATTTTTTAGCTATTTGGTGCAATGGAAAGGATAAAAAGAAAGAATATGCGATTATTCATTCTGTCAAGTGCGTAAATCCACATCCATCCGCGAAAAAAATAGAAAAACGAGAATTATCGTTGATTAGTGGATACGAAAACAGATCAAAAATTTGGGAAGCATATGCTAAAAAAATTGGCTGTCCATCATGGATAAATCATAAAGAATATGAAACTATTTCTCTCTAACAATTTAAATTACAAGTAATTTTTTATATAATATTATTTTATATAAAAAAATAGTGATGAAAAAATTATCAGCAAAAAAAATTCTCTTCTTCGCATTCGTGATTCTTCTCATAATTTTTATAATTTATATGGTATTTTCCAGATATTTAGAAAAAAATAATAATGCCATGGTAAAATGTAATATGAAATTTGGTTTATGTCCAGCAGCAAAATGCATCCCAACACCATACGATGATTCAAAAGCTTTTTGTATGTGTGATGTTGTAACGGGAACAAATTATAGTGTTGGTAATAATGATTGTGAAAAAATCAAGCCATATAAGTCAAAATCTGGACAAGAAATTATTTTTTCGGACTTTAGCCCAATTATTACCAAAATGGGTCACGAGATGACAAGTTGCCCAGCAGAAGCGACTAATATGAATTGTATGAATAAGGTTTGTTCCGTTGATCCCAATAATCCAGAAAAAGCGATTTGTGTTTGTGATAAGTTAGACAATCAGGGTTTGGAATGGGTAACTTTTAATAAAAAAGGAGCCCCAAAAACGTGTAATTATCAATCAGGAGCATCTAAACAGAGTTACCTAAGTATGAATGCATTTATTGAACAAAATCCATAAATTTTATACAAGTTGAAGACGAATTTTCTTTTTGAATTTTTCTTCATCATGAAATAGATATAATTTATATTTTTTTGAATCAAAATTATCGAAATCATCACGAATAGTGACCCTAGATGTTATTTTTAATTCTGGTAAATATACAATATATTGGTAAAGACCATCGTTTCGTATAATTTTATCAAATGCATATCCAAGATATTCTTTTTCCATTACACCAGGACTTTCTACACAATGGTTTAAAAGAGAACAGTCATTTTGAATACGTCTTATAGATCGCATAGTAGTATTGATATAGTCTAATTCAGATAACCATCGATTGTAAAATTCTCCTGCTTCATGGGATAAAGTAATCAAACCAAAGACTTGTTGAAATTTAATAATATTTAATAAATCTACAATGCGTCGAATTGGAGAGGTAATGTGAATATAAGCATCCACATTCAATAAATCGTGGTTTATAGTTTCACCTTCTAAAATTTTACCCGCGTCAATATAATGACCGGCAGCACTATTCCATATTTTAATAAAGTTTTGCACGTCTTCTGGCAAATGATTTGGAACTGTAATATTCTGTTTTAAAATAGCCATCCTAAATATACCAGAATTAACTTTAAATAGCTTTTTAGCCGTGTGATAATTCATAAAAATCATCAAATAACTCACTAAATCATGACTTTTTGAAACACCGTTGAAATATTTATACTTTTTTGACAATAATTTACCTGTTTCTAACAATGTAATATACGTTTTATCTTGCAATAAACTCTCTTCTTCGTAACAAAAGTTTTTAGACACGCGAATTTTACAATTAACATATTTAATATCAAGAATTTCATCATTTGCATTCAAAGTAACATCCATAACAAATGCAAAACGAGTTGATCCTGATTGCAAACTGCATAAGCAATCTGATAAAACAGTCGGTAACATCGGTCGTTTTCTATCTGGTAAATAAATCGTAGATATTCTTTTAGAAAAAGAATCCCATAATTTTAATGCATCGAGCCATATACTGACATTTGCAATGTAAATACTTAGCAATTTTTCTCCATTAGTATTTTCCAGATGTTTTATACTAAACGCATCATCAAAATCAAGACTTTTTGGCGGATCAATGGAAAATATATACCACGCTGTTCTATCTTCTATTTCTGGATGATTTCTACAAATTGTCTCAATAAAAGAGTCGTGTGATACATGTAGTAACGCTTTTGACGCATCTTTGGTAAATTTTTGAATAGATGCATTTAAACTTTTACAATACAGCTGATATTCATAAAAATTATCCAATACATCTACAGGACCAATCAATTGGGAGATTTGACCAGTAGGATGTTTGTTTAGCCACTCTACATAATTAATTGTCACATATTGATTATGAAATACTTTAGAGAAACCGATATGTTTCATTTCATATGGAACTAAAAAGGTTGGCAACCGCATATCATCTGGCACACACTTATACAATAATTTTCCTGGTTTTCCTGATGCCAACTTTGCGCGTCCATATGTTTTTTGATCTTTCAAAATCAAAACTGCCGGAATTTGATTTCGAATGGTAGAATGTAAGATAACAGGTCGTCCTTTTTCTACAATAAATGTATCACCTGTAAGCATTTTACTTGTTGCCGGATGAATATCTGGCAAATCAATTTCTTCTAAACTAGTTGCATGTAAGAATTTCCATTTTGTATAACTTCGGTCCTCAATATGAACCTTATATTGTGTCATATGCTTTATTATTTTACATATTATTTATTTTCTAATATGTAATCAATTTTAATCTACTTTCACAAGTAAAGGAATAGATATTTCTTCTACTGGATGCGTTGTAGCCTGTAAATGAGGTAATTCATTTTCAACAGGAATACTGGATAATTCACCAATATTAGTAACACCTATCTCTACTGCTATTTCTTCTACATTTCTTTCTAACTCTGTTCCTTGTTCATATTTTTTAACAATCCGATGTTGAACATTTTGCATTTGCAAAAATTGCATACCTATATGAGGAGAAATAGCAATAGTATTCATATAGGTCTTATATTTAAAAGATACTAGTGTGGCTTCTTGCTTATATCGTAAGCTGTACCACCAGTAAGCAGGAATATGAATCATTTTTCCTACTGGTAATAAAATATCCATATATTTAATTTTATCAAAATCTGATTGAAATGACTTTTGAACTGACCAAGGATTTATAGGCGAACGAAATTCAAAGTTATCGTAATCTTCTACAGAATGCAAATACTTGGAATATTTTGGAGGTACTAATTTTATTTCAATCTCGCCAGAGGTAACATAAAAAAAATTTCGATAATTTATTTCATAACGAAGCGGGGTTGTCGAATCTTCTGAACCGGTGCAAAAATCGTATTCGCAATGACTTGTTAAATTGGGACGAATGAATTCATCCTCTGATTGAAATATTTTTGTAAGACCTGTTTCTGTAATAAAATCTTTATTTGATTCTGTTATATAGGATCCAGTCTTATCTTCATCAAATAGTTTGAATGCTGAAAGTAATCGTAACGGGACATATATTTCATTATGATAGTCCTCTTCTTTCGCATTTCGTATTTTCATTTCAAATGCGTGATAGTTATCGAGTACATATTGTTTTGTACAATGTTTTAAAATAGCATTACTAAAAAAATTCATAATAATAGGTTGGCGTAGATCACAAACTTCTTCCAATTTATCTTTTGATCCATTTTCTAATTCATACACTTCCAAATGATTACTCGTTTTTAAATGAAATTGTACATGAAGATAAATAAATAAAACAATACAAAAAATACAAAATCCGATAATATATTTTAACATACGCTTAATAAAAAATAACACTAGTTTTTAAGCATTTAAACTCACTTATTCTTTATTCTTATTCTTTTTTCTTTTATTATTCAATCTTTGGTGCTATAAAAAATAATACTTGACTTCCGGAACCCAAATCATATTTAATTTTCATGGGAAATTCTGCACTTATACTAAATTGAATCTCTGAGGATAATTTGGTAGTCATACACATTTTTGATAAATAAGTTAAACTGTAAGAAGTCTGAATTGATTCCCCAATAGCATATTCAGATAAATCGTTCATAGGTATAGTAACTTGCATTTCTCCACTAATATCTTTTGAACAAAGTACAATTGTTTCTTCATTACATTCAATATGTATAATTTCCCCAAAAACAAGAAGCTGTGATAACATATCAGACATTTTTTTTGCATAAATGGAAAATTCAGCATCATATTCAACATCAGGTATGTCTAATAAAATATGTTCTATATCCATCAAAGGAATCATAAATGACGTGTTAAAATCTCCCTTGTTTTCTTCTGTAATAAAATCAATATTACATTGATCAGAATCTTTTTTATACGATATATGAATAGAATGATGTTCTTTATTCATTGAAAGAATATTTGAAAAAATTTGTGCATTTACACTAATTTCTTCATTAGATGATTCATATAAATCAAACCAACTAGAATGTAATTTAATTTCAAAAAGGCAAATATGTGATTTATCCATTCCTTGTATATACAATTCTTCTGTTCTAAATGTTATATGTATTGTAGAAGTACAAGATTTCAATAATTGAAAAATAGAAGAAAAAATATCTTTTTTATTTTTATCTGAAAAGGATAATTTCATACTATATAAATATGTATAATTTCTTTATACATATTTTGTAAAGGTTTATTATTCCAGCACTACAGCAAACATATGATCGATTCTTTTTAGAGAATCTGATGGATAAATTGGTTTTTTGGGTCCAATCTTTTTAACATTGGTTTTATTGTCAGGTCGAAAATCCCATGGAATCTCTCCTTCTTCCCATGTCGGTTCATTAAAATTGGGGTAAATAATTCTTTTTTCTGATTTAAAAACAGGAATAATGTTTTTTGATAGCTGAATTTTCCTCGCTACTTTATTCAGTAAATGAAACTGGAAAAAGGCACGACATACGAATAATAAGGTAAATAAAAGCATAAAATGAGTCATCTCTTATAATATTATATTTTATCTTTAAGTAAAAGCAAAAATATCAGTTTCAATTTTATTCATTAAGTTCTTTTTGAACAATTTCTTTAAGGTTCAAGAGAATGGATTCCGTTTCTGGTATAACAGATTCATCTTGATCTTGGTCTTGATCTTGGTCTTCTTCTCCATCCATAAACATAAGCGCATTTTCATCTTCTTCTTTTGTTGAGAGAACCAATGAATCCAATAATTTTTGATTTGTTTGCATAGTATAAGACTGTAATTGCAATAATAAATTCTTTAGTTCTACAACATCGCGCTTCACACTTTGAACTTCTTCAGCAAGTTGATCATTAGAGTCATTATTTACAACATTTGTTGTTACTGTTTTTGTGGTCAATAATTTATGACCACGTTCTAATGTATCTAATCTCGAAATAATACTATTAAAAACTCCCTCTTCCACTATTCTCGAATCTTCATTTAATCCGGGGTTTTCACTTTCCATCTTTTGAATAAACGTTTCTATTCGACCAAGGCGAATTGTAATTAATGTAACTGCGTTTTGAACAGTCATTTGTTTGGGTGCAAGTGGCCCGCCAGGTGGTACAAGCGTAGGAACTTGTTGTTGTTGTTGAACAGGTCTAGCCATTCCTCTTCCTTGTGGCATAGGAGGTTGCATTTCGGGACCACCCCCGGCGCGTCTATTTCTAGCAGCAGCATTTGCTCGATTACCACTCATTGTATTTCTTATATATATTGTTTCCTAAAGTTGAACGCATTATTATAGTTTATAATTTATAGTTATAATTTATATTTTATAGTAAATTTGCTGCAAATTATGTAGAAGAGTAATTTACTATTATTTATTTATTTTGATATAAAAATACATAATTATATAAATAATGTATAAGTTTATTAAAAATGATAAACTATTTATGATAAAAGAGGTAATAAATAAGACACCTGAAACTCTTAGTAAAATCTATTCATTAAGAAAATCTGTATGGGAAAAAGAAAAAGAAAAAGAAAAAGAAAAAGAAAAAGAAAAAGTAAAAGTTCTTGATATAAATATTGAAAATATGTGTATGTTTGATAAAATTGATGTAAAACATACAACAAGAATTTTTACTGTTGAGGATGCTTCTGAAAAAATAGTTGCGTCTGCAACTCTCTGTATCAATAATAAACCAGATGAAGACTATTTTTATACTGTAAAGAATTATATTAATTGTAAAATACCGTTTCCGCATTATTTTTTTAGAAGATCAGTAGTTGATTCAGATTATCAAAATATGGGTATTGCTAATGAATTGATCAAATATCGATGTCAATTAATTCAAAAGACAGACATTACAACCGCATTAACATTATCTTCGGCCAAAAATATAAATAATTTGTTAAGAAATGGATTTATTTTCTTAGATTTAAAACCAATTAGATATGTTAGACCAATGATTTATTTTATAAATACTGATTACAAACAATCAATTACATTTTATTATACTATTAATAATAAAAAAGGACAATTTTATAATAAATATATATGAATGTTTAAAATAGATCAATATATGATTAAGAAGATTTAAAAAAAAAATTGAAATACTAAAGTCTTATCAAATGAAAAGTAGAACAAAACCAAGGAAGCTTTTTAAAAGATGAGTCACGCAATTACTATTAATGAGTCTATTCGCCAAATGGACAAGGGACAGGATCAGACATTTTCAGGAACATTTGTGTGCGCCGAAACTGGCAAACATGGTTCTTATGGCTTGGTTACAGACGGCCATGGAACACATGCATGTATTCAATGTCTTCGCGCTATTCCTAGGGAGACATTGGACGCAATCGTGGGATCTACAACTCCGGTGCAAAACTTGGCACAGTATATAAATGAAAATTCTTATATTCCAATTGAACCAAGTTCGGGTGCTACCATGTGTTTGGCAAAAGTGTATCCAGATCGCGTCATCATTTTCAATTCTGGCGATTCGCAAGCGGCTGTATATGTAAATGATCAACTTGCCTTCCTGTCAGAAGAGCACAATTGTGAGAATCAATCGGAAATTGAGCGAATCAAGCAAATGGGCGTTACACGGTTTGAAGACTCGCACAATATTGAAGTTGTGAGTGAAACAAAAATGGTTGGAATTACATCAAAGTATGCCATCTTTCCTCCGTATCTCAGGTTGGCAAGCACACAAGCCCTTGGACACAATGGTCGCACAGGAATTGCTCCAGATGTAGCAGTGGTTCCGTTTAAACAAGATGATGCCGTGCGTGTTGTGATTGGTTCGGATGGGCTGTGGGATATGGTACTTAAACAAAATATAGAGGAAATGAATTCATTCGCCAGTAAAACAAGCGCGGAACTTGTTGAATTTGCTGTGACACGATGGTTGCAGCCATGGAACATGTACAACGATAAAAAAACAGAGGCGCATGTATTGGCTCGTTATCAGCCCAACCAGTGTGATGATATATGTGTTGTGAAAATAGATGTTTTACCCGTAGAAGTGCAGATGGAAGTAGCAATCGCCGTAGCAGAAAAGCAAGCAGTAGAAGAGCAAGCAGTAGAAGAGCAAGCAGCAGAAGAGCAAGCAGTAGAAGAGCAAGCAGAAGTACAAGGAGAAAGATCACAATCACTGAATAATAATAATATTTTCGAGCCCTTTCCTATTATTTATAATAACATTCAAAATATCCTTCATAATCCGGAATAAGTATCTTATAAAGACTTTGGTTTAGCAATATTTAATTTCTTTTTATAAAACATATGGACAGTTCAGATTCATCAAATACAGGATTTTTTAAATATTTATTTAATTTCGATGATACGACAAAATCAGAATTATTGAATATTATGCAGTTTTCTACTCTTTCTTTGATCCCAATTGTTATTTTGAATAAAGCCATGCAAAAATATGTTCCTGAAGCGGACGATCAAAAAGGAAGTTTAGAGATTTTAGCAGAAATTATAATACAAATTTTTGTTTTATTTATTGGTATTTTTTTTATTCATCGACTTACAATGTATCTTCCTACATGGAGCGGAGCAAAATATCCTGATACAAATATTATTCAAATTATTATTGTTGCTCTTGTTATTTTACTCAGTTTGCAAACAAAGCTGGGAGAAAAGGTAAGTATTTTATGCGATCGCATTGCTGAGTTATGGGATGGAAAAGTCAATAAGAAATCAGCCAAGTCCAAGTCCAACTCAAACTCGGAAAAATCGGTTCAACCAATCAGTCAATCGCAAAATTCACAACAAATGGCCATTACACAGTCTCTCTATAATCAGCCAAAGCTCCCCGACTATAATTCTACCTATGTAAATGCCAATGATGCTAGCGCACTAATTGGAAACACAAGTCCTGGAATGGAATCCATGTCGAATATGCAAATGCAACAAGGCGGAGGATTTCAAGAACCTATGGCCGCAAATGAAGCATTAGGTGGTAGCGCATTTGGTGCTAATTTTTAAATACGTGAAAATGTGAAAATGTGAAAAGTATAAATAGAATAGCAAAAAGTATTAAAAGTAGTATAACTAAATTATAGAATAGGAATTTAGTTATAATGGATGTCGAAGAATTGTTAAAAGCTTTGGACAATGAAGAAAATAGCAAGTTGATGAATATGACAACACAAAAAATAAAACAGTTAAATTTGGAGGTTTTAAAACAAACGCATTTACCAAAAGAAACCTTGATTGAATATATGAAAAAATTAAAATCTTATATCTACGTGGAAGAAATGCAGGATATTAAATTTGGAAGCTTTATTCGATGGATTAGTATTAAAGATCCTGACAATTTATACTTGACCAATGGAGCCATTGTTTCAGAGATCAAAGTAGAAAATAATGGGGTTCATATCATATGCAAAAGTTTTTCAAAAAAATATTACAATATTCACATGGACGAGTGTTTAATTTTTCAAAAACTCAGTAATCAAGAGCAAGTTTTACTATCTGCATTAGATTATTTAGCAAAATAAATATTATTCTTTATTTTCTCTATGAAGCTTATACTTTTTTCTATATTTTTTTCCTTCCTTACCACACATGAAGAGATTATTTTCTCTCGCAGTAGAACAATACAAAAATTCATGATTTGCTTTATTTCCCGTAACTAGAAAATCAATTTCATTTTTATCATTTTTAGGAAATACAAGACATCTTGCATATAAAGGGTTGGCATCTTTATCAAGAGAATAATATTGACAATTAACACATAATCTTTTATTTGTATTTAGTGCAACCACGTTGCAAAAAAATAAAGAAAATAATAGTAGGCAGAACATTTACTATTACATTCCAATATGTATTTAAGCTGTAATCCATCGAGAAGTTACAACCTTTTCAACGCTTTCTAGTGCTCCTTCGACCCAACCCTGATGCAAAGCGACCATTTCTCCCACGACGAGTACATTTTTTTCAGGATGTTGTGCAGCTTTTATAAATTCGTTGCGATTATGAAATTCAGGAGTTAATGGTTTAAAATAATGCGTGCCAATGTCCCAATATGCATCTTTGATCGCAAGAAGCCGTAGTTCTTCATCATTCGGTATTTTTAGAGAAATTCTTAACAATCGTTCAAAATACTCTCGGTTCTTTAAGGTATTTTCCAAATAAGGGTGCAATTTTTTTGCGCCTTGATTATCAGAATATGCAATCATATAAATTCCTTCATCTGGTCGCATAGGAATAATTTTTTGTAATGGACTTTTTACTACAATGGAACTTTTTGCATATTTTTCCATGATAGGGATAGATGCTTTCGAAAATTTTCCATATAGACGTAAAAAAGCTTGGCCTCCAATTTCTTTATAAATTGGATCTTTTGGGAATAAAAGTCTGGCAGAAGCTATCGTTGTTGCAACAATAACTTTTTTGGAACAATAGGTTTGTCCATTTTCTACAACCAATGAAAATATATCGTTATCTTCATCTTTTTCAAGTTTGACAACCCTTTTAGATGTCAAAACAGTTTCCGGACCAACATATTTTACGAGTGCATTAACAAGGTGGCTCCAAGATATAGATAGACCTGTAAAGTTTGAGTAGTTGTCATCAAACCCATAGTAATATAATACATCATAAGAGTCTTCTTTTTCATAATCACTATAACTAGAACATACTACAAACATCTTATATCTGTCTTTCCCCAAAATAGGTTCAGCAAACTGCTGAAAGGTTTCGCCAATAGATTGCTTTGGATGTTTTTGTTTTAATAGTTCAAATATTTTTTTAACTTGACACTTACCGTCCAATGTAGAAGAGTAATCATGTGTTATAGGAAACTCGCTAAATTTGACATGTAAATCGTGTAATAATTGAATAAGCAATTTATCTTTTCTTTTTCTTCCGATACCGGCGCCAGTAACTACATCAGTGCCAGAGAATTTCATTTCGCCCGTTCTTCCACCGATCCATTTACTTGATTCCAAGATAAGGAATCGAGTTTTAGGAGAACTTTTTTTGATATGGTAAGCTGCGTATAACCCGGCTATACCGGCGCCAACAATAATAATATCATACATTGTTTTATATATAAAATAATATATAAAATAATGAACTTACTATTTATATAGAGCTCCTACAATCAAAGTAAAAAAAGAAAACCCAACAAGTAGGCTTGGTACATTATTAACAAGGGTATGTTTTAATAGTCGAATATTTAAATTCGGTTCTTGTTCAAAATGTTTTCCCTGTTTCCCACACTTTTCTTCATTTCTTCTGCATTCATTTGCAAAATCAAAAGAAATCTCTCCTGTATTGATATCTTTCTCTCCAAATTTTCCACATTTGCTTAGATAACCAGTAGTGTCCCAACATCCTATTTTGTAGTACTTGCAATTTCTGCAAGCTGGTATATTTATATTTTTAATAATAGGTTGGCCATGAGATACAGATGCTAATAAAAGCGGAAGAAATTTCATACTTATATTCATACTTATATTTGTATCTTTATACTTTATTATAACTTTATTTTTTCTAAGATGAATTATTATTTTTGTAAAATAATTACTATTTGCGTAAGATATAATATGTTGTTGTCAGCAAAAGAGAACGAGGCGGTTTTAAAAGCGTTGGAAGCTGTTCTAAACTCAGAATTTAAGAAAGAGGTTGTCTTGAAATTAGAAAACTATATGGGCGGAGAATTGACGGTTAATCCACCAATCAATGAAAAAGAATATCAACAAAAAATTAAAGATCCAATGGAAAAGATTTTTAATCAAGTAAAACCTAAATTAGAAAAAATTTTTAAAAAACCTATTACTAATAAGGTATATGAGCCATTAACAGATACCTTGTATTTAGCTGTAGCGCTGTATGGAAGATATGGCAATGTTTATTTTAATTCAGGCGTACCAGATAACGGTACAATTAATGCAAATACTTATGAAAATAGCCCATTGCAAGGAAATACAATTTCTGGATATCAAACTAGCGATGGGGCTTACACTGCATTCAATGCAAATACATTGCCAAGTCAAATGAAAGTATTATTGAATTTAGATCCGAATGCTGTTGAAAGTTCAGTCGGCTTTTTTGCATTATCTTATAAAAGAGATGTTTGGAGAGCTTGTCGAAAATTAATAAATGATTATACCGGTATTGTTGGAGGCGTTTTGGTGATTGGTTTATTAAATGTTGAAAAGTGTAAGTAAATATTATTATAAATTTTATAATGATATTATTATTATTATTATTTTTTGTTTTAGTTTTTTGTTTTATTTTTTTTATTGAAACGTATTTTTTGTGTCTTTGTAATCCCCTTTATTTGCCTTTTTTTTTTACAACTAAATGATCCGCGTTTCATATTTCGTCTTAAAAAAATATTCTTTGTACAAATACCAATGCCTCGAGGCTCATCATTTAGAGGGGAAACCTTTTTAATGCAAGAACATAATTTATCAGCTAAAATTTGTTCCGCAGCCTGTTTCAATAAACGATCGCTTCTAGGTATTGTTTGATTATAAAATTCTAATATTTTTTTATAATCGGAATTAGATAATTCCATATACTTGCTTGTAGTATATAAATATTATTTTTTTATAAATAACTTTATTTCGTAATTTTTATATATTAGAAAAGAATATGCATAATCAAGTAAAAATTGTGGTATTTGATATGGATGAAACATTAGGATACTTTGTAGAATTTGGTATTTTTTGGGAAACTATACATACTTTTTTTAGAAATGAAATGAAAATGAATATTCTAGATCTATTAGATTTTTATGATATTTTAAATTTATATCCTGAATTTATCAGGCCTAATATTTATTCTATTTTGAATTATTTGAAACATAAAATGATAGAAGAGGAATTACATGGTGTGATGATTTATACAAATAATCAGGGCCCTAGAATGTGGGTTCATCTTATCAAGGAATATTTTGAAAAAAAAATAAACTATCCTTTATTTACTCAAATTATTGCTGCATTCAAAAGCAATGGAAAACAACTTGAAATGGGAAGAACAACAAATGATAAAACATTAGATGATTTTTTTCGTTGTACGCAACTTCCAACAAATGCACATATTTGTTTTTTAGACGATTGCTATTATCCAAATATGCATGGCGAGAATGTTTATTATATTAAAGTGAGACCTTATATTTATGATTTATCTTTCGAAATAATGATTCGACGATTTTTAGAAAGTGATACAGGAAAACAGTTATTATTAGATCATATAATAGAGACATCTTTTAAAAACTATGTTATCGCCTTTATGACACAATTTAAATTTTTATCTGCAAAAAAATCTAAAGAGGAATATGAAATTGATAAAATTATTACTAAAAAAACAATGGTTCATTTGCAAACTTTTTTTACCAAAAATAAAACATATCCCATTCTAAAACATAAAGTTAAATACACAACGCGCTCCAAATCCTATAAGAATCGAACGCTACGCAAGTTATAAACTTTATAAAAATTTTATAAATCAATAAAATTGAGTAATACCTTGGCATATTTTTGAATAATGTCATTGATAATTGTTGTTGTTATTAAAAATATTCCCGCACTAAACGCAATTTTTCTATCTAAATCATTAAACTTGATTTTATTAAACACATTAAAACGATACAATAAAAATAAAGATACATATATTTTTGCATAATAGTCTAATTTATTTAAACTGTCAGGAGAGACAATTTGAATACCTATAGCAAGTCCAATATAAGAAATGTAACTGAGTATAATAAATAATGTAAATGCATTATTTTGTATATGATATAATGCTTTATGTATATAGTGCATTATTATATATTCAATATATAATAATAAGTTTTTAACAACAATCTATATTTTTGATAAAATTTTTTGTATTTTTAATAATGATTATTAAATATATAAATGACGAACGTAAGGCCCGCGAATCCTTTGTGTCCTTGTAAAAAACCAGATCTTATTTTGTACCAAATCAGAAAAAACGGTGAAAAATATAAATTAAGCCCAAATAAATTTTTATATTCTGGCGAAGGAATTTTTGTAGATAATTTTAAAAATAATAAACAAAAAGGTAGTTATTCTTTTAGTGGAACGCAATATACTTCAATAGAAGAACCTAAAACAGATTATAGTAATGAACAATTAATTTTAGCATTTTCTGATGGATCAACAATTACCTCACTATTTAGTGATATAAACAAAACTAATCCAAATGGAATATTTCTTCCCGGAAAAGTCAATATAGTAAAAATTATTTGTGGAACAGGAAAATATACTTTCAAAGAAGGTTATATAGCTATAAAAGTAATAGACGAGACAAAAAGAAAATGTTATGTCTATTTTACTAAATAAATAGCTTTTATAAGATAAAGATAAAATAAGCGCGTCTAATTATTATAATAAATACACTTAAACATATTAATATTAGCATTATTAATGGCTTTTAGTAGTGCTTTGTTCAAAATAGAAGACCTACAAAATATATCTCTCTTTACAATATCGATATCTTCTTTGTTTTCATATTTATATTATAATTCAGCGTTAGCGTACGAAAATTACTTTACTGTACTTTATGATATATTATTGCCAGTTGTTGCATTACATGCAAGTGTGGATTTTTTCCTAACTAAATCATGGGACGTGAAACTTCATCACGTATTCATATTTGGTATTATTGGTTATAATTATTATTATAATGTATCATCATCTGATAGATTTTTATTTTCATATACACTTTTAAACACAGAAATTTCATCTATATTCTATGTTTTAAAATATTGGTTGGTTAAAAATACGGCTATTTATAATATAAATACAGCACTATTTTATCTAACATTTTTCAAATTCAGAATATATAATTTTTATCATGAAATAATTAATCATCCCTCTTCATTTGATACAATTTTTCAAAAATATTCAAATTTAAATTATGTAATGTCGTCAATTTTTGTAATCTCCTGTTATGGGCTCTTTATATTGAACTTGTATTGGTTTTTAATTATAAATAAAATTTTATACAAAAATATTACAAAAATTATAAATATAAATACTGATATTGTATGTCATTTTTTGTGTTCTTATCTACATTGGATAAATATTCCTTTGGCATTTTATATTTATTCTTTGAATCCTAACGAAAAGTATATATTTGATATAATTGGTATTACCATTTTAAGTATAACATCATATATGTATCATTTTGATATTTATAATAGATTATGCGTTTATAAAAATACAAACGACTGTAACGTACCAAGTAAAGACAATGTCATATTATTTGTAAATGATTGTTTATCAATTCATTTGAGAAGTTTTTTAATTATTGTAACTAATTATTATTATAGCCAACATTTTTTATGTGCTATACTGTTATCTGGAATATTACATATATCTTCTATTTATCATTGTATTACAAATATTTTAGGTTTATTTATTGATTTTGATAAAACAAAAATTACATTTTTTAAATGTCATAATGTACTAATGGCAATACCTATTGCATGCGACGTATTTTTAATATTTATGAATACTCCACTGGAAATATCCATACCATTTTTAATTGTAAATACAATAATGGGACTTTTATTTGTAGTTGATCCATTTTATAAACTAACACATGTGGCTTTTCATGTAAGTTTAATTGCGCAAAACTATTACATGTGCTTATCATGTAGTAGATAAATATTTATTCTTATGCATCATTATTGATGTAGAAGAATAATTTATAGATTATTAGCTATAGCTATATATTTTGATTGTTTATTGTAATAATCAGAATAATTCGTTGTAATTTTTATCAATGATATTTCATTATTTATCATAGTAGCATATTTTTGAAAACGAGTAAATGTATCTAATGTATCCTTGCTAATTGTTTCAATATTAATAGTTTGTTTTAAATCTTCTATATTCGTAAAATAAGATACATTTTTTAACGAATATAATTCATAGGATGGATCGTATAAAATTCCATCGATAGTTAGAACCATATGTACGATCCGTTTGATAAGTTCATTTGAATCGTCATATACAAAACAAAGTACAGCTTGTGCTTTTACAGAATTATGTGGAAAATATTTTGTTGCAATATTATACAAGTATTGCGTATTTGGAATACAATAACCTTTTATATTATTCATTTTTTGATACTCTAACATGGAAGCTATACAATGTTCTATATTCTCCATAATTTTATTATTTACATAATATAATATAAGCTTTAAGCATTTTCTGATTCATTTTTATAAATTTCAAGTGTTCTTGCGCTTGCATCTGTTGCCTCTACATAACGAGGCATCCAAAAATATGGAACTACATTTCCAAAAGAAGGATACCATATTTCAAAAAGATGTCGGTAATATTTCTTTTCCAATGTATCTGATTGCGTCTTTTTATTTACATTTGTTGGTACCTGAAATGCTGTGGAGGGAAGTGTTTTTACATGATCCTGAATAATTTCATACAAAGATCGATTCATTTTACTCACTCCATCTGAAAAGGCTTCTTTTTTTCGCCATAAAATGCTGGATGGTAACAATTCGCTATCATTGCAATTGGAATAATATCTTTCGCTAAATGCAGTTCGCAAAAGATATTTTTCACACTGATTATTTCCTGGATGAAATCGCAAAGATGGGTTTATGCTTAGATAGTATTGTACCCACGATCTGTCCAAAAAAGGTGTTCGTGGTTCTAGACCGTGACTCGAAATACACTTGTCTGAACGCAAAACATCAAAAGCATGAATGTCTTTCAATAAGCGCCGACATTCTTTATCAAATTCAATAGCATCTGGCGCAGCATGCATATACAAATAACCACCACACAATTCATCAGAACCATCCCCATTAAATATAACTTTTGCATCACTGTTTTCACTAATATATTTACCGAGTAGATAATTGCCAATACTTGCTCTTACTGTTGTGGTATCATAACTTTCGATTGCTCGAATCACTTCCGGAATTGATTGTAAAAAATCTGACTCTGTCAAGACAATTTCTGTATGCTTTGTTTTCAAATGGGCTGCTACAATACGCGCATATTTCAAATCTTCCGAATCCGCAAGACCAATACTAAATGTTTCTAATTGTTTTTCGTCGGATATTTCTTTACACACTTCATTGACCAGAGCAGTAATTAAACTACTATCTAATCCGCCAGATAAAAGACACGCAATTGGGCGTTCTGTTACTAAAACACGTTTTCTTACCGCATGAAGCAGATGCTTTTGAATTCCTTCTATTATCATTTGGAAATCTTTTTCTTTTTCTTTTTCTTCTTTTTCTTCTTTTTGATTTTGAAACATGATTGAATTAAATCCGCACGAGTGATATACCTTATTTTTTATTTCTTGATTCCATTGTGTAATAATTTTAGGAGGCAGACTATATGTTGAATAAGTACCTGGTTGAAAATGATCTATGCTATATTCATTTGTACAAAAATATGTTAGAACTTTTAATTCGGATGCAAATGCAATTAAATTTGTACTATTTTTTGTTTCCAAAAAATCTATTGAATCATTTTTAGTTTCAACTTCAACCCTTTTATGCATGATATACAAGGGTCGCACACCATATGGATCTCGTGCGACAATAATTTTTGATTCTAAATTATCCGTATTAGTATCACATAAAACAAAAGCAAATACACCATCGAGCATTTGCAAAGTTTGCTCAATTCCATATTTTACATAAAGATGCACAATGACTTCACAATCTGAGTCTGTTATAGGTTGTACATTCATCAGTGCATATAATTCTCGATAATTATAAATCTCTCCGTTACATATTAAGGAAATATCGCCAATGACAAGCGGTTGATTCGATTCATCATTGAGTCCATTGATAGCTAACCGATGAAATCCAAAAATAGCACCAAAATTAACTTTTTTTATTGTAGAAAACTCTGGACCTCGTCCGCGACCTTTCATGAATTGTTCTTGAATATATCCTGACGTGTAATTACTTTCATTATTTAATAATGCAAAAATGCCACACATATCAATATAAAGAATATATATGTATCTTTATATGGATTTTTTAGAAAGAAAATGAAGCAAAATGAAGAAAAGAAAAATATTAGACTAGTATAATATGAGTGTTGCGCCTCAGTTTAGTGAATATGAATGTTCTTCTCAAATTACGGATTCCATTAATCGACGAATATATGATAGAAATATACCATCCGCGCTTTTACAGCCTTATTTAAGTGTTAGACCAGTAATGACAAAATATTCGTTGATGCCGATTGTGGATCCAAGAAAACCAATTCATGAGCCGATGGAACAATTACCAACATACAGCCCACATGCTGTTTTTAATCCCGGAAATACACAATCGCCTTGGTCAGGCTTCTCTTCAAGTATTAATACGGAATCTGAATTAAGAAATCAAATTTTTGCGTTGCAAAATTGTAGCCAAGCTGTTTATGTACCTAGTTCTAATAGTGATTTATATCATGCGCAGTTTAAAAATAGTACAAATCAGAAACAACAACCCTTTCCAGGTTTGTTTTCAAAAGAAACATTTGGTCCTGTAAATCCAAATCCAAGTCCTTCCGAAGTTGGAATGGATCTATTTAACAATAATACACGAGTTCAAGTTCGTGGATTAACGAATGTCAAAGAAAAATGTTAATCAAAAACTTTTATTCTATATAAAGTATAGAATGACAGATAAAATAATAACAGATAAAATAATTACAGAAGTAACATTGGAATGTTTAATGAACAAAGAAAATTACGAAAAATATCGATTAAAAACTCGTGAAAAAAGAGGAACTATAAATAAAAAAGATAAAAAATTTTATCGAAAACGAATTTATGATGTAACAAAAAAATTGTTGAATCCTGAGCTTTACCCAAATGATAAAATGAATGTAACCACTGATATGCAATATAAATTTGAAACATATATTTCATCATGTATTGAATATTTTAAAATGGTAGATACATCAGATATTCTTCAAGAAGACTACAAAGATTTTTTAGAAATCGATGTAAAAAATGAAATTAAGATTGATGAAAATACAACACTGGAGAACGCTGATCAACTTATGATGCGCTCGATAAAAATACAAGAACCAAATAGTTTAGAAAAATTTGTGAAAAGAAAAATAATGAAACCCTTAAGAAAAGAGATTCCTCCACAGCAAAAGGATATTAATTTAAAAGATCCAATACTCAAAAATAAAGGGATTCGAAAAAAGAAAAATATCATGAATACATATGACAAATCCTCGGACGAAAAAAAATAGATCTTATAAAAAAATAATACATCGTAAGAAAAAAAGATACAGTCGATTGAAAAAAAGAGGAGGAACAACAAAAAAAATGATCAAATTAAGCTGTGCGCCTAAAAAAGGAAAATTAATGAAGTACAGTTGTTTTGATGATAAAACATTGTTTAAATTAAGGGATTTATGGAATTTGCGTCATGCAGATGTAAGAATTGAATCAAATGATCCCAGAGAAATTTGGAAACTTCTTCAAAAAAATATGAGTAATGTTTGCAACAAGGAATCTTGCTGGATAAAACAACAATTTACGAATGGAGAATTAGACGATGAACTGACTGAATCTTTTGCACCCTTGTCGCCTAAGGAATGGGAAAAGAATCCCAATGAATGGCTAACCAGTACAGATATTTTAGCTGTTATGAAACAGCATGAAGATGCATACCCGTGTTTTGATTTTATTGGTCCAACACCCATTGATTTTGATACACGTGTTCAATACGGTGAGTGTGTTTGGCAAGAACTGTGTGATTTTAATATTGAAAAACAGATTAAATCAGGGAAAATAAAGGTTGGTATTATTTTTAATTTAGATCCGCATACCAAGGGAGGATCACATTGGGTGAGTATGTTTCTTCATTTGAAAAATGGGCAAATTTTCTTTTTTGATAGTGTGGGGGATCCTGCTCCCAAAGAAGTATTGCAGTTAGTAAAAAGAATTCAGAAACAAGGGATGCAATTAAAAAAGCCGATTCGTTTTATGTTTGATCAAAATCATCCCAAAGAACATCAATACGGGGACACAGAATGCGGTATTTATTCTTTGTATTTTATTGTTCATATGTTGGAAGATAAACATACTGCGGAATATTTTAAAACGCATATCCTTTCTGATAAATATATGGAATCTTTTAGAAAGATTTATTTTAATGAAGAGTTATAAAAATATAGTTATACTATATAATGAGGAAAACATCAAACTCAATTTGTTATAAAGCATATGTTGATATTAACGGGCAATATTTTTGTATGGCATGTGGAGGAAGAGAAAAAGGAGTCAAAAGAAATATTGTACATGCCAAGAATTGTTCGTGTCGTGGCATGAAATATTGCCAGCAAACAAAAACTAGAAAAACTAAAAAATCTAGAAAAACTAGAACAAGAAAGTCTCGCCGTTAAAATATTGGTTCTATTAAAATATATATAAATATAGTTTTGTCTATATTTATATGAGTTTTTTGGAAAAACAGAATATTGATTTATTATGGGATATTTTGTTGGATGCTGAAAGTGTGTTTATTATGAAAAATAACGGTCAATATAAGGAACCTATTCGAAAAAACTTTACTACGATTATAAAAAATTTTTATGAACAAGAAAAACGATCTCAACAGTCTTTGATGGAGTTGAACAAAAAAATTGTTTCTATTTTAATTCATAGTTGGATTCCTATGTTGAAACGCGAAGAAGAGGAACAACAAAAAAAAGAGAAAAAATCGAAAGACCCTATTTTATTTACAGTAGAAGAGATTCAACAAGATAGGAAAGCGCAATTTGAAAAGGAGTTGAGTGAAAAAGAAAGTGATTTTAGAAATGCAATGACACAATCTACTCCTCCCGTCATCGACTTTCATGAAAAAAAAGATGAACCTATCGGAGAAATGGAGAAATTAATTGCTGAAACCATTGCGCAACGTAATTTTGAAATAAATCAAATACAAAATGTAAATAAAGAAGAAGCTGAAAAATGGTTGCAGCCAACAAAAACAAAGGAAGAGGTAAAAGAGAATACAAAAATAAAAAAACTTATTAAAATAGGCGAACCATTACAAAGTGAGTCGCAAAATATAGAATTTGCAAAAAAACAATTATCTTGGGCACCTCAATTAGAAAATGAAAATTCGGCAATGCAATCAGAAGTAGATTCCATCTTTAAAAAATTAAAACCAAGTATTAAAAATGGTGATAATACTGAAATAAATAGCAAATTAGATTCTTTACTAGATAAAATGGATATTTTAATAGAGTTACTTTCTAAAAAAGAATCATAACCATCAGTTTATATTTTTTTAAATTGCATATTTCCGTTTAGTAATTTTTCTAATGTACCAATCAAAACTGGCTCTACGCCAGGAACTTGCAATGCCTGTTTATAACTATCTAAATCATAGATATTTCCTAAGATAGCACTCATCTTTCGATAAATATATGTTTTACCTTTTAATTGCACTTCTTTTCCAGACCACTCAATCGATTTTTTATTGATTGTTGCAGTTGTATCTGGTTGATCCGATTTATAACTTGGTTGATAAGAAAAAGTGTTTGAATTTGGCTGTCCAAATTGAAGGCAGTGCAATTGCTCTTTAGATCCTTCTCTCGAGTAAATAGCGCAATCAATAGATGCCTCCTTCATTGCAGTAATTAATTTTTGACTTACTTCATCTTTAATAGTGGATATTTCAAATAGTGCTTCATCACTAGTAAAAGGAATTTGTACTAATTTATCCTTATCTTTTGATGAATAACTAGGATATGCTTTCTTACTTAAATCTTTTCTTTTTAATTCGATAGATGCATCACTCAAAATTTGTTCCTTGGTAAAGGTCATTAAATATAAATATACTTCTACAGTTTGTAGTTCTTCCGGTAGATTTTTATGACTGCAAATACGGCGCGCGCGACCCACAACTTGTTCAATACGAGCTGGGTGCCAATAGGGTTCCATAATATGAACATATCGTGTATTTCGTAAATTGATGCCTTCGGATCCAGACGCCGTAATCATAAGAACTTTAATAATTTCACCCATATTATTGTTTTCAGCTATCAATTTTAGTCGCTCCGTCAAAGGCGTGCTTTTAGGCCAGTCTCCGTTGAATATGTTACGAATCACTTCTTTTTCTTCCGCCGTTTCAGTTCCTGTATATAAAGCAAAGGTTGGTTTGCCCAAATCTTCTTCAGCAATATCGAGTTCCCATTCACCTGATGAATTCTTCTTTATTTTGAAACGCGTAAATCCATTTTGCTCAAGAACCATTGTAAAAATTCCAATTCCTTCCAAGGTTCTAAATTGACTATATACCAAATGTAATCCTATATGCTCAGGGTCCTGAATATTTTCTAAAATATGTAAATATTTGGGACTATATGTTTCAAGACCGGCGGGCGATAAGTATTCTGAAGAATGCTCCTTTACATAATCAATTGCACGTTTAATCCGCATTTCATAAGTGGCATCACCCAACTTATCGAGGATAATATCTCCTTCCACTTCTCCCGAATCGTCCCCTTCCAAATCTACTGGTTCTACTTTTTCGGTTTCTTTAAGTACTTCTTTGTATAATTCATCAAGATGTGATCCTTCTTCAGTGTCTTCTCTCGGCATGGGACGACCGGGAGGTTTTGGCATAACAAAATTACAGAAAAGACGAGAGAAAATACGATAGGTTGATGAAGGCTCTTGATAAATCCCATTTTCATCCACTTTTCCTTTTTTCTTTTTTGTCTGTGTTTCTTGTTTTCTTTCTTGCTGTCTTGCGGCTTCATATACTCCGAATTGATAATCACTCATAGCAATTTTTACAACATGAAAGTCTGCAATTTTTTCATAACGTGGTAGAAGTTTCTCTTGCGCACTTCGAAAATAAGAAGTCAAACCCATAATGCGATGTTTAAACATTTCAACATTTTTTAGCGTTCCGTTTTCACCATTAATAAAAAGATTTAAAAAATCGTCAAATTTATCGGGAAGCGCTTTAAAAAGTCGAACGGAAATACCTTGTGGTATAACTTCAATTTCATTTTTATGTAAGGTTTGAATGACTCTTCGCTCAAAATCTTCATCTGATATTTGACCTCGTTGATATACAACTTTTTCACCTGTTGCTTTATCCACTTTTTGCAAATCTTTATTCGTAACGCCTTCATATGCGCCATCTTTGTTGTCTCTACTTTCAAAACCAAATGGGTTTCTAGTAAAGATGAGTTTTTTACTGGATGCCGAATAATCCATAAAATCCATATTTTTTTCTCTCGAAAACATCTGTTTAAGAGATTCTTTGTTGGTGGGTTTTCCAGTTTTTACATCTAATGGTATTTCCCACGTTTTAATATATCCTCGTAAAATATTGTACAAAATACCAATTTCATTAGGGTAATTGATAATAGGGGTTCCAGTTAGAAGAACGATTCTTGCATTTTGAGCACTCAACAACATTTCATACAAGATAATAGAAAGAGAAAATGGAAGTCTTTCGCGTTTGCCTGTTTTTTCATTGACGCTAACTTCTTTTTCTTTACCGATTTTATTCACGATGCGACTAATAAAATTATGAGCCTCATCGATAACAATAACAGCATTATCAAAAATATTGTTTTCAAAATTACTTGTCATCTCTCGCAATTTCTCTCTTCTTAACCCATTGTAATTAATGAATTTATATTTTGACATGATCATTTCATCTAATTGTTCATCCAAACTAGTTTTTTCAGCGGTTTCTAATTCATCGTAGTTGCTAGGTTTCGAAACATCTACTAGCCACGCTCCCCCTTTTTTTCGAATAAATTCCATAGGCAAACTCAGTGCAGAAGACAGGGTTTCAATAGCCTCTACATCATCAATCCATTGCCAAAATTGCTGTTTTTTGTAAAGTGCATCGCCGCATTTCTTTAACTCTTCGATATAATTTCTACGCAAAGATGCTGGTGTCATAACAATGATTTTTTGACTACTTTTCATGCCTTCGGCAATGGCAATAGATGTGCATGTTTTTCCGGAACCTAGACCATGGTACAAAAGAAGACCTCTGTAAGGAGTGTATAAATTCAAATAATCTCTTACTATTTTTTGATGAGTCAAGAGAGAAAACTCCTCTGTAACACTGCCAATAGTATCGCAAGTGACTTCAGCACTGTCGTCCAAGACTTGATCGCGATAAGGTTCAAAAAGTGAATTGATAAAATTGATAAATATTTCTCGATTATTCATGTAATAACTACTTACCTTGTAAATAACATTTTGTTTCTTCTTAGGTAATCGTGTTGCAACGGCCTTTTCATCAATACTAATCCATTCGATGGGATCCAATGTAGAAATGCCCTTGGGCTGTTTTGTTGTTTTTCTTGATGCCTTTTTCTTAGCTGGTGCCTTTTTTTCAGTTACTTCTTCTTTTGCTTCTTCTTTTGCTTCTTCTTTTTCCTCGTCTTCTGCTTCCGCTTCGGGCAAAATACTAACACCTTCTTCTTGTAGAACTAAAAGTGCTTTTTTAGATATTTTTTTTGCTTTTTTTGCAGGTTTATCATCGGGTTTTTTTGCTTCAGCTTCTTTGCCAACTTTTGCAGATAATGGTTTGCTCAATTCAACTGTTTGTTTTGTAACTACTTTTCGCACATTTCTCTCGGATAATTGTTTCAGCAATTCAGCAATGGGATAATTTGGATCCTGTTCATCCTTAAATTGGACATTTTGAATGCTGACTTTTTCTGGAAGAGTAGGCACAGGAATCGAAACCTTGACTTCTTGTTTTAAAGAAGCAGTTGGTTTTAGCCGCAATTGTTCTTTTATTTTTTCTAAAGGGTTCATATATTACCTTATATAAGATATACATATAAAACTTTTGATTTTAAACTTCTATGTAATTTATGAAGTATGTAAAAGGATTTTTTGCAATGCTTCCTGGCACGCAATTTGTTCAGCCTTTCTCTTGATCTTATGCTGCCCTTGTCCCAAAAATAAAAAAATCTTGCCATTCTGTTCAAGATAGTGATGAACAGATTCAAAGGTTTTTAGAACATCTATATGTGTCGCATTTGTTGTAGAACACTGATGAACCGGTTGGCCTAGACACAAATATACGCCCATTTTATATCCAATTTCTGGATCCGCTTCTCCCATTTCCAAATAATGCGGCGTCACCTTGAATTCTTTTTGTATTTTCACTTGAAGTATATTTTTATAATTATCATCATTCTGAATCAAGGCAATCCAATCAATATGTTTTTCCAAAATATTTTCTACAAATTTTTGCGCCATTTGAAATCCAGGACCTGTAACAAACATGGATTGAAACCAATCATCTGAATCTTTTACGACAATCTTGTTAAAATCTAGGAACAATGCACCCAAAAAAGATTCAAAGAGGCAGCCCAGCTTTTTTAAATTGGTGCGAATTTTCTTTTCTTCGGCATGACGAGATAAAATTAACCATTTATGCAAATGCATTTCTAGCGCAATTTTTCCAATGGCCTCATTTTTAACAATTGCTATTTTTTTTTCTGTCATAAATCCTTCATTTTCTTTAGGAAAGCGTCGATATAAATAATATTTTACAACCAATTCCAAAATTCCGTCTCCAAGAAATTCAAGGCGCTCATTCGATTTTGTTTTCAGGGGCATACAATCAGGGGGCTTTTCAAGAATAGTAATATTCTGTTGCATATTTTCAATATTTGGACGTTTTGTATAAGATTTATGAACAAACGCGCGTTTATACAATTCTATGTTATGGACGATTGATGGTATTCCATATTTAGTAAGAATAAATTGAACATCATTCAATGTAATCTCAACATTGTTTGGATTATATGGATTAAATACTAATCCATCCTCTCCTTTAACAATATCATCATCGTGAAGTAATTTTGAATCGATTGTATCCATATTTAAAATATTCATATTTATATTTAAATTAATTTAATATATACTTTAGAAAGGCATACAATTTCTCGTTGATGAAAATATAATATTTAGAGTATATATAAAATGGTTTATATGTCTGGAGCCAAAGCCGCTAGAAATGCGTCTTCATTAGTAAATCGCACTTGTGCATACGGAGGATCTTGTGGTGGTAACAAAAAAGCAGGTATCGTTACTTATGGTGCTACATGGGCACGAGGAAATATGGGTAATTTTTTGATTCGTGCTCCTCAGGGATGTTGTGCAAATAATAATAGTATTTTATTTGGTCAAGTTAATACAACGCGCAACCCGGTTCAATACACTCGAGCTCGAGCAGGTATTGTCAAAGGGTTGTCAGGCATGGGTTAAAAAAACCAAAACAAAACAAAACAAGAAAAAAGAACAAACAAAGAGAGAAAAAGATACAAACAAATATATAATTAAAAAGTAATTTAATAAGTTTTTGCTTATTACATTATGAAGATTAAGATTGATCATCGAGAACATGATCTGATAAAATCATGTAAGTATTTTTTAGAGATTAGTCCATTATATAAGGAAATAGAATTAGAAATATGTAATCTACCTGTAGGAGATATCATCCTTTGTGACAATACTGATTCTGAAAAGATACTTATTGAGAGAAAAACATTATCCGATTTAGCGGCATCTATCAAAGATGGACGATATGAAGAACAATCTTTTCGACTAAATGGTTTGCCAATGCCAAACCATAATATCATGTATATTATTGAAGGTGATTTAAACAAGATACAAACATTTAAAAGCAAAATCGAGAAGTCTGTTTTATATTCGGCTATTTTCTCTTTGAATTATTACAAAGGATTTTCTGTATTGCGAAGTCAAAGTATAGAAGAGACTGCACTTATGATTTGCCATATGATATATAAATTAAAAAAGGGAATATCTGAAAATAAAGAGTCTTATTACAAGGAAACAAAGGAAAACGAAAATCAAACCGAAACTAATGAAACCAACGAAAAAAATTATTGCAATGTGATAAAACGAGTCAAAAAAGAGAATATTACAATCAATAACATTGGAGAAATTATGCTATCCCAAATTCCAGGGATTAGTAGTACAACTGCAACTGCTATTATACAACAATTTAAAGGCTTACCGCAATTAGTTCTCTCATTAAAAGAGAATCCTGATTGTTTAAAAGACATTGCATATTGCAATGCAAAGGGTCAGACAAGAAAAATCAACAAGTCGGCAATAGAACATGTAAAATTATATTTACAAGTTTTATAGTAAATAATCTTCTATAAATAATATAGTATATGAGCGAAGATCTTTTGAAAATTCTTGGTATTATTGCTGTTGTCCTTTTTCTCTTGTATGTAGGAACGAATTCTTGGAAACTTCATATAAATATGCAAAAAAATATTATGGAAGGGCTCACTAACAATGGTTCGAATGGTATAGGGGGGTCTGCTGGTACTTATGCAACTACTGTTGAACAACAAGCTACTGTATTGCAAGATTCATTACTTATAAAAAAATACAAAACTGATTATGAAAATGTAATTATTAATATGGAAGAATATTTAGGTCTTGCAATGTTGGAAACCGCATTGCAATTTTCTCCCACTGCTGGAATAACACCCGAAAATTTGACAATTCTTACAAATTTGAATACAATGAACGCTGCAAAACAATCATTAAATTCTGTCATGACCGTTGTAGATCAACATGCATAAAATAAATATATATACATATAATAGTATGCCTATAAAAACAAGAAAAACTGGAATAAGAAAACTCGGAATAAGAAACACAATAAAACATAATAAAACATCCAAGCGATTGATTATTCCTTCTGTTTGGGGAAAAAATGTGCCTCTTGAAAACTTTTGGCGAGGTTTAGCTGGTAGTAAATATGTTGTTGTAATACACAAAAATGGAAAACATGAATATATTACTTTACCAAACTCAAATACAGAAAAATCAACAAAACTATTCAATGAATTCGATGCCAATAAAGATATAATTGCAGTATTATCCAGTAATTCATCGCAAGATGCTTATGAAGTGTATTTATATCCAAAAGCAAAAGATAATTCAGTTGAATATGTTATTAAAAATTATAAAAAGTTTTTTAAATCTATGGGTCCCCCATCAAAAGATAGAATGGAAGGATCGCCTTTAATGAAAAAGGTACGAGTTCCTCTCTGATAATATTCTAATTTTAAGACCAAATTTTAATAATTATCTAAAATTAATATGATTATTTAAATCTTTAACAGGATGATATAAATTATTATTATTTATATCTTTTTTCTCAAAATCATGTCTCCAATATATATTAAATTCTTGCGGAGTGCTGTATTTTAAATTATTTTTAATAGCAATAGTTGGAAATAATGCTTCTAAAAAAAATAAAGTTTTATTTTTTATAGCATAATCATTTATACATTTGATCATATTATTTGAAAAACGAACTGCACACATCATACCCTTATAGTAAGGTGGCGGATATTGTATATTTATTAGAGCCCAGTGCCAAGTATTTTTATTTCCATCACTATTTTTACTATAACTATTAGATAATAGATCATCATTAATATATTTATTATCAATATTTATAATAGTATCTTCATTATATAAAAATACATCATCCTCCATAAACCAAATATAATCATAACTAGTATCTTCAACTCCAAAATAATATAGTGCTTTATCCCAACCACTTATTAATCTAATAACAAAGTTTGTATTTATATAACCATTTAATTTACATTTTTCATTTTCTATTTGTATAAAGTTTATATTTTTATAATTATTTTTAAAATCACACAAATCCAATTTATTATCATCAACAATTATAAATATTTTATATTTATTAAATACATTTAAAAAATCGCACCATATTTTATTAGGTCTAAAAGTTATTAAGCAAATAGCATGCATATATAATATAAAGCAAGATATTAAAAAATGGTGCATAAAATATAAAAGACAAGCAATCTTTTATTTATGGAACATATAAATTAACCTCATTTCCTTCATAATATCCGGCATCTACTAAGCTCTTTGTATAACGTGGCCCTCCCCAATTATCATCCATGGCATTTGGACTGAACAACATATTTGATGTTTCTTCAGGTTCATTTATTTGAGCCGAACTTGACAAATCAGAACTAGATGTTGGCTGATCCATTGTTTGAGGTGCGGAATAATTAGGGTTAAAACTTTGTGTGCTGGAAGCCGGAGGCAAACCTCCCTGTGGTTCTGTTACACTCGGCCTTACTTTATACCCCGCCTGGCCTTGTGCATCATAACTATGCTGTAAATATAATACAGGACAACGAATACCTTGACTTCTTTGCCAATCAATAAATTCTACATAATCTTCTAAATTCTCAAATTCAATAGGATTTACACCTGGAATTTCTGCCAGATTAGAATTATACAAGTAAAAGTTTTTCCCTTTTTGAATCAACATGTTTGGACATCTTGATGAACTACTTATATTTGTTAAGGATTCCAAGTATTTAGGATCACTGCTTACAGTAATAAAATAGATTCCTGCTAAAAAGACAAAAATAATCAAAATTAACAATAGGGTCATATATTATAAACTAGGATAAATAAAATTTCTATCTGTATTTTATAATGCAAACTCTTGTTATTGAAGGACCTATGAATGAAATGGCTGAAAAAAAAATAAAAAAATTAAATAATGAAATTGATTCGGGAAAGCATATATTCTTATTTTTATTTATGGTAGGTTGTGGTCCATGTAATTCGACAAAAGAACCATGGTTAAAAATAAAAACTTATTTAAAAGAAGAGCATACAAAAAATCCAAATATTGTCGTTGCAATGGTAGATAAAGACTTTTATCCAAAACTAACTCGTGCGGGAAAAGAACCAATAGGGTTTCCTACGCTTCGGTATATTAGTGCGAATGATGCTGAAGAGTATGAAGATGCCAAACTCGATGTTCGAGATAGAAGTGCAAAATCATTCGCAGATTGGATTGAGCTGAAGGTTGGTAAGAAAGGCGTAATGAAAGGCGTAATGAAAGGAGGAAAAATGCCAGGTCACACAATATCGTGTAAAAAAGCAGTTTTCAAAAGACGCGCAGGAGGAAGAAGAAATCGAACGCGTAGAGGTGGTAAATGGTCATTAAAATACAAACGAAGTATTGATTGTAAAAGACCCAAAGGATTCAGTCAAAAACAGCATTGTAAATCTAAAAAAAATCGAAAGAATTAATTTTTATACACTTTCAAAGAGTATAAAAATTACCTAAGAAAACTGCACAACTCTTTTGTATAAAAGAGGATCTGTATTATCAAATATTATTTTTATGAATTTATAGTTTGAAAAAATACCAGATGCGCTACTTACATCATATATTACATATGGTATTGTAGTAGCAAAACCGGATCCAGAATCAATATACAATTTTTGCGAGCTAATATAACTTCCATCTACCATTAAAATAGATGGCGATTCATCGTATAATGGAGGTAAATTTATATCTGGTCTTGCAGGTGTTCTATATCCCGCAAAACTAATTATATTATTATTTATGGATCCATCTTTATTCGTCATACATTGATGCGTTAATCCAGAATAATTGCTTTCGGCTGGTATGTAAGGTACAAAATCTAATTTTTCTTGATTTACTATAACATAAGTATCACCAACTTTTTTATACACAACATTATAGTATAGTTCTAACGGAGGAATTTCAACGCATTTTATATTATCATACAGAATAGTTTCAACAATATAGCTCGGATTAGCAGCCAAATAATTATTGACTTCTACCGTTAAAGTTTCTGTTAGTGCGTCTAAAGCAGAAGAATAAGTATTTCCTGTTGCAGTAGCTGAGAATGTTGCTCTACCCAAATTATACGTTAAAATGCAATCGCCAGAAGCAAAAAAATTTGTCATATAAACTATAATATTAAAATTATTATTGCAAGTATTTTAATTATATAAAAATATAAAAATATAAAAATATAAATTATAAGATAAAATGGTAAATGTAACTATAAGTGGTGCAAAAAATGCCGCATTGCCGCTAATAGCAGCAACTTTATTACAAAAAAATATTTATTATTTTAAAAATATACCACTTATTAGCGATATTAATACTCAGATAAATATTTTAAAACAATTCAACGTAAAAGTAAATTATATAAATAAAAATAGTATAATTATTGATACGACTTGCTTGAAAATGCCTAAAATAATAGATTATACAAAAAATACCCGAGGAACTTATTATTTTATAGGATCATCAGTTATATATGATGTAGATTTAGAGTATATTTTAGAAACTGGATGTAAAATAGATGTTAGAAGTATCGATTTTCATGTAACATTACTGGAATTACTCGGTAAAACTGTAACTATTAGCGATAATAAATTACTAGTTACTGGGAAGTGCATTGATTCTGATATAACGTATTCATTTATAAAACCAAGTGTGGGAGCAACTATTAATGCGATTTTTATGTTTTCTAAGTGTAAATCAATGATAACATTACATAATTATGCAAAAGATCCGTATATTATAAATACTATTTTACTACTAAAAAAAATGGGAATAAATATAATTTATAATGAAACCAGCATAATTATGAATAATAATAATAATAATATACAAAATAATCTTTTAATAGAACATTCAATCATGAAAGATCCTATTGAAGCTCTTAGCTATATTATTTTTTCCGGAATAAATTTAGAAGACAATAGTATTTCAAATTATACAATTGGTCCAATAAATATTAATAATCTGGGCGATACATATTCTTTATTAGAAGAAATAGGAATTTCTCTTATTGAAAGTGAGACTAAGAATTTATATTATATAAAAAGAAAAATACTTACACAATTTACTATTTCAACTGGATATTTTCCAAAAATTTATACTGATATACAACCATTTTTGGCTTTATTAGGGTTATATGTTAAAAATGGAAAAACAACAATTCAAGAAAAGATATGGAATGACCGATTTAAATATGCAAATGAATTAAATAAATTTGGATATAATATAGAAATTAACAATAATGAAATTATTATTGATACAACATTAGAAAAAAATATAATTAATCTTGAAAATCTTGAAAATATTGATTTTAGTTGCACAGATTTACGAGGTGGTATGGCATTGCTATTTTTAATGAGAAAATATGGCGTAAAAAAAGATCCAAATAATAAACACTATATAGATCGAGGGTATTATAATTATGAAAATAATATTCAAATTATACTTGAAAATAAAAATAATTTATTTCATAATTTTGATACAAAATGTTTATCAAATATAAAAATTGGAGGTATTTCAAAATATTATACTGAAGTTTTTTCCGAAGCTGATATTATTTCCGTTATAAGTTACTGTAAAACCAAAAATATTAAATATAAATTAATCGGCTATGGTAATAATTGTTATTTTTGTGAATACTATGATGGACTAATCATAAAAAATAATCATAGTAATATTCATTATTACACAGATGAAAAAAAAAATTATTATTTTACAGTTTCTTCTGGCATTACTTTACTTGATTTTATTTTGTATGTTTCTAAATTTGGATATGATTTATCAAGTTTAGCAGGGATACCGGGAACTATTGGGGCGGCTATTTATGGTAATGCTGGAGCTTATGGAATGGAAATTTGCCAAATTATAGAATCTTGTAGAATATTATCAAATGACTTTATTTTAGAAATAAATAATTCTGATATGAAATTTCAATACAGAAATTCAATTTTTAAAATAGAAAATACCGGAATCATTCTTGATGCAAAAATATATATAACAAAATCTGAAATATCTCCATATGAAATTAATAAAAAAATAAAAAATATTTTATCAATTAGAAATAATCGAATTCCTACGGAAAATACTCTAGGATCTATTTTTAAAAATATTATAAAAAATGATGAGAAGATTTATGCTTGGAAATTAATAGATGAGTTAAATCTAAGGGATTGCACTCTTCACAATATAACAGTTTTAAAAACACATCCTAATATTTTTATGAATAATAATAATGCAACAACATCTGATTTAAATATACTAATAAAATATATCACTGATACTATATATGAAACTCATTCTATTATTATAAAAACAGAAATCGAATATATTGATAATGTATAAATAATAATCTTATTATACAAAATTTTTTGCAGAATATCCTATAATAGCGCAAGCAATGCGTTTTCCGGCATGACCCGTTGTAAGACTATCTTCGAAATTACCCATGCCGCAATCGTCAGGGTCTGCGTGAATAATCAAGCCGCGCCCAAGAATATTAGACTTTCCTTTCAACTTAATTACATCATCTACGGTAGAATATTTTGCGCAACCATCAGCATCTGTTTCTAAATTACCCAAATCACCAACATGACGAATCTTTGCACCCGGACATCCATGCGCTTTATGATAAGGATTGAAATGCGCACACATGGTTGTGCAATGATCTGTTAGATCACCCGCTTCATGCACATGAAAACCATGCATTGAATTTTTCTTCAGGCCTTCAATATCAATATCAATACGAACTAGGTTCCGTTTCAAGTCCTCAGTAAAGCGAACTGTACCCTTGATTTTTTTATCATTAAAAACGGCGATAGCTTGAATCGGTTTTACAGTCATAAATATATATTATCAAGAATATATATATTTATGTATTAATTAAATATTAATTTTAAATATTAAATATAAATCATATATAACTAAAGGAAGTACCAAATATATGGGCCAATAGTTTTCTAGAGACCTTTTTAGAGAATAATATGGTATTGTAATAAATTTGAAATTGTTCTTTTCAAAATATATAGCAATTTCTCCACACTCATTTTCTCTCACATTGAGTGCGTGATCATAATTATCTTCCCCAACTATTAAATCTGGTTTCCCAAATAGTGCGCATTGTTTTTTATTTGCGATAAAATGCTTACAATCTTTACAGAGTTTCTTTTGTGTTAATCTTGCAGAATATGTAGATGAAAGAAATAATAGACTGATTAGTAAAAACTTCATCTTAATAAGATTACTTTAATATATAACTTTAATACATTTTTAAATATTGTAAAGGATGATTAGTACAAAGAAAATTGAATTAGATATTACTTGTTATAATATCTAATAACAAGAAATAAGCAATGGATCAAGCATTTCGTCTCTATGATTTTAACGTATATAATGATAACACTGTAGATTCCAACAGCGATGATTCTGGACCTAAAAAGGATACAAATTCCTTTAAAATTCAAATGTTCGGTCTTAATGAAAAGGGCGAAAGTTGCAGTATTATCGCAGAAAACTTCAAGCCTTTCTTTTATGTAAAAGTAGGAGATGCCTGGACTAGTGCGACAAAAACATCATTCCTAACTTTTCTGAAAGGGAAGGTGGGTAAGTACTATGAAGATTCTATTGTAAAATGTCAGTTGATCAACAAGAAAAAGTTGTATGGGTTCGATGCAGGCAAAGATCATCAATTTGTTCAACTTACTTTTAATAATGTGCAATGTTTTAACAAAACAAAGAACTTGTGGTATGATAAAGACCGAAAGCTTTTACCAAATGGGTTTTTGTTTCGAGGAGCACGTCTCTTCTTGTACGAAGCCAATATTCCGCCTCTTCTTCGTTTCTTTCACATCAAGGACATTAGTCCTTCAGGGTGGATTGCTCTTCCAAAAAAGCGAACTATCCAGATCAGTCATGATAAGAAAACGACATGTACGTATGAATTTTGCATAGATTATAAACATATTTTACCATTAAATGATAAAGAGACACGAGTTCCTTATAAAATTTGCAGCTTTGATATTGAGGCGAGTAGCAGTCACGGCGATTTTCCTGTTCCAGTAAAATCGTATAAAAAATTGGCAACCAATATTGTGGAACATTTTGAAAACTTGGACAAAGATCTACAGCTGGAAGAATGCAAACAACTATTAAAAGAAATAATATTGTGTGCATTTGATTATAGTAAAACAATGGCGACCTCTATAGAGTGCGTTTATCCTAAAATTCGGCCTACTTTAGAAGAAGTTCATGGAAAAATCGAGAAATGGTTGGAAACCAAGATTCGCGATTTAAAAAAAGATGTCGATTTGCAAAACCAATTGACCATTGAGGATATGTTTGAGTCCATGCACGCTGAAGAAGAGGATTCAAATTTGGATGCCGGAAATTTCTTCAAAAAACCGAAGGAGCACATTGGCAGCGTGGTAGATATGTTGCTTGATGCAAAATTTGACCGTGAAGCAAAACTCTTGGAGCTACGAATTACGCTTGATGCAGTGTTTCCAAAATTGGAGGGTGATAAGGTAACTTTTATCGGATCTACCTTCTTGCGCGCTGGCGAAAAAGAACCCTATTTAAATCACTGTATTGCTTTGAACACTTGTGCCAATGTGAATAATGCCGTAATCGAATCATATTCAACGGAAGACAAAGTGCTTTTGGCGTGGAAGGATTTGATTCAACGCGAAAATCCGGATATTATTATTGGATACAATATCTTCGGATTTGATTATGATTTCATGTTTCATCGCGCTTTAGAGACGGGTTGCGTTGGCGAATTTTTAAACTTGTCTAAAAATCACGGCGAAACATGCGCTACATTTGATCAAGAAACGCAGCGATATAAATTGGAGGAAACAAAAATAGTGATAGCAAGCGGTGAGCATAATTTGCGATTTATTAAAATGAATGGTCGAATTCAAATTGATATGTATAATTATTTTCGTCGCGAAGAAAATCTTACTTCTTACAAGTTAGATTATGTTGCTGGTTATTTTATTGGCGATTATGTTAAAAAGTTGGATTACGACGAAACAAATAATAAAACAGTTGTTAAAAGTACGAACTTGACCGGCTTGTTGGAAGGAAGTTATATTCATTTCGAAGAAATTGGACATTCAACAGATTATTATAGTGATGGTGCCAAATTTATAATCAGTGGTGTGGATAAATCGACAGGAACATTTGAAGTGTATGGAAATGTGGCGCCTGATTTTAGTAAAAAGGTTCGATGGTGTTTGGCAAAGGACGATGTAACACCAAAAGATATATTTCGAATGACCAATGGCTCAGATGAAGATCGTGGTGTCATTGCAAAATACTGTTTGCAGGATTGCAACTTGGTGCATTATTTAATGAATAAAGTGGATGTTTTGACAGGGTTTATTGAGATGGCCAAGATTTGCAGCGTACCTATTAATTTCTTGGTTCTCCGTGGTCAAGGAATCAAGCTGACAAGCTACGTGGCGAAAAAATGTCGAGAAAAAAATACGTTGATGCCAGTAATGGAAAAGGCCGAAGGCGATGATGGATATGAGGGCGCTATTGTTTTGGATCCCAAGTGCGATTTATATTTGGATAATCCTGTGGCTTGTGTAGATTACGCATCTTTGTATCCGTCTTCGATGATTAGTGAAAACTTGTCACACGATAGCAAGGTATGGACGAAAGAGTACGATTTGAAAGATAATTTGATAAAAACAGTCGGGGATCAAGACCAAGCCGGAAATTTTATTTATGATAACTTACCAAACTATGAATATGTTAATATTACATATGATACTTTCAAATACGTGAGAGCGAGGCCAACTGCGGCAGCTGAAAAGATCAAGTCCGGTTACAAAATTTGCAGATTTGCACAATTCAAACAAGGTCGTGCTATTATGCCTTCTATTTTGGAGGAACTTTTAGCCGCTAGAAAGGCAACAAGAAAAATGATCCCGTCAGAAACAGATGAGTTTATGAAGAATGTTCTTGATAAAAGACAACTTGGTTACAAGGTGACTGCTAATTCATTGTATGGACAATGTGGCGCGAGGACGAGCTCCTTTTATGATAAGGATATTGCTGCAAGCACAACCGCAACCGGACGCATGTTGCTAACTTACGCAAAGCGAATTATCGAGGAAACATACGGCGATGCTATTTGCGACACCAAACATGGTCAAGTTTTAACAAAAGCTGAGTACATATATGGTGACACTGATTCTGTATTCTTCACCTTTAATTTGCAAACGCCAGAGGGCCAACCTATTCGCGGTAAAAAAGCATTGGAAATTACGATTGAGCTTGCAAAGGAAGCTGGCCATTTGGCATCTAGTTTCTTGAAAAAACCGCATGATTTGGAATACGAAAAAACATTCATGCCATTTTGCTTGCTTTCCAAAAAGCGTTACGTCGGCATGTTGTATGAAGACGATCCAGATAAGTGTAAAAGAAAGGAGATGGGAATTGTTCTAAAACGTCGAGACAATGCGCCGATTGTCAAAGATATTTATGGTGGTATTATTGATATTTTGATGAAAGAAAAAGACATCAAAAAAGCAATGGAATTTCTTCAAACATGTTTGCGAAATATTGTACAAGAAAACTATTCCATGGATAAATTAGTGATTACAAAATCACTGCGTTCTGGATACAAAAACCCAAAGCAAATTGCTCACAAGGTTCTCGCCGACAGGATAACATCGCGTGACCCGGGAAATAAACCGAGTTCAGGTGATCGTATTCCTTTTGTATATATTCATAGTCCTAATAAAAAAGCGTTGCAAGGTGAAAAAATAGAGACCCCTACTTTTATCCGCGATAATCATTTAAAAATTGACTATTCCTTTTATATTACGAATCAAATTATGAAACCTGTGCAACAAATCTTTGCTCTTGTTTTGGAAAAAATTTGGGCGATGCAAAATAAAAAAGCAAAGATTGTAAAATTTCGACGTGATATGGAACAATTACGCTCTACGGTTCAACCTGAAAAACTTGAAGACAAAATGGAAAAGCTCAAGAATGATGAAATTAAAGCCATGTTGTTTGATGAATTCTTGCGTGAAACAAACAATCAAAAACAAGGAAATAAACCACTAACTAGTTTCTTTGGCAAAAATAATACAAAATAATAAATTATTATATTGAAATATATTTATTATTTATTGCTTATTGCTTAAAAAATTATCATTTTTTTACAAAAATAAAATAATTTTACTACTATAAAGTGCATAAATTTTATAAATCCTAGAGTTGCAACTTCAATATTATAAATTTCCATATTATAAGGAACATTACCATCATCCTCTTCTTGTTCTTCCTCTTGTTCTGCCTCATTTTCATCTTCTTCCTCTTGTTCTTCCTCTTGTTCTTCATCTTCTTCATCTTCTTCATCATCTTCATCTTCTTCATCTTGTTCTTCATCTTCTTCATCTTCTTCATCTTCTTCATCTTCATCATCTTCTTCATCTTCTTCATTTTCATCTTCTTCATCTTCTTCATCTTCTTCATCTTCTTCTTCCTCTTCTTGGTCTTCCTTTTTCTCATACTCGTATTCTGGAGTCCATCCTTTTACATCTGACCATTGATTATTAATCAAATTTTCTTGCACTAATTTATTTAGAATAGCATACGTACTTCGTCCATGTAAATCAGCAATTTCTTGAATTGTTAATTCTCGTAAATTATATTCACGATACATTTTTTCTAATTCATCAGGAGTCCAGTGTTTGTTATGTCTTTTTAGATTCATCGTATTAGATAGTATTAATATGTCTTTATATATTTTATCAATAAAATCCTTGAAATACAATTTCATTTCTAGAAGCATCATATGTCATTTGACTATTTTCACTATTCAATTGAACTCTTGAGTTAGCATTAAAAAATCTACCTAAAATAGTTTCTGTTAATTGTGTTAATTCATTTACAAGTACATTATTAGACATATCAATAATAGGTCTTGGATGTCTATTATCTTCTTCTACTGTTTCTCCCTCTTTTGTTTCCTCTAATGGACCTTCCTCTTTTGTTTCTTCAGGAAGGGGAGTATTTCGTATTTGTGTGCGAATATCATACCTGCAAATTGGACAGCGAACATTTCGATCAAACCATTCTTGAGCATTTGCTGGATGGAAAAGATGTCCGCATCCTATAATTTGGGTTACTTGAGAACCTTCTTGAAATGGTTCTAATGAAATAGGGCAACTCGCGTTGAGTGGTTCTGGTATTTGCAAAAAAATAATATTCCTAGTTCCCACTCTTATTTGTTCTGCTGTTGGTCGTACAACAATATTGGAATATAAATTTTCAAAATTTCCCCATAATGAATCAGCAGTACTATTTGCCGTTCTGGATTCATTATTAAAATAATCTATACGATATGGTAATCCATTTATATAAATTCTTCCAGTTGCTTCATCATAATAGGTTCCTCTATTGCGAGGTGTTGTTTGAGAGACATTTCTACGATTATTCGTTAATGTTACAATACTATTTGTAATTTCTTGTTGCAATTCAAGCATTCTTTCTATTTGGCGCGAATTTTGACTATATAAATTTACATAAATATCTAATAAAACACGCTGATCGTTTGTTAGATGGTTTCTACCGGACATACACTATTATATATTCTTGTAAATATGTTTAAATATAAATACTATACTATTATTATTAGTTCATGAGTTTGAATAAATATAAAGGAAAAGGATTGACTGGATTAGGAAATCTGGGAAATACGTGTTTTATAAATTCATGCATACAAATTTTATCTCATACATATGAATTGAATGACTTTTTAGACAAAGGAATGTACAAGAAACGTTTGAGTAATAAATACGAATCCGCACTTCTTGTGGAATGGGATAGTTTGCGTACTTTAATGTGGTCAGAAAATTGTATTATTTCACCAGGGAAATTTATTAAAACTATTCAGAAAATGGCGCAGATTAAAAAAATGGATCTTTTTACTGGATACTCGCAGAATGATTTGCCAGAATTTCTTCTTTTCCTAGTTGATTGTTTTCATACATCTTTAGCAAGAGAAGTAAATATGACGATTAATGGTTCAGCACAAAATACAACAGATAAAATTGCTATTCAATGTTTTGAGAAAATAAAATCGATGTATGCAAATGAATATTCCGAAATATGGAATATGTTTTATGGAATTCATGTATCGCAAATTATATCCTTGGAAACAGGAGAAGTATTAAGTACATCTCCAGAACCCTATTTTATGATTAATCTTTCTATTCCAAAGGAGAACAAGACTCCAACTTTGATGAATTGTTTTGATTTATACGTTGAAGGAGAAACATTGGAAAATGAAAATGCATGGTACAATGAAGCGACAAAATCCAAACAGAATGTGAAAAAGAAGATTTCTTATTGGAGCTTGCCAAATATTTTAGTAATTGATATAAAAAGGTTCAATTCAAATAATGTTAAAAATCAAATTTTGGTCGATTTTCCTGTAGAAGATTTGAATTTATCAAAATATGTAATAGGTTATAAGAAAGACTCTTATGTATATACTTTGTACGGAATTTGTAATCATAGTGGAAATGTGTTTGGCGGTCATTATACATCATATGTTAAAAATGCAAATGATAAATGGTATCATTTTAATGACACGAATGTTTTTGAAGTAAAAGACATATCTCAACTAGTTTCATCAAAAGCATATTGTCTTTTCTATAGAAAAAAATCAATAGAGTAATATATAGATGGATGTTTCAACCACGACCAATCAAAATACATATAATTATATGAATACGTTGAGTATAAATCCAATGGTATTTGTTATTTTGTTAATAGTTATTCTATTATATGTTTTACTATTTTCCTCTTTAGGAAAGATTCAAAATCAAGAAACATCTGATTTAGGATCAGGATCAGATATTAAAATGGTTGGTATAATTATTATTATTATTTTTGGTGCTTTGGCACTTATTAACGGAGTTCAGTATTTTTTTGGAATCAACATTGTAACTTCAATTACTAATTTATTTAGCAACTCTCCTCAGGTAAATATTGGAATTAACGAAACAACAGCTGACAATAGTAATAATAGTAGTCCTATACCAGAATCACTTCAACAACAGGTATTTAATATACCTGGAAATTATTATGGATATAATGATGCAAAAACATTATGTACTGCATATGGCGCGCGTCTAGCAACATATGATGATATCGAAAAATCTTATCAGCGTGGAGGAGAATGGTGCAATTATGGTTGGTCAGAGGGTCAAATGGCATTATTTCCTACTCAAAAAGTAACATATCAAAATCTTCAAACTATTTCTGGTCATGAAAATGATTGCGGAAGACCCGGTATAAATGGCGGATACATGGCTAATCCACATATTAAATTTGGTGTAAATTGTTATGGACACAAACCGCTTATGACGGGAGAAGAAGAACAAACTATGATGACAAATTCACCCTATCCTAAAACAGAAAAGGATATTCTCATGGAGAAACGGGTTGATTATTGGAAACAACGTCTGGATGAAATTCTGGTAAGTCCTTTTAATTATAAAAGATGGAATATGATTTAATAAGAATATTATCTTTCAAATAATATTTATATATTTATATATTTATATATTTATATATATGAAAAAATTTAATGTACTTTTAGCAACAGATAATAGTGGTGGAATTGGAAATAAAAACTTATTACCATGGAATTTTTCAAAAGATACTGATTATTTTATTCGCAAAATTACAACGAATACTTCTTTCCCAACGGTAACAAAAAATATTTTAATAATGGGATATAAATCGTTTTTAGATTTCTTACAAAGAAATATTTGCACTGAATTGATATACGTAATTGCAAGAGATTCCGAACAATTAAATTATGAAAACCAAAAAAAATATGTTGTATATTTTGAAAACTTTGAGAGTGCAATAAAAATGTGTGAATCTGAAATATATTCAGATGTTTGGATTCTTGGTGGAAAAAAAATATATGAAGATGCGCTAGCAAATCCTTCATGTGATAAAATTTATGTAACAACCATTAATGCAGAATTTGAATGTGATATTGTAATAAATTTATCAATTTATGATATCAAATGGAACAAGGTTGTGACAATTTCAGATATTAATATAATAGATAATAAAGAATATATATTAGAATTTAAAGAAGGTATTTTGTTGGCAAATACAGTAACATATGAAAAAGAAGAACACTTGCCCGTAGAAATTCTTCAATTTTATACAAAACCAGAGTTTGTAGAAAAGTTTATAAAAGCAGATTATGATGTATGGACAATGAGAGAAGCAATAAATAATAATATTGCACATTTTCCTTTTTTATCGAAAGAAGTTTTATTAAATGATAATAATCCAGGCGAGATTACGATTGTTCATACATGGAAGTCTATAGAACTGTGGAAAATGATTGATCAGAGAGATTTTCAAAAAAAATGCATAAAAGAGTTTAATGAGGCTTTTCCACATCCATATCATCTTTTATCAAATGTACATGATTCCAATTTTTTTAAAAGATACAGGTATTCAAAATATGAAGTTAAATAATTTATACATTTTTTTTTCTAGTTTGTTTTTTTGCTTTCTTTGGCAAAAGTTTTGCAGTTCCTTTTTTTCTGGCGCGCAATTGTGATAACAATAATAATTGATCGTGTATATTTTCTTCCAATATTTCATCATCGTCATTAAATACAGATTTCTTACTATTTTCTTTGATTGGTGAAAGGAACCACATGGGCGGTACAGCCAAATTTTTTCCAAAAATTCCGTGTTTAGCATCTTCATCAATAGAAAGTGATTTTATGGCACCTTTTCCACCTTTCAAAAGAAGAGAATCAACAGAAAATCCTCCACTGTATATATTTTCTCCCAAAGAATAAAAAATCAAATCATTATTTTGAAATCCGCCTTCTTGCTCTTGCTCTTCTTGTTTAGACATATATACAATTGAGATAGTATATATTTCTAAGAAAATCTTTTAATCTCTTGAACTAGTTTGACTTCGCGGTTTTGTTTGATATGATCCATAATTTGCTTTACTTGTGATTCATTTCGAATCAAACTAGACAATGATTTTTCTAAATATTTCAAAGTCAAAGGTTCGCTAACCCTTGTTTTGGCAAATTTTAATTTACCGTCACTAATTTCAATATTTGCATTCGACATTTGATGAGTTTCAGCAAAATCAATCAAGGATTCTGATAGTTTTGCTTTTTTCTCTCGTATCTCTTTGGTCTTTTCATGTAAAAGTCTTAATTGATTATCCATACTAACCCATTTTTGTATATTTTCTTCAAATTCCTTCATTTGTATTATTCTGATATTATTTATTTGCGATATTTTCGAGTACTATATTTTTGGGTTCTTTGTTTTCGTGAGCCAAATCTATTTTGAGCAAACCATAATGAAAACGGTACAAGTGCTTGCGAAATTGCACTTCCCCAGTTTCCTCCTCTTTTAGATCGTTTTCTGCCGCCCATTTTTCTTCTAGCTCCTGCGCTTTGAATCAAATTTAAATTGGCGGTACTAGGAAAAGCACCAGCAACTACAGAAGGCTGCGTTCCTGCCAAATTTTGAACAGCATTACCAAAATTACCACCTTTTATAAATACGTTGTCCCATTGCTTATTCATTCCGCCAACATTATTTAATTCCCATTCGGATGCTCCCATTCCGCCTCTCATGCTGCGACGATGAGATTTTCTTCTTCTTCTTCTACCTCCACTCATACTAGATGATGATGATGAACCAAGACTAGATGATGATCCGGATGATGAACTTGAACTTTTGACCATGTATATATAAATAAGAGAGAAAATTTTAGAAAAGTTTTTCAAATATACCTTTATTACGCAAAATTAGGATAAACAATATCAATATTGCTAAAATCATGATAAAAATAATAAAAACTAAAGTGATAATTGTATAAATATAAGGCGTAATTTCCATAAGAATTACTTCCATAATGGGAGCAAACAATCCTTTTAACTGATACTTAATATCTTCTCTTTTCAAAAGATCCAAACATTGTTTTACAATATTTTCTTTCATAATTAGGATTTTTATTAAAAATTGTATCTTGATGCATATTGCGTGTTATTAAATGATAATTTTTCTTTCGTTTTACTAATGGATAATATTGTCTATCCAAATGATGACTTTGATTTTTCACAGTTATCTTTAGGAAATCCAACAGGTCTTCAAGGAGGTGCATATATGACAAAAATTTTATATAAAGATCAGCCGCTATATATTCAAACTCCTAAAAGTTTATCAAAACAAGGGTTTATTAAACATCCTAAAAAATATTATCTTGAATTGATGTTTGATAATAATGATGAAAAATTATTTCGATGGCTGGAGAATTTAGAAGAACGATGTCAAAAACTTATTTATGAAAAGGGAGAAACATGGTTTCAAAATCAACTTGAATTAAATGACATTGAAAATGCATTTGCCACAACAATTCGACCCTATAAGTCGTGCAAATATTATTTGTTGCGTGTAAATGTTAAAATGAATTATCAAACAAATGCGCCTATTGTAAAAATTTACAATGAAAATCAATCTGCTTTAACCATTGATGATGTGCATGCAGATACAAATATTATTTCTATATTAGAAATACAAGGTATTAGATTTAGTTCGCGCAATTTTCAAATAGAAATGGAACTTAAGCAAGTTATGACATTAAATTCAGAAGTTTTTTTTGATAGTTGTTTAATTAAACCCAGTGCAAGTATTAAGGAGAAACAAAAGGAAGAATACAAAGAAGAAATAAAAGAAATAAAAGAATTGAAAGTAATAGTAGAAAAAAATCAAGAAAATCAAGAAGAATTGATTAAAGAAAATGATTTAGAGAACGCGATGGAAGAAAATATAACAAATGAGCTGAAAGAATTTGATATAACAGATATTTCTACTTTAGAAACGATGACATTAAAAAAACCAAACCAAGTATATTATGAAATATATAAAGAAACTAGAAAAAAAGCAAAACTTGCAAAGAAAGAAGCTATTCTAGCATTTTTGGAAGCAAAGAATATTAAGAAAACGTACATGTTAGAAAATGTAGATGATAGTGATAGTGACAATGATAGTACTTTTGATAATATGTCGGACTATTCGGAAGAAGAAGAAAATAAAGTATAGAACATATTTTTGAAAGAACTATAGGAAGATTCCAAAACCGAATATATATTTATTCTAATTAACTGTATTCTAAAAAATATTTTATCATCAATTTTATATAATGAGCATTTCACTGAAAAAGCTATGGTCGGATTATGGTATTGGCGCCATCATCGTTTTATTGATTCTAGCATATGGTGTTAGTTTATTTGCCAAATATGTAACAAACAAGGGCAGTTATGGTTCTGAAATGATGAACTCTCAACCAAATTCGGCTTACCGAAATAAAGTAAGTAATTCCCCCAATGGAACAGGTTCCGGCGTTCAACCTTCCGATCCTTTAGGTGAAAATGAGGTTTTCGCTTCTGTACAAGGAATAGCATCGCCTTCTACAGGAATTCCTACGTCTTGTTCAAAACAAAATATTCAGAATCCTTCTGATTTATTACCCAAAGATAACAACAGTCAATGGGCACAATTAAATCCTTCTGGAAAAGGCGAACTTTCCAACATTAATTTATTAAAGGCTGGTTACCATATTGGTATTGATACAATTGGTCAGACTCTTCGCAATGCTAATTTACAGATTCGTTCTGAGCCACCTAATCCTCAGCTCTATGTTGGTCCGTGGAATTTGAGTACTATCGAGCCTGATTTTATGAGACCTCCTTTGGAGTTAGGTCAAGGAATTCAATAAAAAAAAAGTAAAAAAGTAAAAAAGTTAAAATAAAAGATTAAATTTGTTTGATTTTTAGAAATCAAATAAATAGAGTTATTTTTGTAATAAATAATTAACATCAACCTTTGTATTGTCTGTAATTTTTCGTAGAAAAAATTTACCCAATGTCCTAATTTTACTTATTTCTTCATTTGATAAACTATTAAATATTTTAGGTGTGGAGCCGCTCCATACTACATGTGTAGTTGATTTTTTTTCAATATTAGTAATATTTTTACAATTTATTAAATAATTGATATATGCGTGTTCATCTGGAATTGGAGAATGGTTAAATATAGATTTTATTTTGTCATGTTCTTTTACGATAGTAGTTGCATCCTGTTTTGATAAAATACACCATTGCGATTGCATCAAGAATTGTTCCTTTGAAAAATTAGACTTATTTTGCAATTTATCATATCGATTTAGATGCACTGGCAGTTTAGCTTTATTATAACTAATAATACTATTTTTTGATTGCAAAAAATTATATAAATTAGAAAAAGATGTTACTGGTATTGTATTATGTGAAACAATAATAAAATGTGTTATTTTTGAATGTTTTAAGGCTTCTGCTAATAATAATTTTTGTGCCTCTATTAAAGAAAAATTCCCCCATCCGGTTTCACATCTTTCTGATAGAATGCAATGCTTAAATAAATTTTGTTTTCGTATTTCAGTTGTACTTTTAGGATGAACAAAAATTTTATAATCGTTTGAATTTGCATTGCTAAAATATTGGGCCCAAATACTTTCTTTACAAATAGCATCATATGTTAAAAATAAAAAAGCAATCATATATTATTTATATATTTTATTATAATAATAATATAAGAAAATTTAAATGTATAACAAATCAGATATATTTTTATATATAATTATTGGTTTTATAGTACTTGTATGTCTAAAAATATATTCAGAATCAGAGTTATATAATTTAAAATGTATTATATCCTCTGTGGATGGAAATAAATATTGTGTGAGAGAAAGATCTAAAGAAAAACAGGCTGCAAATTTATTAGCACAAGTTACAGAAAAATGCAAAAACTTGGTCGAATATATGAAAAAAAAACACCCTGATGATGAAAGAGTCGAACGTTTAGTAAAAGGATTCAATCCTAAAAAAATTTCAGAGACGTTGCCCACAAGCGAATTGACTGCATACAGTGAAAATAAGGGAGAAAAAATTGCTTTTTGTCTAAATAAGAAGAAAGAAGATGATACACAATTAATTGATATTAATACTTTAACATTTGTTGCATTGCATGAACTGTCACATATTACGACAACAAGTATTGGTCACAAACAAGAGTTTTGGCAAAACTTTAAATTTATTTTAGAAAATGCAAAGTCTGCAAATATTTATATACCTATAGATTACAAAAAAAAACCTGAATCTTACTGTGGTATGACAATAACAGATAATCCATACTATGATCTATAATGGAATAGATATAAATATAAATCAAATAATGTTTATAGATGCTATGCATAATGATAATAATTTTTTTTATAATTCGTGTTCATTCTTTAAGAGGATATATTAAACACCAATCATGGAATCAAATACGTAGTCTTCTTAGCCAACCTTCTATAACGCCTATTATGAAAGATTGTATTCATAAAAAAATATATTATTATTACGAGTTTTTGGCACTCAAACAAACAAACCTTTTTTATAAAAAATATTGGAAATATTGCACACATATACCAAAAAATGAATTGGCGATTTATGCTCTTTACGGATTAAACAAGGCTATTCGAACGTATAATCCAAAATATTTATTTTATACGTATGCAATAACTTATATAAATGGTGAATTATTTACAGGCTTAACAGATCTGCAACCACTAACAAATTTACCAAAACAATATAGAAAAAATACTACCTGGAAAAATAATAATAGAAATTTATTTGAAATTAAAACAAATCCTGTTTTGATTCAAAATGATTGGCAAATAGATAAACTAGTAAATAATAAAAATAAATATATTGATAATAATATAATTAATTATTATGATAAAATATACAAGTATGAAAATATATGGTCAAAAATTAATAAACTTGATGCATTTACAAGACGTATTTTTAACTTAAAATATGACTATGAATTTAATACTATTCGTTCAACAAAGGTAGTAGCAGAACTTATGTGTTGTTCAGTTGAACAAATACGAATAAAGTTTGAAACTACCAGAACATATTTATTTTATTATGAAAACCTGATTTCAAACAGGCGCTAACAAAGTAAGATACAACGAAACAAGCAATATATAAAGCAATAAATACCATCATAAATACCATCATAAACTTATAAGATGTATAAGAAGGGGATGAACAGTATATTGAATAGTAATCAACAATTTGCTCATTTGTTGCATCAAGATTAACATTCGAACTTCTATATGTAAGTGGAAAATTTTCTTTGTTATAGATTTTAGAAAGATATTCATTCACAAATGCTGCGCGATTCTCGTCGGAAAATGTATAAGTAGTAAATCGTTCAAATTTGTCAGCAAATAACTGTTGGTCCATATAATCACAGATTGTAGATTTGTATTTTCTAGAACCGTCAAGGTAATCATTCTCAAAAAGCGACAATTCTTTCGTTGCAAGAATTCTTGCAACATTATTTTCTTGTGCAAGTATTTTTTGCTCGACTCTACGTTGTCTGCGTCTGCGCCTACGGCCTGCCCTGCTTGCAAAGCAAGCATTAACTATAAATAATACAATAATGATAACCTGAAAGTTCATATTTCAATGTGTCTATAGTCTATTAGATTAACTTATTTGGTTTCAATTTTTAAATTATAACGAAATCAAACTATTCAAAAACTAATCATACTATATTGAACAGAATATTTCATTTTTGAATTTACTTGTAAATCTACACGATAAAAAAAAATATTTTGTTATTTATATGTTAGTTTTTTTAACTGGCGGTTTGGGATTTATAGGAAGTCATACTGCAGTAGTGCTTTCCAATGCGAATATTAAAGTTGTTATTATGGACAATTTAAGTAATTCAAAAATAGATGTACTTGACAAAATAAAATCTATATCAAATTATCCTGAAAATATTTATTTTTTTAAAGGCGATACAACTAAAAAAAGAGATATTTTAGATGTATTTTCTCAATATTCACAAATTGATGCGGTTATTCATTTTGCTTCTCTTAAAGCTGTGAATGATTCTATTAAAATGCCATTGCTTTATTATAAAACGAACATAAATTCATTGATCAATTTATTGGAAGTAATGGAAATTTATAATTGTAATAAATTAGTATTTTCGTCTTCAGCAACCGTATATGGAGGAAAGCAAATTTCGCCATTTTGTGAATTAATGAGTACTGGCACAAATATAACCAATCCTTATGGGCAAACAAAATATATGCAGGAACAAATTTTGCAAGATTATGCAAAAACAAATGAAAAAATGTCTATCATTATTTTGAGATATTTTAATCCAGTTGGCGCACATTCGTCTGGTATCATCGGCGAAGACCCGAATGGTGTTCCGAGTAACTTACTCCCTTTTATACTAAAAGTTGCATCTAAAGAATATGAAATGTTGCAAGTTTTTGGAAATAATTATAATACTCCCGATGGATCATGTATTCGAGATTTTATTCATGTAATGGATGTTGCTGATGGACATTCTACAGTAATTACTGCTGTCAATAAACCCGGAATTTATATTTATAACTTGGGTACTGGTAAGGGAACGTCTGTTCTTGAATTTATTACGAGCTTTGAAAAGGTAAATAACATTACTATTCCCTATCAAATTTCAAAAAAAAGAGAAGGTGATATAGATGCTTCCTATTCTGATGTGTCAAAAATATATAATGAAATTGGATGGAAGTCAAAGCATTCTTTAGAAGATATTTGCAAAGATGCTTATCAATATTTATTGAAACGTAATCTTTAGACTAAATATTTTATTATTACTTTTATTTTCCTTACGAGTTGAAGTAAGAAAATAATTTTTATAAATATAAAAATTATTTATTTATATTAAAATAAACAGATAAATATATATATACAATAATAGTAATAGTAATGTTAGAAACAAATTTTATTTACAAAGTAAATTATTTAAAAGCCAACAATATTGTGCAAATTCATGTATTTTATGGAGAGAATTTAGATCCAAGCATTGATTTAGATTCTTTATTTAAAACGGATCCGGCGAATGATGTATTTACTGAACCTTTTTCACAAACTCATATATTTAATACAGAAGAAATGAAATATATTACAGAAAATAATATTCCAGTACATTTTGTTTCGCAACAAATTCATTATGATGATAGTATTGGAACAATTAAATTGAAAATAATAGAAAGTTTTTCGAATACTTTCTCTCTAGAAGAAATGTATTTATTTTGCTTAAAGGAAGAAACGTTTCAGCCTGAAAATGTGTATCAGACTTTGACGCAAAATAAGAAACTTCCTTTAACACGCGTTCGATTCGACCAGTTTCTCTCGAATATGATACGCAATGAACAAGGTGAAGAAATAAGATTTGATATACCTGATAAAGAATTATATAGTTATGATGATGTATTATCTTTAAATTTGGAAGGAAAAAAATTTTGGGTTAGTAAGGTATTAGGTCAAAAATTTTTTATTTTATTAAATGAATATCCTTTTATATATAATCCGTATGATGTAACAGAATATGATGAATTTATTGAAAGAATAACGCGTAAATCATTGACAACATTAAATAGTCACTTATTACTGAATACTGGAAATATTGTAGAAAATAATATATATCTATGTTTGGCAGCAGATGTATTAGAATACGCAAAAAGTAAAGATCTCTCAGAGTTGATTACTATAAAATTATATTATCCATTTTTATTTAAACAGGCTATTCAAAACTCAGATATATTGCAAGAAAAGAAATACGAATTATTAGAAAAAAATAAAAAGCTATTAACTTCAAATACAGAGGACTCTTTTCGTGCAGTTAATTTATTTTATGATATATATAAAAATAAAACAAGCGATCTAAAATATCAGTATCGAGGTATCAAATTTATAAAGGTAATGATATATTCTGATGTTGTTGTTAAAATGCCACTTGATGTTATATTTAAATTAATTCATACTTCAGAAAATAATCCACTTGTTAAATATAATCCAGCATCAAGACAAGAAAATATTTATCGTTTATTTACAGATAAAATTTCAAAAGATGGGAGAAAAATTCCCTTTTTGAATAAATCAACTATTATAAAATTGATGAAAAACATTGGAAAAGTGCGATCTGTTAGCGTATATATCGAATACAATGGAGAAAAAGAAAGAGAGAAAGAGAAAGAAACGATTATTTGTGAATTTTATGAGGATGGTAGTATTTCCATTTCTTGCGAATTTGAAAAAATAATGAATATTTCGGACATTACCGCTATATTTCGCAAAGCAGTAAATCCAATTATTGAAGAAGTTAAAATATATTTTGAAGAAAATGGATATCGTGTTTCGTTATTCGAAAGTTTGTTTGAAGATAATGTAGATGTAAAACAAATAACGTATCAGACTGTAGTTGAAATAGATAATATTATTCAAATTGATGAAATTATTGGATGTTTAAGTAGCATTTTTATTGTCGAGTCGGTTGAGGAACAAGGCAAACGTATAGAAATGAGATATAAACGTGTAAGTAATTTCAATAAAAAAACAAGTCAAGAAGCTTTTATTATTGAGCAATCTAGCCAAAAAAATGGATTACGAGGTGAAGAGCTGTTAGAGGCCCTTGTTAAAAATTATGATATGACTGCAGGAGAAGCAAAAGAATTGCTAATAAAAATAGTAAATGAATTAGAAGTAGAAAGAGGTGTCAAAAGATCGGATATTGAAATTAAAATAAATCCAGGATTTAAATCCCGCGTCGTTGTAAATCCAATTACTAGTTTGGCTCTTATTGAAATAGAAAATATTAATGATATACAATATTTATCATTGATACCCATTTACTTGGATTCTTTTATACGTTTGACACAGGATCCTACTTCAACTAATGTTCCATTGGAACGAATAAAACAAACTTGTGGAATATCAGAGAGAGAAGAAGTCGAGATAGATGATATTATTGCTGCATCAGAAGTAATTTTTGCAGATCAAGAAGATCCCGAATCTATTTTGGATGAATTTTTGGAAGATGATTTATTAGAAACAGATTCTGAAATAGAGACAGAGATAAAATCAAAAAATGTACTAGATCTTCTTTTTGATGAAGAAGAGGAAGAAGAGGAAGAAAAAGAAGAAGAGGAAGAAGAGGAAGAAGAGGAAGAAGAAGAAGAAGAGGAAGAAGAAGAAGACTTGGAAGGAGGCGCAAGTCAAACGCCAAGTTCAAGTTTATCTTTTGGAGAGATTAAAGGACTTGAGCAATTAAGTTCCGAACCATCAAGTTCAAACGAAATTACTATTTCTTCGGAGCCTGATGTTTTGCCAGAAAAGAAAACTAGTGTTCAAAAAGTAGCAGCTGCTCCAACTGTAGTATCAGCAAAAGCAACTGTAGCTGCAGCAACTGTAAAAAATATAGATGGTATGAAATTAACAAATCCCTCTCCTTTTTTCAAAAATATGGAAGAAAGAGACCCCGTTTTATTTTTACGAGAAAACAAGGGTAAGTTTAATGCGTATTCTCGCACATGTCCATCAGCAGATCGCAGACAGCCTATTATTTTAACAGATCAAGAATTGGAAAATATCGAAAAAGAGAAACCTGGTTTTTTAAAAGAGGGAGACGTTATCAAATATGGGTCAAATCCTGATAAACAATTTAATTATATTTGTCCAAGATATTGGTGTTTAAAAACAAATATGCCTATTGACCCAAGTGAAATTGTTGATGGGAAACATCCAACTTGTGGAACAGTTATACCAAGAGATAAAAAAACTGTACCAAAAGGGGCATATATTTACGAGTTTTTTAGTCCTACTGCACACGGAACTCAAGAAAATTATAAACAACATAAACCCGGTTTTATAGCAGAAGGAAAACATCCAGACGGATTATGTATTCCATGCTGTTTTTCTAATTGGAATAAAAAAGCACAAATATTGCGAAGACAACAATGCGCTCAAAAAAGTAAAAAAGCGACGGAAGAAAATTTGGAAGAAGTAGGAGAAAAATTAGAAGAAAAAGAAGATAAATTGGCAGAAGCATTTAAAGAAGAAGATAAATTGGCAGAAGCATTTAAAGAAGAAAAAAAATCGGAAAAAGAAGGAAAAAAGAAAAGCAAATCTGGAAAAAAAGCAGACGGTAAAAATCAGCAATTTGTAAAAGAAAAGGAAGAATATATTAAAAGTCCTGAAAAATTTCCATTGGATTCTATGAGATGGGGATATTTACCTATGGCTATTCAACTTATGCTTCACGAAATTAGCGCAGATTGTCAAATTAGTAAAACAAATACCAACATTAAACCATTTCATAATTGTTTGTTGAGACACGGAGTTCAAGAAAGCCAAGTTCAATCTTTTATTGCTTGTATTGCAGATGCTAAATTTTTTGGCGAATCTCAAGTTCCAAGTATTCAAGAGATGAAAGAGATAATCATTAATTCCATGACACTTGATACATTTATTACCTATCAAAATGGCAATTTATTAATTAGCTTTTTAAAAGAAGATATAAATGTAGAAGCAATAGATATAGATATTTCTATCTTTACTACAACCAAACTATATAGTAAAATTAATTTTGATAAAGAAGAAGAGGTCTTATATTTCAAGAAAATAGTGGGTTCATTTGAAAATTTTATTAGCTTTTTACGCGATCCAACTTCAATCATTGATTATACTTATTTATGGGATATTGTTACAAGGCCGAATCCAGAACTTTTCAGTCAAGGTATTAATTTAGTCATCTTGGAAATTCCAGAAGACGATTCCACAAATAATGTGGAATTAATTTGTCCAACAAATCATTACTCGACTAATTATTACGAAGCAAGAAAACAAACACTCATTATTATGCACAAAGGCGATTTCTTTGAGCCAATTTATTCTTACCGAAATGAAGAAACCAAATTAAAAGTGAGTAAAACATTCAGTGAATATGATCCACAATTATCCAAAACAATGCGTGCAGTATTTAAGAATATCATCAAACCATTGTTACACGATACATGCATTCCTTTGGCATCCATGCCAAATATATATAAATTTAAAACGCCGATTTTACTACAATATTTGATAGAACTTGTTCATAAAATTAATTATGAAGTGATGTTACAAGTTATTAATTATAGTGCAAAGGTAATTGGCTTGCTTATAAAAAATAATGAAACAGGACTTACCGGATTTGTTCCTTGTTATCCATCAGAAATACAACCTGCTTATGAGTATATATTATTTACAGATGATTCACTTTTTACGGGCTATAATGAAACTATACGATTTTTAACCAATGTATATAAAGAAAGCAAAGGAAAAATTCCATGCAAACCGGAAATAAAAGTGGTTGAAGATGATCATATTGTTGGTATATTAACAGAAACAAATCAATTTATTGAAGTTACTGATTTGCTTGTTGTTGAAACAGTGAATGATTCTTTAAAAATATTGCAAGATGGCAATCATTTGATTGCAGATAAAATAACTATGGTTTCTACCAAGGTGGATGATGAACGAGTAGAATACATTAAAAAAATAAAATTAGAAACTAATTTTTTCCAAGCATTTCGCAATACGGTTCGACTTTTATTAAATAATTATGAAAATTTGCAAATGAGAGAAAAAATGCTAACCGAAATAGAAACACCCTATATTCTATATTCATCCAAATTAGATAGTATTACAGAAGATCTTAGAATACTCGTAGATAACAATGTAATTTTTGTAGAAGAATATGATATTTCTTTACTCGATAAAATTTCAACTTGTCTTGTTGGAGATTGTGTCAAAAAATCTCCAGTATGTTCTGTAATAGAAGGTAACAAGTGTCAATTAGTTATACCTAAAAATAATTTATTAACTGGAAAAAATAATGAAATTTATTATTTTGGAAGAATGGCGGATGAGTTGATTCGTTATAGTAGAATCAGATCATATGTATTTCAACCGGATATATATCTCTCTTTTGGTATAGTAAATTATAACCTACATGAAAATGAGATTATTATTATACAATCCTTATTGAATCAAGATTATTTTGTTGGATTGGAACCAGTTTCTGTAAATAAGTATGCTATATATAATGCATACGATGATGCTGAACCTAAAAAAACACAATTGTATGAAAATAATGCAACTATAAATGAAGAAATTAATGTTGTGGGTGAAGCCAAAAGTGAATTACGTGAGTGTGTTGTGCAAACAAATACAAAAATTACCTCGGGTGTTTGGCAGAAATGTTTCCCTTCTTCTTTTTTTGAATTGGAATACGAAAAAACAAATCAATGCGGGTTTTATTTGATAATTGATATTATTAAACATATGTATCCTGAGAGAACTGTAACATTGAATGAAATTCGAAGAGAACTTTTAGAACAATATAGACAATACTTACCAACATTTCAAGATCAAATTATTGATATTTTAATTCTTGAAGGCAAAAAAACACTGGGAGATCAATTAAAAGCGGAGACATTATCTTTTCAGAATTTCATTTACACTGAAAGTTATTTTATAACAAATTTAGATATTTGGTTAATAATGCAAAAATATAAAATTCCAACCATATTTATTTCGAGCAAACCTATTTTGCAATCTAATCGTAACGAATTCGTTGCCTATGGAACTCGAAACGACAAGTTTATTTTTATTGTATTACCAGGTCTGCGTGCCGAAAATATTCCAAAGTTTAAAATTATTCAATCGCCGGATGCTGAAATTGCATTTCCTATTACTATTTTCCGATCGGAGGATTGTATGCATAATGTAGAAGAGGCTATTCAGAAATCGATTACAATTGAGGATTTTTTTAAAGGATTTACAAAAAAGTCCGCAGTAAAACCCAAGGCGAAAAAGGCAAAATTATTATTAGTGCCGAAAGAACAACAAGAACAAGAACAACAAGAACAACAAGAACAACAAGAACAACAAGAACAAAAAGATCTTCTTGATCTTGTACCTACGGGAGAAAAGAAATCAAGGCGAAATAAATCAAGTGTTGTAATTAAAAAACAAAGTCGTAAAAAGAAGCCGAATTTGCAAATTGTAGAAGAAGAAAATTAATTATCTTCCATAGAATCATAGTCATCTTCATAATTTAATTCAAAATCAGAAATAGCTATGGTATCATCATGAAAAGAGAGATGATCAGTATTAAATGTTACAACATATGTATATTTTAACGCTTGAAACAAAAAGGGATGGATACTCGAATCAAATATTGGATAAGGTGTGATAATTTTTTTACCAAAATCAGGATTATATTTTGAAAATTGCAATAGTTTTTTACGCAAACGGCGGGTTACCAGATATTTTTTTTCACAACCAAAAATTAGATATTTCCCTAAAAAATACAAGTGTAAATATGGTCTCATAATATTGACAAGCGTTTCTCTCGGAAAATCTTGGTCAATATCTATATAATAGTTGTTTATCATACTTGTAACATGATAATATAATTCATAATGATGCGAATAAGAAACATAATTTTTAATAAATACTTCACGAATAGAATGTTCATTATTTATTTTAAATATTTGTAAATCAAAATTGCATTGAAAAAATAATTCAAATAACATTGGCATAGTAAATAAATTAGTGCGAATAAAAAAATATAAATTATATAAAACAGCTTTATTAAAAGAGATATTATTATAAGGATTCTTAATTTTGTGTGGTTCCGCAAAAAAATAGCAGCAATGAGAGAGACTTGTATTGATAATATGAATTAAATCGTTGATGACAAATGCGTATTTAATACCATCTTGTAAAAGTACAAATACATTTTTTCTTTGAAGATCAATTTCATTTAGCATTAGATCCGTTTGTATTTTGATAGGTATTTTTTTCATTTTATAGATATGAACAAATTTAGACAATGCAAACATTTTTTTTTGTGTTTTAGAAAATGCATCTAATAAATTGTCCTTTTCCTTTTTAGAAAAAAAGATATTATCTAAATTCTCTTTTAGATGTTTCCATTTAATAGCTCGTATTTTTTTTTTTGTTTTTGTAAAATGATTTGTTTTTATGTAAAAATTAATAATGAATTGATACAAATAATAGGTTTGGGTATTTAGAATATTTTTTTGCATTGCTTGATAATACAAAAAGTAGTCTTCAGTTTCTGGCAGTGGTATTTCTAAATCATATAATTTATGAAGGATAGAGCAAAAAATACTCATAATATATTTCTTGCTCTATTATTTATACGTTTTTATAACGACAAACTAAAATACATTCTCAATTTCTTCTTTTTCTTCTTCTGGTTCTTTTTCCGCCCATTGTATGCGCTCTTCCGATCAGAGCCGGAACTGAAGTGCGTCTTCTTCTAACGAAATGTTGTCTAGGTATTCGTTTTGAAGTAAAAGAGGATCTCAAAGGTTGCTGCGGAGGTGTCGGACTTTTATCCCAATCCCAACCTCTTACGGCTTTTCGTCTTTGACGTTTTGTTAATGTCATCTCTTTATATTATATAATAAAAAAATATTATATAATTTTTTGCAACTTTTTGTAACTTTTTAACAAGTAAAACACGGTATATCTAAAATCCAGGATTGTAGTCGTTGTCTGTTCCTAAATCCGTTGTTTTGATGGTACTGACGTTATTTTGTATAACAAGATTATTTGTGCTGCATGGCTCTTCAATGTTTTCTGCTAGACCAAACATACTTTCAATAGCTTCCGCATCACTCGGTTGCTCATAAACAGTTGTTTCTTCCAGTTTTACCATTTCATCCAAGTCTAGCACTACTTGGAATGCACTTGTACCATACATTCCTTCTTGACCTACCATCACATTTGCTGAAACACCTCGCATAATATCTAGTTCTGCATGACGCGCCGCTTTCAAGAACATTTCAGGAGTTTCCTCAAAAGATGCTTTAGCAATGGGTCCAATATTATCATTATTGATTCCATGACGGAATATTGATATCATTTTATTGGTAAATGTCATTCTATCGCAGAGCAAACTCAAGTGATGATAGTTGATATAAGTGCCGTCAAACTCAATGACTTCTGCAAGCTCATTGTAAATGGTTTGTCTCGCTGCTTCAATACCAAAGATGTTGTAAATTTCAATAATATCATTACTAAATGTACGCTTGGAGTCGATGTAATCAAGTGCTAAAACATCCATCATATTGGTTCCGATGGTATCTAAAACCCAGATATCTTGCTTCTTATACACCCCAGATTTTTCTACGACATTGTCTTGTCCATTGATACGACGCAAAATGACCTTGTTAATCTTCTTGATGCCGCGGATCACAATATTCTTGAGCAGCTGATCTTGGAAATTCTTGAGTAAATAAATTTGATCCGATTGATCGAGTGAGCTTACCTTGGGCTTCTTCGCAGTTTTACTCGCACTCTGTTTTAAAATATTATTCATGCGAATGCGAAATATCAACTTATCTGAATTATAGTCTGAATATACGCAGCTAATATCGTCTGCATAACTATTCTTTAGTGTGAAATTGATATCATCCATGGTAATATTTTTCTCCAACATGATTTCTGGGATAAGTTCCATACGAATAATCCATTTTGATTTTTCATTGGTGTCTTCCATAGCAGCAATATCAGCGCATTCGTCCATCATATTTTCAAAAGTGCGATATTGTTCCATCGTCGTTTTGTCTTCATTAATCAGTGTATTCAAGTCATCGGGATCGAAACAAACTTCAATCGAGCTCACTAATTCTTGCAACTTTGTATGTTCCAACATATACATGATGCTCTGAGCTTTTTCCCTGTCTGTTTCGTCTTCAGGCTTTAAATAGACTGTGAGGGAAGGATTCTTGGGCTCTGAGGAAAGCGACAAAATTTCTTCGATTCTTGGCACACCACGCGTCACATTGGATTTAGAAGCGACTCCGGCAAAATGAAATGTGTCGACAATCGCAAGACCATTATATACATTGAAATTCCGAGTGTCTGCTACTGTTAGATCATACGCATACTTTGTAGTATTTGATACTTCCTCAATAGATATAATTTTATCAAAGAGTACGTCTGTTAAGCTATCATTTTTTCTAGATTCAAATATAATTTCACCATCAATTTCATTTGGGATAATAGTATAACGTCTATGAATATCATACTGATAAGAATGTTTCAACAACTCTACAAGATTACTTTGTTTATATTCTATCTTAATATTTAATTGTGATGCAAAATCATGAAGTTGCCCGCCTGGTATATGCAGTGTATATAGTTGATGAATATTTTTACTCAATGTTCCTCGATTATTTGATTCTGGCTTTTTGCATGTGCTAATATATCCATATGTTCCTAAAATATTCAATATTTGTTGAACATCAATTAATAAATCTTTTGAAACAGATGCCATAGTAATGGTCTTTTGTTTTATATCAATTGAACCGTCTCCACCAATGTAGGCATCCAAGAATCCTAACAGGCATTGCTTATTCGAAAAGATAATCTTATCGCTTACGAACTTATTATGACTTAGCTTACCGCAAAAGATCTCTAGAATGCGACACAAGACAGTATTGTAAATACGCAAGTCTTGGCTTGTCCAACCTTTTTGACCTTTATTCTCATGTCGATACACTTTGGTCTTGATGTTCCAATTTTCACACAATTCTAAAATAGGCTTGAAATAAGCAACATCATTATTAGAAATAGATATCTGGAATTTTGTCATACATCCTTCTGCTGCATAAGCACCTAGTAAATAACCAAAATTGTAATTCAGCGGAATCGTTTCGGGAATTGTGTATGCATTTATATTGGTTTGCGTCATATAGACACATCCAGGAGTAAATCCAGTTTTCGTCTTGCAACCATTACGTAACTTTTCACTTACTTTGGCTACAAACGAATCGCTGCGTTTATAAGGCAATGTGAATGTTTTCCCCTGATGTCTTGACCACCATTGATGCTGGTACATCACTGCCTTTGCCTTTTCTATTTCAGATGAGTACATATACTCTGTTGGAGGCAAAACTATTTTTAGGTCTAATGTAAGGGCTTCAGTAAAATCGATTTGTTTTGTGGAAACTGGTAAATAATCACCAACTTTTAATGTGTCTCCTTCTACTTGAGTTATTTTTCCATCGACCAATTTTAAAAATGATTTTGCTTTGGTAGCAATAACTTCACGTTGTTCCTTTGTAGTTACTTTTAACATGGTATTCGTACCGTCTTTATTAATAACGGGATGTCGAGTAACCGCTTCAATCTCTTTCCAGACAACCTCTCCATCTTCTGTGCATGAAGGAATTTCAAAGTATTCGATGGGCTCGGCATAAGTCGTATCTTTCTCGGCATAATATTCCAACTTTTTGGGAGCTGCAATATGCTTTTCAATAAATTCACCTATCTGAACCTTTTGAATAATACCTTCACGATTCCTGACAATAATAGGTGTCTCAAAAGTTACTGAGTTTAGTGTATTATGAACAATGACACCATAATCAGTCATAAATGTTTGATTCGCGGGAACAGTAAAATCATAGACATATTCCGTTTGTTCTGGTGTCCATGTTTCAATCTTGATAATTTCATCCCAAATGACATTCGACTCAGCCGCTTGTTTCAAAATGGCGAGTTCTGCTGCAATCTTTTGAAAATCCGGATGCGTTTCAAAGATTTTTACATACTTTTCCAAAGTGCGACGCCCAATGGTATCCTTCTTGGCCCATCGTCCATAGTTGCGACTTTGTCCGGGCAAAGCCAACGTCTTTCCACACTTGGCAATCATTTCACCTAGGCCTTCGATTTTATCGATCTCATCCGATAAGTTGTGTGCATTTTCTCGTTCATTGTAATCAACTAGTTCTTGCAACTTCTCAGGATGAACTAGCGATCCAATACACTTTTGATATTGTGTGCTATACTTGGATGAAATGGCAAGATTATAAATATTAGAACCGCGAGTAAAATTTTCCTTGATCGAGCCAAAGATATCAAAGTAATTTAGGAGCAACGCCATATCTTTGATCAGTTGCTTGGAACGACTGCATACGCGAATCTGGTGATGAAGTTTATCATTCTGAAAATTACCGTCTCCGTCAAAGTACGACTGGATAAGCCCCGCCTTGAACTCGTTAGGAGCCAAGAATGCAAAGTTGGGAACATGTTTTACAAAAGAACCATTATCACAGGTTTCTAGTAAGAATTGAGCTAGCGGCTTATAAGAGAATGCAGTAATCGTGCTAGGACCATACACACATTGTCGTTCAATAACTCGACAGTCTTTGCCAAATTGCTTTGCAAATTGTTTTGTATTTTCAATGAAATGTTGTGATATATTAGTAATATTAATTGTACCATTTACATCCTGAGATCCGGTCTTCTTACACAGATTTCCTTCCGCCAAATAAGCTCCAATAAACCAACCAAATAGGTAATCTAGTTTATATTGTGTATCTCCGATTTGAATCGAATCCTGGACAAATGTATTGTCAATGTGTTTCGCCACAGGAATGCGCATTCCTTCTTTCATATCAGCACCAGTAATAGGGACGACTGTTTGGTCTCGACGAATCAAGTGTGAGTGACTTGTGGTTGTTTCTACGATGCGCCCACTTCTAGTCGTCACTTTCATTAGTTCTCCATTAACTGGATGTCTGCTCACATGTGAAATCTTATTCCAGTGCGTTTTTTCTTGACCATCGACGCCAATGATATAATATTCGTCATCCAATGCATCCAACAATGTTTCAACACTATCATGATGACCTGTATTAAAGGTGTATTGCGGAAATTGCTCAATCAAATTATCGCACAGGGCGCCAATTTTTTCTGAGACCATAAAAATTTTTCCAGAAATTTTATTTTTTTTCACACACCTAATATGCTCACAATATCGATTCGACATCTGTGTAGTTGGCTCGCCAATGCTCTGCGCGGCAATCATGCCCACCATCTCGCCAGGCGCAACAATGGCGCGCTTATAATTAATAGCAATTGTCTCCAAAAGAACGGTAAGCGCGGCGTGATTGAAACGCTTGACAATAAGCAAGTCTTTTACGGACAAGTTGAAATAATACAAGGTTTTGAAAAGCAATGTAGGCGGCGCGCATTGAATCTTTTCCAAATTTGAAAAGGTTGTATCAATCATCTGTATTGCCTCTAGTGGGGTAATATCTACAACTGAATTTGCAGTGAGATTTTGTTGGCCCATGATATTATTGATAATATAGGAAAATGCTACAGGGGAATGTACAACGCTGTCCCCCTTGTTTTTGAAGACATACTTGACAATATTATCGCGGCTTATGATCATCTCATCTGTCAGCGTTTTAAGACGAATTTGTGATTCAGCAAGCTGTTTCTTGTGACGAACAAGAACATTCTTCAAGAAAATATGCGACAATGTTTTATTCTTAGCAGCTTCATCCGGAATATTAAAGTGAGCATAAATATCTTGAATACTCATTGTCACAAGGGGAATCTGCTGATTTTCTACTTTCACTGGATCCACGCCATCATCTCCATAAGTAAATTGTACAATTTTTCCCTTGTTTGTTCTTACCGTAGTGTCATAAGAAACCATCAAGTCTTCCAAGCCCTTGATCAATCTGCGTTGAATATATCCAGTGGTGGAAGTTTTGACAGCTGTATCAATAAGACCTACACGACCACCCATGGCATGAAAGAACAGTTCTTGTGGCGACAAACCATTAATATATGAGCTTTCAACAAATCCACGCGCAACTGGACTATCATCGAACTTGGTAAAATGTGGCAAAGTTCGCTGATCAAAACCATAAGGAATGCGCTTGCCATCCACGTTTTGCTGTCCCAAGCATGAAATCATAAAAGAGATATTAAGATCGCTACCCTTGGAGCCGGCATTGACCATGGTAACAAATCGATTGTCTTTGTTCAAACTTTTTAACCCGATCTTACCAGCTTCCGATGTGGCTTGGTTTAAAATATTATTAACTTGTGTTTCAAACTCTTCCACGTTGGTTTTTCCAGTGTTGTTCTCAAAAATGCCTAGTTGTGTTTGATCAATCAGTCCCTTGACATCATTCTTTTTTGCTGTAATTGTCTTGATAATGTCTTGATTTGTTTTTTCATTCGACATTAAATCGCTGATGCCTACGCTGAATGAACTGGATTTCATATATTCTGTAATAATATTTTGTAGATCATCGACAAAATCTGCCGACTTGAAATTGCCAAAGTCGTTGCAAACACGATGAATGAGACCCTTGGTCCCTGCACCTAAGACGCCCTTTTCTAATTGGCCTCTGATATATTTACCATTCTTAATTTCCAAGATATTGTTTGATGAGTGCGGGTCATCACTATCATTGAAGAGCTTTGTCTTGTAATGAAGTGTCATCGGGGGCAAAATCTGCGACAAAATATCAAAGTTGGTAATTTTTTCGCCAGAATCTCGTTTTTCTGTAAGAAGACTTTCATTGACGCGGGGGAACATCATCAAAAGATTCATTGCGTCGCGCGGATTGAACGCAATATTTTCTCGGGTGAAACGGTAAGATCCCAACATGGAATCCTGATAAATACCAATAATGGCCGCATTGTTGGCTGGGCTGATAATTTGATACGGCACCGCGGCCAGGTGTCGTAATTCAGCATCTGATTCCGCGTCTTGCGGCATGTGTAAATTCATTTCATCTCCATCAAACGGAAGATCCCCAAGGTTTCCCAAGGGGCCGGACTGTATCTTAAGCAAGCTCTGGATGGCTAATCCTTCATCGCTCACCAACACCCGTTCAGTCTCTGAGTGCCCATCATATCCTACCATAGCGGAGTTAGACAGTAACACTGCGGATTTCCCAATCCTTTACATTATTACCATTGGGTTCGGCTATTAACCGAGTTCCTCTCCAAAGTTTCCTAAGGAGAGTGGTAGTAAAGGCTCTAAGGGGTTTCCCGCAACAAGGTGTTTTGCAAATAAATCAATAAATGTTTGAGGCAAATGTATTTTATTTTTTTCGTGATACTCTTTTAATTTTTTTACGTGTTGTTCAATTTGCGATGGTATAATTTTACAATTTTTTTTCAAGTTTTCTTTCTAGAGCAGCATACTGTTCTTTCCGACGTTTGTTACTACAAACTCTGCATATGTTTCGCTTGAGAATGAATAATTCGGAGGATTTTGTTTGATCGCATCTTGAACATGTTTTCTCTAAAATGGGTGTATTCACTACCATCCTTTTATATAACGTTGAAGTTTTTTTAAATAGGTTGCCTTAACATTTATTTGATTTATTTACTAGGGAGTAGCACGCTTTTCACGCTCCCTGTTGCCGACATTGATGTTTTGAAAAACCCCGCTGCATATATGCAGCCAGAAAATTCATCGGCATTGTAAGGTTTTGTGTCTGCAACGTTCATGCGAAAAGTATCACCTTTTTGCATAATCTTTGCGATGTGACACATCATACTCATTCTGTGAAGAGTAGGTTGTCTGTTGAAAAGAATCGGATCGCCGTCCATCATGTGACGATGAACAATGTCGCCATCTTCCAAAACGATCGAATTGCGATCTACATAGCGCAATGTAATAGAATCGCCATTTTTCTTTTCCAAAATCTTAGCGCCGGGATGGATCAGGGGTCCATTTTGCACCAATTTTGTCAAGAAAGCGCGATTTACACGATTTACTACTACTGGTTTGGTAATATTCTTAGCGATCTTCATGGGAATACCCAGTTCTCGAATAGAAATATTTGGATCAGCTGTAATGACGGAACGAGCACTAAAATCGACACGTTTTGCCATGAGGTTGCCTCTCATACGCCCTCCTTTTCCGTTCAAACGATCCTTGATCGATTTTAGCGGACGACCAGAGCGCTGTGCAACCGATGCAACACCAGGAATCTTATTATCCACTTGTGTCGCAACATAATATTGCAAAACGGTTGTCCAATCATCAATCACATTTGCAGGCGCATTATTGTTCATCTTTTCTTGTAACGTCTTGTTTGTTTTGATAATATTTACCAAAATATGACTGAGATCATCTTCTGAACGTTGTTGCGCGTCGTGCTTTACAGAAGGACGTACTGCAGGAGGCGGAACCGCCATCACTTGACAAACCATCCAATCGGGACGCGACCAAATGGGGCTAAACCCCATAAAAGAGACATCCTCATTGGAAATACGCTTGAAAATCTTCACAACCATCTCAGGCGTAAGCTTGATAATCAAGTTTTGCTCATTGGGCGTATCATTTTTCCATTCTGCAAAGATAGTCGCCAATCCTTCCTTGCGAATCTTTTGAGGCTGCAAACAACCACAGCCATTATCAGTATCTTCGCCGCAACGCTTGATTTTTGAAGCTATGGAAAAGACATACTTCCATCGATTCTCGGACATCATTTTTAGCGCTTGGCTATACTTTTCTTTGCTGATTAGTAATTTGCTGCACTTGAAACAAACACATCGCAAGACCTTAAGAATCGTACTTAAATATTGAATATAAAACACTGGACGTGCAAGTTCGATATGTCCAAAATAACCGGGCGTCTGCATATAATCGAGACCATCGGTTGGACAAATGAGACCTGGTTCTAAAACACCCATACGAGGGTCAAACAAGCCACCAATAACAGGCTTGTTATTTACATAGGTGTCTCGCGTAGTAATCTCAGCAACAGAACCCTTTCGAATCTCATCTGGCGATAAAATACTGAACTGCAACCCCAAAATTTGTGAAACGTGTTGATCACCCAAGATTTTTTGATTCTTGGCCATTACTCCTTATATTATTATGCTATATTTAGATTGTTTTACAATCAATTTTTATTTCTACTAAATACGAATTTTTATAATAATTATTTAGAATAATTTTACAAAAAATATTTATAAAATTTAGATACTAATAATATCATGTCGTATCGTTAGACAATATTTTGCGGTTTTATATTATGAATTATATTTTTAGAATAAAATTGAATCTTACTTAAATATAATTATACACTAATAATAATACAATGCCTGTCGATAAGAGAAATAAAATGAAGAAGGAAACAAAGTCGAATAAGAAGTCCAACGAGCAATCGGATAGCGATGATGATATTAGTTTTACAAGTGATAGCGAAGAAGAGGAGGAGGAAATGGATAAGCACGAATATCGCAAGTTTCTTTCGAAGATCTTTCCTTCTAAATACATGAACAAGAAGGTAAGTGCTGGAGAAAAGTTGAAGAAATTATTGGATGAAGAAGATGAAGAGGAAGATGATGAACCAGTAAAAAAGAGCAAAAGAAAAAATGAAAAATTAAAGCAAAAAGAAAAAGGAAAGTCAAAGATAAAGTCCAAATCCAAAAAATCTATCAAGGAAGAAGAAGAAGAAGAGGAAGAGGAAGAGGAAGAGGAAGAAGAAGAAGATGATGCAGATAAAAAAATTAATATTATCTTTACGATTGGACAAGCAGCTGATGATGACGAGGAGGATGAATGGATCGACGAAGATGATAGTGATTACGATGATTATGAGACAGAAGATGAAGATAAAAGTGTATCTTCGGATGATGATTCTGACGAAGATGAGGCAGAAGAAGAGGAAGATGAAGAGGAGGAAGAAATTATTGTAAAGAAAAGTAGTAGGAGAAAAAAAACAAATGAAGATGAAGATGAAGATGAAGAAACCGGTAAAGGTAAGAAGGAAAAGAAGAAAGCATCTTTGGAGGAAGAAGCACTATTACAAAAGTTGAAAGATATGCAAGAAGCAGACAAGGACAATACATTGCTAAAAGAATGTTTGGCAGTCTGTCAAGGCAAGATTGATGAGAAAAATAAAAAGGTGGAAAAGAAACAAAAGAAGCAAAAGAAGAAGAATGGCAGAATTTTTAAGAAGCTTCTTCGCGATAAAAATACCATGAATGATTTTACCTTCTTTGAAAAGATGGGCACTGAAGAGCAAGTAAAGATTATCAAAGAAGTTCGCGAAATCAATAAGATTATGCGCATTGAAAAGCCATATCGTATGACCTTGTTGGAGTCTCAAATTCCGGCCATTTTCAAAGCAGCAGCAATGAAGAAGATTAATTCATTGCGTTATATGGAGCCAGGAAGCGGCGAATTTTACAAGATTAAGAATTGGGTGGATACATTTATGCGTATTCCTTTCAATAAGTTTGAAACTTTGCCGATTACGATTGATAACGGCGTAGAAGAGTGTCATCAATTTATGGAACAAGCGCAAAAAACACTTGATTCTGCTATTTATGGCTTGAACGATGCAAAGATGCAAATTATGCAGATGCTCGGCCAGCTAGTCACAAATCCAACATCTATTGGAGCCGCCATTGCTATTCATGGCCCACCTGGAACAGGAAAAACGAGTTTGGTCAAGGAAGGTATTAGCAAAATTTTGAATCGTCCTTTTGCCTTTATTGCTCTAGGTGGCGCAACAGACAGCAGCTTTTTGGAAGGACACTCTTATACGTACGAGGGTAGTGTTTGGGGAAAAATTGTGCAAATTCTCATTGATAGCAAGTGCATGAATCCCGTAATTTATTTCGATGAATTGGATAAGATTAGCGGAACGCCAAAAGGCGAAGAGATTGCTGGAATTCTTACGCATTTGACAGATACATCACAAAATAGTGAATTTCATGATAAATATTTTGCAGAGATTGATTTTGATTTATCAAAGTGTTTGTTCATCTTTAGTTACAATGATGAGTCGCTCGTCAATCCAATTCTAAAAGATCGTATGTATCGGATTCAAACCAAGGGTTATGAAAAGAAGCAGAAGACGGTGATTGCAAATGAATATTTGTTACCTAAGATTCGAGAACAAGTGCGATTTTCAAAGGAAGAAATTATTATTCCGGAAGAATCCATTCACCATATTATTGAAAATCATTGCAATAAAGAGGACGGTGTGAGAAATTTAAAACGATGCCTGGAGATTATTTATACCAAGTTGAATTTGTATAGATTGATGAAACCGGGACAAAATTTGTTTGAAGATGAAATGTCATTAAAGGTCAAATTCCCATTTACAGTAACAAAGGACATTGTTGATAAGCTAATCAAGAAGAACAATGATGTTAATATGAGCATGTTAAGTTTATATGTCTAGTAGGGACCCCTCCTAAGACAGAGATTCTTTATTTATACAACTTAGAAAGATATTTGTATAGTAGTGTAACATGTCCAATACAGCAGTTATTGATTATCTTATTGAAATGAGAACAACTATTGAAGAACAAAGAAGTTTTTTTATTTTACAATTAAAAGAACCTACTGAAATTATGGTGCCAAGATGTAAAAAAATTATTTCGGATTTGACCATTTTGTTGGAAAATATTGATGAAACATTAAAGGCTGAATGCATTCATACTTATGTAGAAGATTGGATTGATATAACATCAGAAAGATCGCAAAAAATAACGTATTGTTCTACATGTCATTCTACATTTTAATAAAAAATGAACAAAAAATAAAAAATTTAAATATATAGCTAATATTATTATGGAGTGTGAGAAACTAAAAAAATTATATACAAGATTTTGTGAAAATGATGTAAAATGTGACGAAAAATATACATTGAATTGTGCTGTTGCCAAAGAAATGCGCAATAAAACTTGTTTAAAAACAGTAGGTTTGTTTATACAACAATGCAATAAATATGATAGTATTGATAAAAAAAAATGTATGTATGATGAAAAATAATATATATTTTATTTAAGTATATTTTATTTAGGTAATATATATGAAAAGAATTGCTAGTTCAAAAAAAATAAATTATATAGCAGTTATTATATTTTTTGCTGTTCTTTTGATTGTTATCTATTTTTTATATTCTTCTTTCGTGAAACCCGAATTTTATTATAATAATATGGAATTCAAAAACTATTCTGCGTCTTCTCCCTATGCAGATGTAACTTTTAGGGGAAATGATAGGATTATGTATGTCAATGTTAAATATAAAAATCTAAGTAACGTAAGTGCTATTCATATTCATGCGGATAATAATGGTTCGCCTGGCCCAATTTTAGCCTGGTTAGGAACAACTGAAGACTGGCAAAGAGGTGTAAAACAGACAACAAAAAATTCGAATGCTCCTTGCTGTAGTAAAAATAATCCCAAATGTTTATTGGCATCGCCAGATCATATTGGAACGCCTTATTTGAGTACGCTTATGGAAAATTCGGAGAAAACATTTGTATTCCGTAACGATAGTAAAAGTCCAGGAAAATGTCCATGGATAAAACATGGAGCCATGTTGGTAGTTCATGGATTTAATTTTCAACAAAATATCAATGGTAAATTAACGAGCGGAAAACCGGGACTAGATATTATTTTAAAATCTGTATTTAATGTTCAGCAATAGATAAAAATATTTTTTCTTATCGTATAAGAAAAAATGTCGAAAATTTTTATCGTCTTCTTCGTTTGAGAGTTTTTCTAGGTCTTCTCTTGGGTTTTCTGGTTTTCTTTTGTTTTCGTCGTTTTACAGTTTTTCTGTGCTTTCTTTTATACTTTCGAGTACGTCTTTTGCCTCCTCTATCGGGATCAGAATAACCGCTTTCTTCTTCGTCTGAATCTCTGGCAGCATATGGTGTTAAACCTGGCATTAACACTTGCTCTCCTCTAGATTTTTTTGTTACTGCTTCCTCACTATATGGTAAAAAGTTCGGATCTTCAACGGATGGAGAACGCGAACCTATACTAGAACCCATACTAGAACCCATACTAGATTGAGTGTCGGCAGATACTTGACTTAATAATAATGGATTATAAAATCTAGAAGTAGTAGCAGATTCAGAATCGGAATCGCTAGTACTAGAAAACGATCGTTTTGCTGCAGGCGTTTTAAATTGTTGTCTTGCTTTAGGTTGTTGTCCTAGCATTTCAATTTGCATTGTTTGTCTTGTTGCAAAAGATGGGTTGTATGGTGATCCTTCTTCATCTGTGTATTCTTCTTCTTCTTTTCCTAATGGAGACGTACTTAGAGAACGTGATACGCTGGATGCTGCAGCTGATTGTTTTTCAAATTGGCGCTGGTATTCTTGTAATTTTAATACAAATGCATTGGCTTCTTCTTTTATTTTCAATAAATGTTCATATTTTTTTTCTGCACGTTCTTTTACTGCAACTATATCTTGATATTCTTGCCATACGTTGTTTAGATCTTCTTTCTTTTCTTCGGGAGGACTTGCATCATATTCAGCCCTTTTATTTGTAAAATATTCATCTGCTGCGTTTTCTAGTGTTATTTTTGCAGAATATTCTTGTTGTTGCTGTTGTAATTTTTCATCCATCGAATTGCTATACATCTCACTCAAAGATAGTGCTTCGTCTATAGTTATTATGTTAAACTCTTCTAATGCGATCGTAATTATTAATCCATATAATTCACTATCATATAAAACGGCACCATCTAAATAAAATCTATAGTACAATTCATTTAAAAAGTCCCATTGAATATCTTGTATTTGTTGCATTAATCCTGTTACAGTAAGAAATTCTATAATTTGTCCATTTAATGTATCATATAAATTTACGCCTCTACGCGGGTTTAGTGCAGCAAGATATCTTGCATAATTATTCAAAAGTTCTTTTTTTATAATATTATCTTGTGGAACGTCTTGAGCGACTTGCCATACACTATCTACTAGTTGATCCATTTCAATTAGCGTACCATTATAAGCGGAAAGATTTTCTGCAATAAAATATCCATCTTTTCTAGTTTTAATATCATCAACCTGACTATTTGTACCCATAATCTCAATACCAGTAGTAATAATATCAGGATCTAAACTTCCCCTCAAATACGATTCATATAATTCTCTATATTTTTCAGCTATTAGATAAGTATTCTCATCATAATACCAAGCGGGCGTTTCATTAAAATCTACAAATTCTAAACTGGTAAAGGCTTTACGAGCATCTTCGGATACGGATAACTCTTCAAGATTATAACTACCGCCTTTTTGAATTCCTCCTCCACTAGGTGCTGATGCAACTCCCGGAGCGCTAAGTCTTGCGTTATATTCTTTTCCAAGTAAATAAAAAGGATTTTTTCCATAATTAACAAGGGTTAGGGTTACGTGTTCTTTATATAAGTTATCGTTTTGTGTATATTTTTTTGCCATCATCATTTGCAATTGATCTTTTGGTTTTCGAATAAACATATTGAATAAAAAATTTTTTTTCATATCACTAATAATGTCATTAAGACTACTAACATTTTGTTGTTGTGGTTGTTGTTGTGGATCGGGAATATCAGTATTAGCTATAAACGCAACATTATAAAAATTTAATGCACTCTGTATAAAATTTAAATCATTTAAAATCGCTTGATAAAAATCTAGAGGAAATGTTATAGGTCCTCCTGCACCCGCAGCATATATATTTATTAATGGATTATTTACTAATTCAAATATTGTCTCTATAAATTTTTGATTTTGTCTAATAATCTGCGTTTTTTCATTGTTAAATACATCTTGCGTAATATCTAATTGATTAGTTTTAGGTCGAAATACCATTATTTTTCGTAATTTTTCACTATCTTCTTTTGCAGCACTTGTTAAAATGCAATTTAAATTCATTAACATACATTGCAACATTACGACGTTATCGCATGTTGACATTGTATATAACTGTGGAACATTGGGTGGTACAGGGGGAGGTTGGCATAATTTCCACAAAAACAGTAAAAGAACTTGTCCAAGATCTCCCATTTCTTTTGTTATCAACAATCCTTTTTTAATATTAGTTTTAGTTGTTCCAGATCCAAGACCTGCAATAAAATTATTTTTTTCCGGATTTCCTTGAAACCATTTTACTTGAGTTGTACCAATTGTTGTCATTGGTTTATTTATACTTATTCCACCAGGTACATTAATTTGAAACAAATAACTACCGTCTGCTTGTAAAGTTGCTTCTATTCTACATTCATCGAGACCAAAAAATCTTAAAAATGCCTCTGTTAAAACTAATGTTTCTCCAACCCCGAGAAAATATTGATCGCCCTTAGCTTCATCAATAGGAGATCTTCCAGCCGGATCAACAACTATATTTATAAGATTCCCCAAAAAAAAAGGGTCATTAATAAAATAACCTGTATCTAATCCCGATTCTTTTGAAACAATCCTTTGTACAAGCAATGGAAATAATTCACTATCTTTTGAAATTTTTGTCCAAGAATATGGCGTCATATTTGAGTGCATTATTTGATCAAATTTATTTTCCATATCATCTAATGCTCCAAAAGTTAATTTCTCGCTCTCCATAATAGGACAAACAGAATTACGAATATTTTTCCCTCTTGGTACATTCCCATCTTTCATTATATCTAATATTCTCAACTGTCTTTGTTCTACTTTAAAATTATCATCATTTCTATTAGGACTAGAAGAAGGTACCTCTTGAATCTGAGCTGCAGTATAAGGTAATGGCTTACCTATGAGATCTGGATTTGGACCATTGCCAAAATCTATATTAAAAAATTCTGAAGTTTCAATACTACGAAAGATGGTACCATCATCAGTCCTAATAACAATACGTCCAGTATCATTTCCCGCTACTGGTCCCTCATAATCTGCTGTTAATGTCATAAATTAAGTATATATTAAAATAATATTATTTTATACTAACATTGATCTCTATTTTTTAGAATTAATTACAGGTTTTATTTATCGATTCTTTGTCAATTCCGCCTTATACTTGTCTAAACCATTCTTTGCGATAAATTGCAAGTGTCGCATGGTAATTCCAAAAGATGAACCCGAGTGTCCAGGTGGATTCGGCAAAGTATTCATTGTTTCCCCGATCAAAATAACATTTGGATCCGTTGAAAACATAAATCCGTTTTCTGGTTCAAATGTTTTCATCCATGACCACAATTCTAGCTGCGTTACGGCTTGATGGCCGTTGCTAATCATGGATCGCATATGTGTATCATTAATAAAACTGAGGTCGGCCATAGTGTTTGTATAATTGCTGATATTAAACATAAGTATTACCGTTTCAATTTTTTTTTGGAATGTATATTATTATAAAAAAATTGAAACCGGTTATGTTGATTAATAATTTGATAAAACTAATATGATCGCATCATCAGATACGCTAACGCAATTATTTGAAGAGAGAGGAGGTTCCTGGGACGAACAAGGACTAGTAGAGAGTTTAGATAAAAAAGGTTTTACGCCCAATAAATGTTGCAGCGAATTGATCGCCAATTCCAATGACGCACAAGCAACAAAAATCATTTGGAAAATTGAATCGACTCATATTAAATTGATCGATGATGGAATTGGCATGGACAGAATTTCTCTGCAAAATATGTTCAAGATGTTTAAATCTAACAATAGCGAGAGAAAAACAATGGGTATTAGCGGCTTAGGAGGAAAAGAAGGCATCTACATTCTCTCTAAAAAAAGCAACAAGGAACCAACAACTGTTGTTATTTATACTTGTACAAAGAATGGTGAATATTTGAAAGCCATTGCTCCGTGGAAAAAAATATCCGATGAAAAGATTTATACCGGAAATATTACTTTTACAAATATGACAGAAGAAGAGATTATTCGATTTGGTAATGATCTAAAGGACTGCAAATTTCAACACGGAACTGTAATAGTATTTGACTACAATGATGCGCTTAAACAATTGATTGAAACTCAATTTAGCGTTGATGAAATTTGTAAATTGAAAATGAGCCCAAATGATAGGTGGGATATGATATTTGGTCATGCAGATTCAGAAATAGTTTTGGAAAAGACAGATGGAACGCAGCCCGTTAGCATTGGAAAATATGATTATTTTTGCGGAAATGAAACAGAATTTTATACAGGAAAAAATAGTGATATAATTCATCATTATATTGACGATAAAAATGAAGATAGATATGTGCTTATTAGCGAAGCTGGTCCGCAAGAAATTGTGCATCATGGAAAAATGGGATTTAAAACTGAGCCTTCCGTTATAAGGATTCATCAAACTTGGAAAAGCGTTGGCATTTATGAAGTATTAAATGGTCTGCGCGTTGATAAAAGAATATTTGATCATCAGAATCCAACACCATTTTCAACGGCAGCAACAATCTTGAATAATTATGATTCTCAATATTTTACAGAGATAGATGCAGAATACGTGAAAGAAAGTTTGTCTGGCTGTTCTGTTTATAGAACTTCTCAATTGATTACAAAAATATCATTTGATGATAAAACATTCAATGCAAAGACTTCGCGAGGAAACAGCGATACCATGTTAAACAAGTTCCATCACAGGACTGAAGTTCGATATACAACCTATTCAAAACAAGATAACCGGATGGATATCGCCATGGGAATTCAAGAAAATAAAAACCAGAATCAAAACGTTTTGCCAAAACAATTAGAACGACTCATTATTTATTCAAAACGCGATCATCTAAAAAAAATCAATACCTATTTTGAAAATGTCATGAAAGCAAAAGAAGACCAAGAAAAAAAGAAACGTCTTTTGATCGCACAACAAAAAAAGATAGAAGAGGAACAGAAACAACTACAAAAGAACCTTGCCGAAGAGCAGAAACGACTAAAATCGAATAAAAAAACACTAGTAATGCAAGAATCCGAATCAGAATCAGAATCAAAATCAGAATCTTGTAATAATACAGTTATCCAGGTTGAAATAGAACAAGAAGAAGAAGAAGAGGAAGAAGAGGAAGAAGAAAAAGAGGAAGAAAAACAAGAGGAAGAAGAACAAGAACAAGAAGAAGAAGTTCAAGAACAAGAAGAAGAAGTTCAAGAACAAGATATAACGAAGGAAAAAGAAAAAGAACAAGAAGAACAAGATCCGATAAATATAGAAAAAATTGTAGCATTGTTACAAGAAAAGTGCATCAATGACAATGTTAAATTAGAAACAATATACAAGTTCATTAATAACTTGTAAATTTTACATAAGAATAAAAAATAAATTCTTTCTTATATAATTCTTAGTAATTTTTTATCTTTCTTCAAACTCTATATCTACGTCTCGATCACCGTTTGATTTTGCTGTTAAGGTTACTTCACCTTTAACATTTTTAAATGCGCCTGTTCCAGAGATAATTTAATACTCGCTGTAAGGGACGTTGTTTCCACCGCGGTTGATCAAATAATTGTATTGTGGAACTGTCATACAGGCGCATCCCATGCTGTTCGAAAAAGTATTGGGACAGCATTCTGGTTTAAAAGGTGTTGTGGCAAACATGGATAATTCACCCTCGGGAAGAGGGATTGGCTGAGGTTTGCGATTCATAATTTCTTGAACGCCTTTTCCGCCCATGGTTCCAGGTTTATATGTTAGATTTGGCGTGAACCAAGAGGCTGTGCTAACCGGATTATTATGCGTGTCAGAAAAAGTGGAAGATTCGCCGTAATTCGTATTGGCGCCAGTAAAACCCTCATTTAAAGTAGGATATGACATCTCCAATTGAAATTGATGTTGATTGGGTGTCAAACGCGGGTAGTAGCCATTTCTATGTGCGTCAGCGAACCACATTGGTTTATGCCAACAGGATGAAAATGTGGTACAAAGTAAAATAAGAATAACAATGAAAATAATAATCATAATTTCCATTTTATACATATTTCATAGATAATAATTTAACTTGAATTAAGATGTTCGTGTTATTCTAAAAATAATTCTAAAGTTGAATTATAATGGCAAAATACTAAATGTTGAATCGAAAATGTTCCAGTATCTGTTAATAAATGGTACAAAATTTCTTTTTTAGGTATTGTTTCTCTAAAATAGGCGCTTTCTAATCCACCATAAAATCTTAGATTCGGGCCGCCTTCAATAAAACAATTTTCTTCATATTTTTCTTCAGTTTTCTCACTTTTTTTTTTTCCTAAATTATACCGATACTGAGCAAATAAAAGTTTTCCATCAACTTCTACAATTCCTTGAACGATCTCGCCATCTTCTAACACATCGCCAATACAAATATCTGAGATACATACTTTTTGTCCATTTCGCAAAGTTACTAAAGTATTTGCTGCAAACCCTCCGTCCAAGTAGGTATGGATCCATCCATTTTTTTCATCCACCAAACTTTTATCACCATATATTTCTCTCGTTACATGTTTCAAACAATCTATTTCTTTTTGATATACTTCATCCCAATCTGAAAAATGTGTGTCATAGATATCGATCCGCTTTTTACTTGTATTCAAGCAATAAATAAAGGGTTCTGAATAATGTTCGATTGGCTTTGCATCGGGATGGTTTGATACAGGGACCCAACAATAATCATATTTTACTGGATGGCAACCGCTTACTATTACATTATGCAAATTATACATTTGTACATTGGCTGCATCTAGAACCAATTTTGCAGTAACCATATTATTTTTTTCAAGAATATCACCTATACAAATATCCATTATTTTTTTGGTTGATCCATCTTCCATTTTTAAAAGTGTATTTGGATCAAAACACATATTTGGTTTGGATGGAACAGCTGGTATTTGCAAATCAATATTTACCTGTAGCACCTCTGTCATAAATACTAACATAATGGCCAAAGGAATGCTTACACTAACAAAAATGGTTGTCATGGTGATTGCAAGGGGCCATGTAAATGGAACAATCCAAAATCCCATGATTAGCACAGCTAAAATAATAAGAATAGTAATAAGTAATTCACCAATAGCACCCATAAAACTTTGCAAAGCATAATAGGTTCCTAGACTTGTATATAAAGTACTGGTAAAAATTGCTTTTATTTTTTCCATAAAATCTTTGATCATAATCATAATTCTCTGTAATGGAACCAATACATTTGCAATACGACCCATTGTATTTTGTGCCATGCTGCTCATATTGGTTCGAATATTGGCCATCATTGTATTCATATATTCCATACCTTGCATCAATTCACCAACTCCTGATTGTAATAATGATGTCGTATAAGTAATAGGCTGAACTGCGTAACCAGTAATGTTGGTTAAAATATCTTGAATACAATATTGAAAATTTTTATTGGTATATTCGCTAATAGACATATTAGGTGGTTTATTGATAAAACCTGCAAAAGGTATGACTTTTGGATTACATCTTTCTACTGGCCAATTTTCTTGAATGGGTTTTATGTTCATCATAACAACGGAATAAGAATGTCCAATAAAAAGTAAGATGGTCAAGAGAATAAAGAGCAATAATGAACCGCCATATTCATCAAAATACCCAACTTGTTTATACATTTCATTAATCTTTTTTGAACTACTTAAAATGTCATCTGTTTTTATATTATTTGCATCCATATATATAGTAAATAATATACATTTTTTCGAGGTGGCAAACCTATCTCTAAATTTATTTATTGAAGACAATCATCTTCCCAGTCCCAGAATAATTTCTCTCCAATTTTAATTTTATGATCATCTGTGATCAAGCTAGAAAACCATTTTGACTCGACCTCATCTTGAACTTCTGCATCCAGATCATCTTCCACTCTGATAAATGTAGTGCCTTTCTGAACCATATGGCTACCTGTCACATAAATATCTTCTTTATTTGGACCTTTTTCTTTATACTTGTATAATTTCTCTCTGTTGTCATGATTTTCAAGTTTTAAAATGACTTGCACTCTACTTCCATTCTCTAAAACATGTCCTAATTCCAAATCTTTCATACAAACAATTTGTTGATTCAATAGTCTTACTTTGGTGTCGGGATGAAAACAGTTTCCGGATAAAGCTTGTACCATTTGGCCAGGCGGGCCATTCCATGCACTGCCCATTGTCTTTAAGCTTCCATCTAAAATATATAAAAGCGCAACCATAATTCCGATAATTTTTCCCAACATGTCTTTGATGCCAATAATAATTTTTTGAAATTCGATAATAATATTTAAAAAAACGCCGAAAATTCCTTCTACAATACTTGAAAAAAAAGTTCGAATATTGCTCAACATAGTATTTGAATAATTCAAGGATTCGCCAAATTGTCCCATATTTGTGCTCAATAAAGAGGTTGTATAAGTGAGAGGCTGAAGCAAATATCCCATAAAATCGGTTTGTGTATTTTGAACACAATAAGTAAAATCTTGTTGTATATTATCTGATAAAGGCATGTATAAAGGATTGCATCGATATTTTGCCCAATTTTCTTTAATATCACTTACAGCACTAAAATAATACATGGCGAAAATCTGTGAAATAAACCCTAAATTGATATATATAAAATTAATCCAGTCGCTTCCTTTTGGCATACTATATTATAAATATATAATTCTTCTATTTTTTTAACCATACTTTCTTCTTTTTGTTGTTCTTCGTTTTATATTTCTTCTTTTCGTTTGTCTTCTTTTTGTTTTTCTTCTTTTGCCTCCGCTATAGCAGCCCCATGTTGTATTGGGTCCCATAATATGAGTTCCCGCTTTTTTTTCTCTTTTATATCCGGATCGCTTGCCACCTTTCCAATCGCAGCCACATCCACCCGTTTGTTTAGCAAGTGTTACATTGGAATAAAATTTATTATTTGTACTTAATTGACCAGCATTTTGCGCATTTTGTATAGTTTGATTTGTAACACCCTGTCCGCCGTTTGCATTTGCATACATGGTCGTTGGAACTGCAATAGGTATTCGATTCGCTTGCATTATATCTGTTGCACCTCCCCGATATCGCATTTTTTTTTTACCTTTTCCCACTTGATTTAACTTATTCAATAGATTTGATTTTTCTATTCCAGCTGCCATGGCGGATTGTTGTGGCGATCCTGCACCTGCCGTAAATCCATTACTTTGAGGAGCTGGAATTAGTGTTTTAGAATTATTCATTTATATTACCGATATATAAAATAAAAAAACAATAACTTAAATATTCAAAAGGGTAATACCATAAAGAATGGACGATAATCAACGTCTTCAATTGCAAAAAATGATTAAGGCGAACAATGTAGAAGACCAGACAAATTTAATACGCGAACTCAAGCATAGTCATCTTCTACAAAATGATATTAATGCGCTTCTTAAATTAAAAGCCAGATATAATAATAATTTGGATAAAGTTCATGCGGAAGGACAAAAAGAATGCAATTTTTTGTTCATGTATTATACCGATATTTACAATAAAATAAGAAAGGATGAAATAGATTTGAAAATTTTGAATCGTTTCTTGAATGTCTTGCGTCAAATTGAAGATGGGCAATTGGATCAACACGATGGATCTTTTATTATAGGCACATTGTTGAAAGAAATTTATGTAGATAGTGCATTAAGAAAAGCAGATAAATTGGATGAAGAGCATGAGCAAGAAAAAGAAAAGATGCTAGAACCAGTTGTTAATATTTCATGGCTCGAATATAAAAAGATCTACATGTAATGTTTTTTTATAAATTATTTATAAGTTATTTATAGAATCTGTTTTGCGGAAAGGGCTTTCATTATTTCAAACATATTATCTTGGTCATGAAAATCAAAATTTTGTATTTCACTTCTGCACAATGAACATCTGATATGTCTCGATTTTTTTACAAGATGCGTTATGCAAACATTGCAATAAGTGTGTTTGCAGTCTGTAACGATCCCCATATTTTTCCAAATTGGATTCAAACAGATGGGACAACTTTCATCTTTTTCTATAGGTTGCTCGCGAAACGAATGAGTAATATTGTAATAATTGTCTTTGAAGAATTTTTGCCCAGATGGAACAAAAATTTTCCAGTAATTCTCTTGCCGAATTTTATCTTGTTCTTCGTCTGTAAGAACAGACTTCATTTTCAAGGCCTCTATTTTTCTCAACTTCTTTTTGGCTTTTCTTGTGACATCATTTGTCGTTTTATCTAAAACGCAGTCCTCCAAATTGTCGTAGATATTTGCAATCATTGTTTTATTTTATTTCTATTTATATTTTTGAAATACTTGGTTCAATTTTTAATAATTTCCAGAAAATATTATATAACTCAAAAATATACCAAAAAAATTCTTTGCAAATAAATCTAATATATTGTAAAATGCATTTTTAACATAATAAGGTAAAACTGCTGCGAAACCATAGAGTGACCAAAAAATAAAAAAATACCAAAATAATAAATATCCATTTGTGTTTTGATTTACGTAATTTACATAAATAAGATAATAGTACAATAAAAATGGTATAAATCCTAGAAATACTCCAAGCAAACCCAGAATAATTTTCATTTCACCTAAATAACCAAAAAGCAACATTAACCAATTTAAAAGTATTACAGGTATAAAAATAGCTGCATTTTCTTTTACAATTGTAAAAAAATCTAATTCGGCTGTTTTATTTTCTAACTTTTTATTTAAATAAATTAAATAAATCATTAATGTTAATAACATTGATGGAGTTGTAAAAAACCAATCTATATATCTTTTTGGTGTAATATTTAATGCTTTGGTAAAATTAAAAGCTAGCCAAACATAAAATATTCCTTCAAGAAACTGAACAGTTAATTCTATTATTAGTAATTGTTTTATTAGTAAATACATAGTAGGAACTTTTACAAAAAATGCTCCAAACTCTATTAGTCCTGATATTATTTGAACAATAACTGAAATGACTAATGTAATATAAAATAAATATTTACTATTCATCTATTATATTAGTAAAATATTAACTTTTTTTTATAATAAAACTTCTTCCGCGGATCTCGATTCATAATTAATTTCAATAATATCTCTTACTTTGCTATTCAAAAAAGGCATTATTATTTTATGTGTTATTGAAATATAAAATGTTGGATTTATTATGATTATTTTTTTAAGATTTTTACTAAATTTATTTGAAATTAAATTTGCCAATTCAATAGCAACAGTTGTTTCCATTGCATGCGTAATATTAAATCCTAAACTATCAAATATCCAAACCCATTCTTTATTTTCAGGTGTTTCGCTTAAAACTCCATCATAGTGATTTACAATACCTTTTACATCATAATATAATGTAGCTTGCGCCGGACACGTATAATAATATAGTATTCCCTTTCTCTCTAAAATTTTTGTTAATGAATGGCTTGAAGGTACTAATTTACATATGGAACATTCGTATTTCATTGTTATGTAATAATAATATTAGATTCTATATTAAACGATAAAAGGAAAAATTAAATATAAAGAATAGTGTTCAATACTATAGTATGGCGCTTTTTGCAAACTTGCCAAAGGAAATAATAAATATTATTTTATCATTTGATAAACATTTTCGCATCGATCGCGGAATACTGATATCTATTGTTCCAAAAGATGATTTTAGATACACACTATTAAAAAGTGTGTGTCGATTTTCGTCCAGCTTTTTAGATATAATGAATTTTGGCGGTATAAGAATTACCCAGCGATCTTATCTTTCAAGGCCATTAATAAATGTTAAAAAACTTTATGATCAAGATCAAATATATGTTATTATTACGGAGACAAAAAATGGAATAAGTTATTTCATAGAACATACTCGCATTATTAATAAAAAAAAACATCTTCGCTATAAATACCATTTATAAAAAGGTTAAATGTAAAAAGGTTAAACATAATTTGATATTAAATATTATATTATGAGATTCAGTCTAGTTATTGTTGAATCGCCTGCAAAATGTAAAAAAATAGAATCCTACTTAGGACCAGGATACAAATGTATTGCCAGTTTCGGTCATTTGAGAGAATTAAAAGGACTAGACAAAATTCAACGCTCTGATTATACGGTTTTTTTTGATATAGCAAGTGATGTAAAAAAACAAAAGCATATTGAATTCATGCGCAAAGAAGTCTTGAAAGCAGAAGAAGTGATTCTAGCAACGGATGACGATCGCGAAGGCGAAGCCATTGCATGGCACATCTGTCAAATTTTTGATCTTGATCCGACTTCCACAAAACGCATTATTTTTCATGAAATCACAGAGAATGCATTGCAGAGTGCAGTCTTGTATCCCCGCACTATTAATATGAATATTGTACATGCACAACAAGCGCGTCAAATATTAGATATCGTCGTTGGATTCAAAGTAAGTCCGCTTTTATGGAAACATATTACGAGTCAAAATAGTCTTAGCGCAGGACGATGTCAAACACCAGCTTTACGCCTAGTCTATGATAATCAAAAAGATATTGATGCTTCTCCCGGTAAAAAAATGTACAATACTCTCGCTTATTTTACGAATAAATGCATTCCATTTGAATTGACCAAGTCATTGGAAAATGAAACAGATGCTCAGTATTTTTTACATCAATCTATTGGATTTGAACATCGCTTTAATCGATCTGATGTTAAAAAGATTTTGAGAGAACCACCAGAGCCACTAACAACAAGTAAAATACAACAATTGGCAAGTAATGAGATGCGTATTTCTCCCAAAGAAACAATGAAACTATGTCAGAGTCTATATGAAGCGGGATATATTACCTATATGCGAACAGATAGTAAAAAATATAGTCCAGAATTTATTGCGTCTATAAAAGAGTATGTTGTCAAAGAATACAATGATTCCGCATACCTTCATCCGTGTATCGACAGACTTACTGTCGGTTCAAAAGAGAAAGAATCAATAACTGCAAAAAAAAGTAAAAAGATTATTGGACCGTTGCCCCAAGAGGCACACGAAGCCATTCGACCAACACATATTTCTTGTAAAAAACTACCCGAAGAAATGTCAGCTCGAGAGAAAAAGTTATATACATTGATTTGGGAAAATGCTCTTGAAAGCTGCATGGCGGCTGCAACCTTTACTACATTTATAGCGAGTGCTACAACACATATACCAGAGGTGCATTATACTTGTACGCAAGAACTGATTGATTTTGCGGGTTGGAAAATTGTCAAGGGAAAGTTTTCCAAGGTGAATAAGGAGTATAGTTATTTACAACAGCTAAAAATTGGTTCAATACTACCTTATAAAAAAATAACATGCAAATTTGCATTTTCAGGGTTAAAACAGCATTATACTGAAGCAAAATTGGTTCAATTATTAGAAGAAAAGGGTATTGGTCGGCCTTCCACATTTTCTACATTGATTGATAAAATTCAGGAGAGAAAATATGTTATAAAACAAGACATTCCTGGGAAAAAGATAGAGTGTAAAGATTTCTCTCTAGAAGATGGAACTATTTTGGAAGAAACTGTAGAAAAAGAATTTGGGAATGAAAAAAACAAGCTAATCATTCAGCCCATGGGGATCATGGTGCTCCAATTTTTATTAGAACATTTTGATTCTCTCTTTAACTATGATTATACAAAATATATGGAGGATGAACTCGATAAGATCAGCAATGGTAATGTTAGTCCCTGGTTCAAAATTTGCGAAACATGCTGGCATGACACTGATCTTATTTGCGATGCATTAAAGACAGAGAAAAAGAGAGAAATACGGATTGACGATCATCATGTCTTTATGATAGCAAAATATGGACCAATCATAAAATGTACAATCGACGGAAAAACTTCCTTTAAGCATATTAAAAAAGATATTGATATGGAAAAATTAATGCGTTCAGAATATACACTAGAAGAAATTGTGGAAGAGAAAAAAGAAAAAGAAAAAGAAAAAGAAAAAAAATATTATCAGCCAGAATCTATTGGCGAATATCAGAATCATCCATTGTTTGTTAAAAAGGGTAAATTTGGTATTTATACAGAATGGGGGAAAAATAAGAGATCATTGTCCAAATTTGGTAATCGTCCTATAGAAAATATTACATTAGAAGAGGTTATTTCTGAAATTGAAAAAAACGGCGTTCCTGTAGATGGGCAAAAACCAGAATCATCTATTGTTCGACTCGTAAATGATAACATAAGTATTCGAAAAGGCCAATATGGCGATTATATATTTTATAAGTCAAAGAAAATGAAGAAACCAAGTTTTTTGAAACTGGATGGCTGCACATTAGATTACAAGGCGTGTAATATAATATTTTTAAAGGATTGGATATTGGAAAAATATGGCGTACAATGAAATACCGAGTGCAATAAAAATTAAAATTATTTTAACGTGGATAACCGTAGGCAATTGTTTCTGGCACAAACATATGGACATTTTTTTGATTTTGTGGCCTATATAGTATAAATTCCAATACAAAGGTATAATTCATTTTTTCAAAATCTACTAAAAGACCATTATGATAACGAAAGCGAAATTTTAGCTTACTTATTCTCTCAGCAGGAGGATTAAATAACTTGAAACTTGGACTATCATTACCAAATACCGGGCCAATGGGTATCTTTGCAAAAGCTGAATTGACAATACCACATGACTCATTTGTAGAACGAGTAAATGTATTTTTTTCAAATGGAACAAATTCATCCATATTATTTAATATATCCACTTCCATATACATGCACAAATTTCCCAAGATGTTTAATTTAAAAGGGGCTTCTAAATAAAATACTGGAGTTGCACCATAAGCTCGGCCATTTGAGAGCCAATATCCAGAATCTCCCACAGCGATATCTTTATAATAAAATCTAGGATAAACATATCGACAAATTGTCACATCAAAAAAACTTTCCGTCGATTCAACTGGCGTATTCTTTTCAAAACCCAAATAAGCTCCAAGACCCCAATTAGAATAAACAGGATATTGAAATTTGCCAAGAGTGGCTTGCCGTAAAAATACATTTTGCTCTACATTTGGAATAATAAATTTAGAACAGACATTCCCAAACCATAAATTTGATTTAACTGTATTATAGGTAATAATAAAATCTGTATAACCTCCTTCTGCCAAAAAAGGGGTAATTAATTCTGATCGACATATTTCATTAAAGTAGGCAATTAAATACTTTGTAATCACTTCGTTAAATCTGTTTGTTAGCTCTAATGCCATGCTATGTGGATCATAAAACCCTTCAGAAATAGTTACAGTATATGTATTTTGTACATTTCTAAGAAGACCATCATATATAGTTTTTTGCAAATCGGATGGATGTGTTGGGAGAAACATTTCGGTAATATGAAAATTCATACTAAGATTAAATTGTGATGAAGAAAATGTATTATAGTTATTAGGAATACACCACGAAGCCAGTCTAACGCCTTGTACATTACAATAATCTTGAGGTAATTCTATTTCAAATTCGCTTGAATTTGGATATTTAATACAATCTCTATCTTCGGAGTGAATAGTCACATATTTTTGTTCAAGCATATATTGTTGTGCATTTGGTATAACTTTATTCATATAACTAATAAATATCTATAGTAGATAATATTTATATCTTTAAAAGAAAATATACTCTATATAGTATAGAAAAATGAATCTTATAGAATATATATACTATTCTTTGATAGCAACTGGTATCATTATTATCATTATAACATTTGGTCTCTCTTCCATCATAGGTTATATTGTAGGTTATTCTTTTATTGGAGCAGGATTCTTCTTATTAGCTGGGTATTTGATGTTTAAATTAAGCAGCAGTAATAAAGGAGGAATTTTATCTATTTTAACTTCTATTGGTCCTATTCTTGTTATTGTTGCAGCAATTTGTTATTATTTGTCCATTATAGGAATATATAAAGATCGTATTACGAATGGAAATATTGATCCCGATTATTATTCTTTTTCATCCGGATTTCTTTTATGTATTCTATTTCAAACCTTCTTTTTTTATAAGGCCATAACTACAGAGGAATTTAAAAAAACCTATACAATAGATAAAGTAACTTCTATGATACTATACTTTCTTGGAATATTAAGCGTGGTGCTAGTCATTACTATAAATATCATTCTTGCTTATTTTTCAACTGATGGATAAGAAAACAATTTTTATTACTGATTATTGGATTAATTATTATTGTATTAATTATGATTGATTTTTACAAATTTATAGGTAATACCATAACACTGATCGGTTTCCCAAATACCAGATATTTTCAACATAAATAAATTATTCGTTTTTTCAATCGTATCGGAGAAGATTTTTATATTTCCATTTCTGACTTGCTCATATAGCTTAAATTGGGGCGTTTTATTTGTAATATTAGAATATTTCATAATAGATTCTTCAATTATACGAATCTTTTCAATAAATTCTCGATGTGAATCTATATTAAATGAGCACTTGTATTTACTAAAATATTTTTCCACAACAACATTGTGTAATGATATCAATAAGGTAACGCCATTTAATGAAAACTCCGGTGTTGAATAAATGATGCGAGTAAAAATGCCGTCTGTAATAACATTGTTTTTAATAGAGTCACAATAATAGATGTTTTTTTCATCAAATTGATCGAGTGTTTTTACAATATTCATAGGTTATAAAGTGTAATTATCATTTATATTAAATATGTATTTAACCTATTTTTGTTTTACAGTTTATTATAATAAGTTATAAAATAGAATAAAGAATATGTGGCAAAGATATACAATTTATGAAAATAAATGAAACCCGATTCGAAGAATATATTTCTGCAAATCAAGAAGAAAATTTACATCCAAAACTTGATAAAATAATTAAAAAATTTCCTGAAAAAATGAGTGAATTAAAAAATATAATATTTTATGGACCAAGCGGCGTTGGTAAATATACGCAAATGTTGCATTCAATAAAAAAATACAGTCCAACTGAATTAAAATATGAGAAAAAGATATGTGTTACATTTAATAAGGTCCCTTATTTTTTCAAAATTAGTGATATTCATTATGAAATAGACATGTCTCTCATAGGATGTAATTCTAAACTTTTCTGGCATGATATATATTTACAAATTGTTGATATTATTGCAACCAAACCTGACAAATCGGGTATTATTTTATGCAAATATTTTCATGAAATACATAGCGAATTACTAGAAAATTTTTATAGTTATATACAACAAAATAATGCATCTTCTATTAGCTTAAAATTTATTCTAATAACGGAAGAACTAACATTTTTACCAGATAATATATTAAACTGTTGCGAAGTTATTCATGTTGCGAGACCGACAAAGGCACAATATAATAAATGTATTCAAAATAAACTTCCTATACATTCCAAGTTGGAAAATATAACGAATATTAAAAACTTGCATTTTACAACGGACGAACTAATGAAACCTCATAAATTTGTATGTGACAAGATTATTGAATCGATGATCAATATAGATGATATGAAATTTTTGAAATTCAGAGATTTATTATATGATATTTTTATTTATAATTTAAATATTACTGATTGCATATGGTATATTCTCTTTTCATTGATTGAACAAAAAAAAATACAATCCTCAAATTTTAGCACTATGCTTGTGAAGACATATAACTTTTTTCAATACTATAATAATAATTATAGACCAATTTATCATATAGAAAACTACTTGTTTTATTTAGTCACAATAATACATAAATACGAATAAAAGTTAAAATAAATAACAGGTTAAACAAAACTTATTTCTATATGCATGGATATCATTACTGCATGTAATATATTAGAAATAGAAACAATCAAAGATTTAACAATGGATCAGCTAAAAAAAAAGTATCATAAAATGGCACTGCAAAACCATCCAGATAAAAATGGGAATACGCCGGAATCAACAAAAAAATTTCAACTAATCCAAGAAGCATACGAATTATTAAAACAAGAAATTTGTTTTTTTGATGAAAGAGAAGAAAGAGAAAACGAGGGTGAAAATAAAAGAGAGAAAGACGAAGAGTCATCTACATATCTCTTTTTGTTACAAATTTTTATTGATGGTCTTATTCAAGGAACTGGTCCGTATCATACCATAATTACATCAATCGTGAAAAATATTGTCAATGGATGCAAAGAATTATCTTTAAAAATATTGGAGGATGCTGATTGCAATACTTGTCTTTTTATTTATGATTTTTTTATAAAATATAAAAATGTTCTTGGAATAGATGACGATCTTTTAGAAAGGTTAAAAGATACAATTTCAAACAAAGGTATGCAATTATTTATTGTGAATCCAAGTTTCAATGATTTATTTTCATGTAATGTTTATAAGTTATCGATAGAAGAAAAATCATATTTTGTTCCATTATGGCATCACGAATTATATTTTGACGAAGGAATTATTGTCAAATGTATTCCTGAGTTACCCGAGAATATAGAAATAGACGAGGACAATAATATTCATATTGAATTACGTATTCCATTTACTTTTTCTCTCTTAAATAGTAAGTTTCTTCCTCTAAATTTGGGCAATCATCAGGTATTTGTTCCAATGAATGAATTACGTATAACAAAGGTGCAGAGTACTACTTTGAAGAAACAAGGTATTTCTTGCATCAATGAAAAAAATATGTATGATATTGAAACAAAGTCGGACATTATTGTAAAAATTATTTTCGAGTAATAATTTATGGATAAAGCAAATGTGAAAGAAAAAATAGAAGGCAGCAATAATAAAAATACATATTTATTATTTATGATATTTTGTTATTTGATTCCAATTTTCATTGTCTATTTTAATTATGATTCACATCATAGTGTTTCTAGTATTATTTGTAGCAATAAACATAAATATATTATTTTATTCTTTATGTTTCTCATGGGTCTTGGAACTATTCTTTATGAAGTAGAGAGAAAAGATAAGTTTTCCACTATTATTATTACAATGTTATTATTTTCTTTATATGGACTTATTTGTATCAATGAAAAAAGTATCCTTCATTTTATTTTTTCGTTTCTTACTTTTGCATTTATCATAACTTTTATGATTCGGCATTATATTCTAACAAAGTATAACACAGTGTTATTGATATCTTTATTATTCGAAATTCTTTTTGCACTTTACAGTGTAATACAATTACAAAAAAATATATTTTTTAGCGAAGTTTTATTATTAGCAAATTTTGCCTTTTATTTTATATATTTACACTTTTTACAATGAAAAAATAATGAGATAATAAGTCATTATTTTTATATATCAAAATTTATGGTTTATGATTTGTATGCTGTATTATTTATATTAATTCTCGACCGCCTTCTTCTTCACAACCTTCTTCTTCTTGGGCTCTTCCACTTGTGCAACTACCAGTGGAGTTACAGGAACAGCAGCTTCAACCTTTACATCTGGTTCTTGTTCTAGTTGCAATTCTTGTTGCTGTGAATCCTCCTCATCCGAGTCTTCGACTTCCGCACTCACTGGCATATCATCCTCATCGCAAACATCTGCAACAGGTGCAACAGAAGACTTGAGCTTTGCCTTATCAGACGGCTTCAACTTAATAAAACATGATCCAGTTAGAGAAGCGCGCGGCTTTTGAACCACTGCTTGAATAAGCTTCCAGGTAACTCCAAACTTTCCATTTGCAAACCAAATGCCGCCGCATTGAATGAGCGTCGCAAGATTTGTTCCCTTTTGCAAGAATTCGATTGGGCTGCTCTGACTGTTGGGATCTGGAAACAACTTGTTCTCATCCTCATCATAAATCTCGCACTTCCAAACTCCCTCCCAAATAGGAATCTTGACACGCATAGTTGGCGCCTTGTTACGGTCTGGTTCTCCGCTTACCTTGTCCCTGCTAAACTTGAGAATGGGACTCCAAAGTGCATCAACAACCTCGGCATTCTTATGTACCTTTCCAAACCAATCCTTCGAATTTATAAGCGCATCCGCTTTAATCTTTTCCTCTAATGCAATCATATTCTTCAAAAATGCATCAGCTTCTTCCGTCTTGTACTCCTCAGAAGGGAATTGCAAAGAAAGATCATACTTTCCATTTGACTGCCCAGTCTTGGGATCGACAAAATCGGCTGCTCCCCAAGTAAGCATAAGCGGACAAGCAATTCGCAAACCACTCTTCGTGTCCTTATTCAAAATATTAACACTCTTTCCGCCGGCACTATTTGCCTTAGGAGGAGAATAGCGGATATTCTCAACATTAAACGTAGTTCCATCAATGATCGTGTCTGCCATGGTTGCTGTATATGATTTATATTATCCAAGGTATCTTTAAATCAATTTTTTTTATAATACAAAATTATATGATAATGCTGTAGCAACAACTCGACTATCAGTCTTATACTTATATGCTAATTATCAATAATAGATTTATTTATGTAAAATGACTCAAAAACAATTCTTCCATATATGTATATATGAAAGAATCTATTTCTATAGAAAAGTATTTAAATACCATTTATAGTAAATGTGAAATTAACGCATCTGTTATAAAAAATGCAAAAAAGGTGGAGGAAGACAATTTAATAACTCCTACTATTCATGAGTGGCATTTGCTAATCGTCAATAATTATAATCAAAAGCAATTGAAGCAATTTGCAAAAGAATATAAATTAAAGGTTTCTGGAAATAAAGGACAATTAGTAGAGAGACTTTTCTCTTATTTAAAGCTTTCCTCTATTATTGTTAAAATTCAAAAACAATTTCGCGGTTTTTTACAAAGAAAATATAATAATTTGCATGGACCTGCCTATTTAAAAAGACAATTATGCACAAATGATTCGGATTTTTTGACGGGAGACGATCTTGCAATCATTCCTTTTGAGCAATTTTTTAGTTTTAAAGATAATGACAATTTTATTTATGGTTTTGATGTCGTTTCTCTCTACAATCTTATAATTAAATCTGGAAAACATGTGAAAAATCCTTATAATCGAAATATTATTTCACCTGTAATTATTGCAGGCATCACCAAACTGCTTCGTGTAAGTAAAGCATTAAATATTAAAGTAAATATAGATGTTCAAGATATTTCACAAGAAATAACGCAGCAAAAGTCATTAGAACTTCGCACACTCGATCTATTTCAAAATATTGATGCTTTAGGAAATTATAGCAATCCTCAATGGTTTCTTGATTTAAATCGAATAAAACTTGTTAAATTTATAAGAGACTTAACAGATATATGGGAATATAGAGCACAATTAACAATAGAAACAAAAAAATTAATTTGTCCGCCAAATGGAACGCCTTTTAGAAACCTGCACGGCGTAACAATTAATCATGAACAACAATTGAATTCTCTTCGAAATATTATTCTAGATATTTTAGAAAAAATGGTAAATAGTGGAGTTGATGCAGATAGTAAAGCTTTAGGAGCATATTATGTGCTTGCAGCTTTAACATTAGTGAATGAAACTGCGGCAAATGCGCTCCCTTGGCTTTTTCAATCTGTTTCTTAACTTATTATGATGGCTTACCATCACAATATAATATATAATGCGTTAAATCACTTAAAAAGTAAATGTCTAGGTATAGTATAGTATGGCAAAGGCAAAGCAAGCTAAGACGACTACCCCCGTTGTTGAGAACACCACCCCCGCAAGCGAGACGCCTGCAAAAGCCCCAAAGGCTGTAAAGACCGCAAAGGCTGTAAAGGCCGAGACCACTCCTGCCCCTGTTGTTGATGCTTCGACAGAGACTCCTGTTATAGATGCACCGGCTAGCGATGAGTTTGAGGCTTCCGTCGAGGAGCAATCTATCGAGTTTCTTGCGAAGCTTCAGCAGATGAGCTCTTTGATTTCGTCTTTGAAGACCGAGTTTAGATCACTTGAAAAGAAGTGGAGTCGCGAGCTCAAGTCTGTAAAGAAGCTAAGCTCTCGCAGAAAGCGCAAGGCTGGAAACCGTGCTCCTAGTGGTTTTGTAAAGCCCACCCGCATTAGCGACGAGCTTGCCTCTTTCCTTGGAAAGGAGAAGGGGTCTGAGATGGCGCGCACAGCCGTAACTCGCGATATTAATGCTTATATTCGCACACACAATCTTCAGGATACCAATAATGGCCGAAAGATCAATCCCGATGCCAAGCTTGCTTCCCTTTTGAAGCTTGGAGCTGAGGATGAGCTCACATATTTCAACCTCCAGCGCTTTATGAGCCCTCACTTTGCCAAGACAGTCAAGGCGGAGGTAGTTGCAACTGCTTAAAGCGATAAAAGCGAAGCATCTATAATCTAAAAAATATAAACATTAATTATATTTTTTATAAATCAATTATGTTTTCATTCGATAAAGAATGACAATTATACAAAAAAAACTTGTAATAATGTGAGCTAAATCAGTATTATACCAAGAAATATCATAGGATCTTTTTTCTTCTGTTTTCCATTTTTCATAGTAGGATTGTCTATCAAGTATTGCTTGTAACCCATAAAGAATGAAAAATGGTAATAAAATCTTTACTTTTAGAAATAACACAAGATATACTAAATATATGATTGATAAAATTTGAATAAATGGAGCTAAATAAAAATAGTTAAACATATATTAATAACATATATTAAACTTATCTACCTGTCCAAACTTTGTTTAACGGTAAATCTTTATAATTATCTTTTTCATCAAAAGTAATTCCCCATTTACAATAATTATGTATATCACCCAATAATACTTCTTTTTCTGGATGTATTTCTGTTAAACTGTCTTGACACTTTTTGAATAAACAACCAATAACTCTTTCAAAAGAACAACGACTATATCTGCCTATTACGTGAGGCAATAATTTGCTAATATCATATCTACTATTAACATAAGATAAGTAATCATGTGTAATCATCGTCATACCTCCAAAACAACCTCTCCACAATGATTTATTTTCATAAAATCTTTTCAAATCAGGATTATCAAATGCATCTATCATTGTTGTTTCATCATCTATTTGATCGCAACCGTGATCAAAATCCCATACTGATTTGTAACCATACACTGAAAAATCTAATGGATTATTTAGAAATACGGAATCATGAAGTATTAAAGCAACATCAAATAATTTATTATGTAAATAATAATAATAAGGTAATAATTCACCTCTCGAAGGATATTCACTATTTATTATGGTAGTTTTATATAAATCAATATCCGTTATAAAATTATAATCACTATTATCATCTATTATAAGAATATGACATTCCTTATACCAAATTCTAATACTGTTATAACAATGAATCCAATATTTATTAGTTAATTCATTATTCACATGTCTTAATATAATAAATCCAAATTCCACCATTTCGTATAATTATATTATATATAACTAATATAATATTTTTCAATTACTTAAATAATATTTTAAATAAGTTGTTCTAAATTTGATTTCATTAAATTCCATAATTTAACTCACTTGGAAATATATTATATTTATACAAAATTTTTGCTATCATCAAGTCCTCGTAAATTTCATTTTGATACAATGAATCTAAATTTGTAAAATTATATTCATTATTGATATAGTTCATTGCCTTTTTACTTATAATATACGATTTACCTCCATCTAACCAAGGGACATAATAACCATTATATTCTTCATTGTGCCAATAAGATGTAGGACTAACTTTTCCAAAATGATAAGTTCTTGATCCATCACTAATACCTTGTATATAATGTTGGCCAATATAATCATTATTTTCAATTTCTTTGAATGTATATAATTTTTGTATTTTTTTTTCTGTTAGATGAATAGCTTCACAATCGTCTATTTTTAATATATGAGTATAACTATCAAATTGCGGGATTTTCAGAACTTGATCAATCATACAAATAATTTTTTCAGGAAGACATTCATATGTATCGCGACAATTTAAATATAAATTCCTTTCATTTTCATCGTACCAATTTTCTTTTTTAGGGCTATATGAAAAAATAATAAGATCATTTTTAATATTATTTTTTATACTTTTCCATAAATCCCAATTTTTATGACATGACATTACTACAACCAAAATTTTCATTTATATACTGTATAGTTATATAATATTCAGATAAAAAAAAATAATATACAATATTTTCTAAATATTTAAGCAAATATAAATCCATCTTCGGATAATATCTTTTGAATATCTTTTTTTACATAGGAACCATTTGTTACTTTCATTTTTTCAAAAAATATAATGTCTCCTGATTTGTCCTTTTTTTCGCGTAAATTAAACAAGTCGTCAATTTTTTGAACGAATGGAAAGTCTAAAATATAAGTTGTGTTTTCTAAAATCCATTGATAAAAATCAAGAACATTTTCTTTCGTACTTGTTTTAGTTTTATAATATTTTTTAAATAATTTCAAGGTGCCATACAGGTCTAGTCCATTCTTCTCGTATATATTATAATCTGTTCCGGACAAAACACAGATTTGCCTAAATTCCTTTTCTAAAAGACCCAACTCCTCTAGCATGCGTTTTGTATTGTAAATAACAACATTATGCTTCAATAAACTAAAATATCGCAACACTCTTGGACACCCATATACAAATAAATCCATATCTTCACTCATACATGCCCATACCTTTTTTTTAATCGCCAGCAATGCACATAATTCATCTGCTTCGCCAGACGCGTCAAAATATGTTGCTCCAAATGCTCTCATTAGCTCTTTCACTTGGTCGATTTGTTCCTTTTTAATGTAAATAAATTTTTTTTTTAGTAGATCCATTGTAATAGATAATTCTTGTTTCTCATCGTGATCTAAGTCGTGATCCGTTTCTAACTGTTTCTTTAATTTCTGAAACTCTTTTTTTGCTTCTATTTTATCATTCTTTCTCTTTTCCAATACTTGTTTTTTTTCATCAGGTGGTTTTCCATCAAACACAAAGACTGGAATAATTTGATAATATCTAAATATAGATAACATCAAATAGATATTTTCAATAAGCGTATTGTCTGCAGCAAATTTATATAAATAAATGCTTATATCGATTGCAATTTTTTTTCCTGAAATTTCTTTCATGTTTATGCATGCTATTGAGTTTGGGCAGTTCGTTTTTAAAAACTTATTTAAATGGCGAATTCCCATGTTTGATTCTTTATTGTCTGGTACCCTTTTATATGTGAATTAACAAATTCAATTTTTTATCAAAAAATAAAAAAAATATAATATAAAAATATAAATATAAAAATATAAAAATATAAATTTATAATATAATATATTATAATAGAATGGAACCTTATATACGAGCATATGAATATGAAAAAAATGTAAATCCACAATTAGACAGTATTCCTATTATAACAAAAAACATACATGATTGTGAATATGGAATAACTCATATTGATTTATCTTCTACTTATCGCGTTGAATACGCATCCACTTCTCCCAATTTATTAGCAAGCTTTATAAAGGTACAAAAAGAAAATGTCTTTAACATAGATACAAGTTTTATGGCAGCCTCTCATTTTTTTTATATTATGCAAGGTACATGTGAAATAACAATAGATGAAACTATAATGCATGTTCATCAAGGAGACATTCTTATTTCTCCTTTTACACCTGATTCTATCCTTATAAAAAATAATGATTCGGAAGACTTGCTTATTTATTATATAAATGATAGTCCTTTGTTACAATATTTAGGGAGCCAACCTTACAAAAAAACATTTAAAACTGCCATTTATTCCAAAGAGTTTATTTTGCAAAGTTTAAAAGATCTGGCCAATCCAAACAATAATCGAAAAGGAATTCTTCTGAGTAATCAAGATACTGAGATGCTAGGAATCAATACAATTACTCCAGTTTTATGGTCTTTATACAATGAATTGCCTCCAAAAACGAATCAGCGGCCTCATAAACACAATTCCGTTGCATTAGATCTATGTATTACATGCGAAGATCCAGAAAATATTTATAGCCTCATTGGGGAGAAGATGGATGATCAAGGAAATATTATCGATCCAATCAAAGTACATTGGTCAAAAGACGGCATGTTTGTAACACCACCAGGACTCTGGCATTCTCATCATAATCAGGGCGAAACCTATGCATATATTTTGCCTATTCAAGATGCTGGATTACTTTTATATCAGAGAATTTTAGGTATTGTTTTATTATAAAATTGATTGCTTTTAAAAATAAACAAAAAATATAATAACAAATTAACACCTATTCAATATGAAAACATTATATCGTTGTTGTGGGTTTGAAAACGATTCTTTTGAAAGACCAATTCTCGAAGAGAGAATAGCAGAAAATCAACAAAAACAAGAACAAGAACAAAAGAGTCTAACTTTTTGGGCGAGTGATACTGTTTTGATTAATAATAATCAAATAGAATATCAAGCTACTATTATTTACACCGAAAAAGTTATGTCATTTTTAGAAGGTGATACTCATCATATGTATGCGCGGCTTCATAACCCACTAGCATACCATGATTTTCTTAAAAAAGGATCCCAATTGATATCAATTCATCCAAAAGGAGTCTATGAAAAATGTTTTGTTGTCACAATTTTATATGAACAAAAGGAAGATGCACAAGAAAACGCAGGAAAAAAAGATAAAATAAAAGAAATTCTTGTAAAAAATGAATCTAGTATATCATCGCGTATGATATATTCCATCAATCTAGAAAAAATAGATTCTATTTTAATAAATGAATATAAAGTACAGCAACTATGAAAACCAGGTCACAAACGATATTAGAAAAAAAAGAATTAGAATTTATCTTTGACTTTGATGAGGCAAGTGCTGCCTGGCGTTCAAACAAGAAAAGTATAGGAAACGGTTCTTACAAATATATATGTGAAGAAATTTGTAAGAATGGAAAAAAGTGCGGTCAAACATGTGTTCAACACGATGAACTATTTATTTGCAAACGCCATCTACTTTATAAAAAATAAATATTATCATAATATATATATGCATTTAAGGAATCGATCTAGGTCTAGAAAATATAAAAGAGGCGCTGGACCCAAAAAAACTGCTACAATGAGAAAACGGGAAGCGGATTTAGCAAGAGAACGAAAAGTACAAGAACGTGAAGTACAAGAACGAGCAAATGCTTTGATAAGAAATCGAAAAGAAAGAGAACGAGAAGCACGACTACAAGAAATAAGAGATAGAGTTGGTTTTTTTGAAGAACCAAAAGAAGCTTCAGCAGATAGAGGATTTTTTGGAAGTCTTTATGAAAGCTCCTCTAGTGAAAAAAGCTCATCTAGCAAAAAAAGTTCAAGCAACAAAAAATTGCCTCGTCCCAACTTGGCTAATATACCTTATTCAGAATTTGCAAAACAAACACCAAAAGAAAGAAACTATGATAAGAGAGTATATCAAAAACTAGATGAAATGGACAATGCGTATCGAGCGGAATTGAAAGATAACGAAAGACATCTCAGATCACATCCATCGTTTGCATTCGAAGAAAATACTGCTTTTGGTTTAAAGGAAGAGGTTCCCAGACAAAAAACAGGAGCTGTTACAGCAATTGGTAAATTAGGATTTAATGAACAAGAATTAGGACCTACAAATAAGAAAAATGATTATGATGATGATAATGTACTTGCTTATGATCTCAATTTCAAAGGCGGTAAAACAAAAAGAAGAAGAACAAAACAATTTAGAAAAAGAAAAACAAAACAATCTAGAAAAAGTAAAAGACACGTTTAACCCATTTCACAAATCGTCATTCGCATATTGTTCCAAATAAACGCATTTTTTTTCCCTGACCTTTTTTCAACTGTATAATACAAGTCTTCCATACATTTCACTCCTTGTAGCATAGACTTTTTTTTATAATTTTGTTCGATAAACAAACAAAATTGTTCTATATTTCCCGTGGTCTTTTTGAATTGCAACAATAGAAAATTGTTCTTGGAACACCAATCCAAAAATCCATTAAAATTATTTAATAAAATAGTCTTGATTACATAATAAGCAAGTACATTCGAGTTTTCCTTGTACAACGTCTTTCTCTCAATATGCGAACTAGGTAAATACAAGTCTTTATACGTTAAACCCATAAATGCAAGAGCCTTTGCTAATTGAAAAAAACTATAAGTTCGCTCGAAGCTTACAAAAAAATAAAGATTTTCCAGAAACACATTTTCATCGCCTTTACAAGAAACATAACTACAAAATGCGGCATGTAATATCTCCGCCCAACATTCCGCATAAGCTTCGTACAAATTCACTTGTGAATCCACTGGAAAAATAGTCAATATTTTTTTTGTACATTCACTTGTATTCATGCTAGAAAAATCCAATCCTAAATTATGGAATAATTCATGCATCAATACTTTAAGCCATTCTTCATGACGAAATACTACGATTTCTGATACAACTGGACAAGTATAGGTAAAAGCAGTATTAACATGTTCTTGATCCAATACATCAATATTACTTGTTGGCAAACCTTTCTTCAATGACGTAAAATATAAAAAAATCGTCATCTTTTTTGCACATTGATTGGAAGAATAATTCTCTATAAAATGCAGCCATATCATAATCGATTCTATATAATTATCGTATCGACTCATATGTGATTCAGCATCCATATCTTCTACAATAAAATGAACTTTTACTTCTCGTTGTAAGAGAGAAAAAGTATAACAAATATCATATTGACTATGAGTATCAATATGCTCTCTAATAGCTTCAGGAAAGCTATCCGCATTAAATTGAGATGGTCTTGGAATTTCATGTACAGTAGAAATTTTGCGAATGCTTACATTTTTAACAGTAGTTTTTTTTGATTCTACATATTGATGAGCTGCATATAAGTCTAAGTATATTTTTTTCATAATTTTTTTGCTTTTTATAGTAAAAGGTACAGCATCAATACATTTATTCTTAAGAAAAAACTCCATTAAAGTTTTACTATCTTTCGTTGGTTTCATCTAATAATATAGTTATACTATAACTTTATTTTAATTACATTTAACATACATAATTATTTTATTTGTATAGAATAGAATAGAATGCAAGAAACCCCGATTACAGTGGAAGAAGTAAAGGAACAAGTTGCTATCATCGAAGAACTGAAAACTCACGTAGAAAATATAGTGGTAAATGAAAACAATAAAGTAAAGGAAGAAATAAAAGAAGGAAAAGAAATTGTAGAAGAGAAACTATTTAGTATTATGGCTTTAACAGAAGCTTTCGCACAAAAAGTAGTTATTGAAGAAGAAATGCAAAATTTTATCCAAGTATTAATGGAAACAAAAAATGGACTATTTTATTGCATGGATAGAACTATATACGATGAAAGTGGAAATCTGTTATCGGAATCTTTAGATGATTTTTCTAACATAAGTAGCTTATTTGTTGTTTTGTATGAATCACAATATCAAAACAAAGATAAGACAAAGATATTGGAATTATGTAGCAAGACTTTAAAAATTATACTGAATATTGTTACAAAAGATTCTTCCAATACAGAAAAAATAATAGATACAGCGGTTGTTCTTATTAAATTAAACAAAAATTTGAAGAAATCAAAAAAAGGATGTATGGAATCGATTTTTTCATTTAAAAAAACAGCATAATATATAAGAATGAAACTAGTAACCTTCTTATGTATTAATTTTATTGTCAGCTTTTTCTCCGATATTGTTTTAAATGATTTATCTACATCAGTATTTCTCTCATTGAAACCATACTTCCATAACCAATCCATTATTGTTTCCGCAATTTACGCCGGAATAACAGTTGAAATAGCATTATTGATTACTATTGGCTGTTTTTATTTGCTATTTCATTCTTTTGTACCGAATACATTGAAAATGCTCTTTGTTTTTTGTGTAATAGCTTTTATTATTGGATTTATAGCAGATATTTTTATCGATAAAATGCATATATTTGGCAATCGATTAGATGCATATTACAAAAAAGTTGGAGCTGGATTCTGGGGAGCTGCCGCATTTTTGTTCTCCATTCTAATAAGTTATTTTATTCAGAAAGAAATCTTACCCATTCTATAATGCAAAAAGAATCTGTCAGCGACGTTAATAATATATCTATAGAAGAACTTAAAGAAAAAATCGAAACCCTGGAAAATACCATGATTTTGATGAATCAAAAAATAGAACGACTCTTGGAACTCATGGAAAGAGACTGTAAAAAAATGATTAATCATATTGATTTTGTAGAAGGCGTTTATGAAAGCATAAAAACACCTTTTACTTTTATTATGGATAATGTAAATCATGTTATACAACCTGTTTTAACGCAAGGACCAATAGAAGAACCTGGAAAAGAACCAATAGAAGAAGATGTAGAAGATATTAATATTTAATTTTTATTTTATTCATTTTTTAATTTTTTTTAAAGTTTTTTGAGTTTCTCTCGTATTAGAATCAAATCCTCCGCCAATTCCGGATCTTTTGATTTTTTATAATTCAATAATTTAGCATTTTTTGTTTCTAATAAAATTTGTTTCATTTCTTCATTTTGCGTAAATTTTGCTTCCAGCGCATCCTGAAGAGCCTTTTCTCTCTTTTTACCATTTACATCTGAATCTATTCCTACTTCTATGGGTCTTATGAGTTCGCCTTTGTATTTGCCTTTACTTGATCCTGCTGCTTTGGCCATCTCTGGATCTTTGGATAATTTAGTCCCGGACTCTGCCGTAAAAGATAAATAAAATTCCGGTGTTCCTCGAAATTTAGATGCCTGATAATAATGTTCTACGCTGTTCCATTGATGACCATCTAAAACAAATTGCGCAAGCCATTGATTATCCAACTTTTTACGCCATTGTTTCATAGAAGCCAATTGAGAGAAGTCTCTTAATAACTCTTGTGGTATTTTTTCGTTGGAACCTTTCCCGGGTACCTTATCTGCACTAGATTTATAAAAAATAAATTGAATATCCTCTTCATATAACCCTCGTATTTTAGCTTCCGATAGTTCGTCAAATTTTGGAACAACTGGCGCCACGGGCTTATGCTCTCTATTAAAAGCTATAAAATCCGGTATTAAAGGAAATACGCCAGCATTTTTTTCCATACATTTTTCAGATACTTTCATTTTTATATCAAATGGAATCTCTGGAAAAGTGAATATTTGTCTCTTTTTATAACCAATCAATTTATAATGATACCCATTAAAGTCTAATATTAAGTAATAATCGGGTCTAAATTCTCCCTGTTGTTGAAGAATATCATCATTTAAGTGCCCACATAAAAGTACATTATTCATATCATTTGCCTTGTAAGATTCATGAGAGAAAAGAATAAATTTAATACGTAAAATTCTTTCAAGCGTTGATAATGCCCAAGTTTCTGCCCAAAACTCACACGTTGCAATCACTCGTTTTAGTTTTTCCAGAGTATCTACATTTTTCATGAATCTGTATTCATATTTTATTTGTTTCGAAACTTGTCGTTCATGAATAATTCTTTCTCGTTGATCCGCTATTTTTTTTGCCGCATCCACATATTCTCTTCTTTCAGCGCTATCCAATGTTTCCTGAAATAATTTAGCAAATTTGTCATATTCAATCTCTAATTGTTTAATATTACTTTCATCTTCTACAATAGATTCTTTTGCTGATTCATATTGTCCTTTGTAAGACATGAACAATGTTTCCGTTACCTGCTCGGCAAGTTTTCTTCGCAATTTCAATACCGTTGTTTGTTGGCCTATTTGAGCAAATGCGTCACGAATCGTCGCAAAAAGGCAATCTCCACCTCCTTCATTATCCACAATATAATAATTTGGATTTTTCATATATGTTTGAATCCACGGTTCTCCCTCCTTATTACTATATTTATCCCGTTGCGTTTTTGCATCCGCTTTTGTTTCTTCTTTTAAACGTGATAACAAGGGAATACCTTCCGTCTTGGTAAAAACATCTTGTCTAAATTCTGGAATATCTGCTACTTTCTCTTCTTCTTCCTCTTTTTCTTCGCCTTTTTCACTTTTTTTCCCCTTTTTCTTCCTTTCTTCCAGGATTTCTTCCGTAACAAATGAATACAACAATGGACTACCTATTTCCTCTACATCTAAATTGGATTCATCGTCCATATAGTCAGGAAGGTCACTTGTATATAATTCATAGACACCAATTTGTATAATACTTTTATCCTTTTTAATCAAATAAATAGGAAAATAGGTAATATTTTTATCAGCAAATGTGTTTTTTGCATTTCCCACTGCAATAATAATATCAATCCCCTCTACTTCAATTTCATATAAATCTGCTTCTTTTTTTAGATCTTCCGGATCAATTGTCTTTAGCTCGTCATATACTACTGTTTTATCTAATTTACTTACTACCATTTCTTTTAATAATATGTTATTTTTTATATTTGAATAGTTTTATATATAATTTTATATATCAAAAAAGTTTCAAAATAAAATTGATATCGTTATTCAGAATAATAATAACAAGAACATCAATTCGAAATATGGGAAACTACTGTTGCTGTTTTTCAAAAAGACAAACCTTATCATATGAAATTATTCTTAAATTGCCCCATGATGGCCAGTGCTTTCAACTCGGCAATAATACATGGAATTATAAGGAAAATATTAATATACAACTTCGCGAATGTTACAAAGAGCCCTTTACTCATTGGATTGTGTATAACGATGAAACTCCAGAAAAAACAATTAGCACTGGAGCTCATGCAAAAGGAATTGTTGCATGGAATGATCGTTCTATTTCATGGCTCATTCATTCTGTACCCAAATTTCCCAAAGCATTTGATGGGACAAATCAATTTCCTGATATTGATCATGGAGAATTGATCTATGGTCAATCCTTTGTCTTTATAAAAATGGGGATCGAGCATTTGGATGGAATCTTGAATCAAGTCTTTATTATGCATCCAAATATATATATTAGTAATTTTGATTACTCTTTATACAAAGATCTGCATAAGTCCAAGCAAGATAGCATCTATAAAATAAATAATTCGTTGGAACATGTTGCAAAGTCTCCAAATTATCATATAGATATATATGAAGGTATGTTATTACCTGCTTTTGGTGGGCCAATTCATACAGAAACGTGGATTCGCGGACATGAATTACCAGATTCAGATAAATGCAAAAAAGCTGCCGCTATTCATTGGGCAGAAAAAAATCTTGCTTATACTTATACTCATGATCATAGTAAATATTGTTATTCTGACAAGGGATGGACTGCAATTGGAGATTTAAATCGAATGACCTCGCAAGAAAAAAGAGGCGGAGGTTTTCTTGTTATTCGAGATATTCCAATTGCACAACTATTCAAAGGTATTATGCTATAATTGAACTCTTTTATACAAATTTAGAATTTATAAAAAATTGATTTTTTCTAATAAAACAAGGTAAAAGAAAAAAAGAATGAATATAGATTCAAGAGAAGAGACTCTACGCCTATTAGAGAACGTTATAAAGACAAAAGTTCAAGAAGGTGCAAACATTCCTACAAAGCCCGAGCATAAGTGGCGAGACATTCCTGATTTAATACGCCGATTATTGACAGTGATACCCGCAACAGAAAGAGCGTTGATTCGAGATTTACAACAGTATAATAATACACTCGCTAGATGTGCTCAGTTTGTAATAAAGGCTGCATATACACACGACACACCGCTTCAAATAATGAGAATGCATATAATAACTATTATGGAACAATATGACATTTCAATATCAAATACTCGTCCTTGGACAATTGCCATCCTTTGGCAGAGATATGTTGTAGAAATCTTTCATAGTTTAAGATACGATAATGAAAGATTGTAATATCCTTATCCTTGCACAAATCTGTGTAAAAATGATATAGAATAACAATTATTCAAAGATTAATTCTATTTAAATATCTCTATTTATATAAATGAGCTTAAGAGTACCGGGCGCATTTGCTGTTTCTGAAGATCCTGAAAAAAATAAAACTATTAGTTTTGTTGTTGCTAATGATGATGCAATCGAACCTACTACTCACCGTATGTCAGAAAATACAACTTTAGGTCAAATTGTATCATTTATGAATGAAACATATGGTATTGAAGTAGAATTTGTTATCTACCGAGGTGCAGAAATTTATCCTTCAAACCCATATGGTACTAAGATTGACACCATTGTTAATAATGATAGTGGTACTCTTTTTTTTGTAAAAGAAATGAATAATGGACGTGTTCGTTCTGGTACACCCCGTTCTGGTAGTCCTCGCACTCTTTCAACACGCTCTGGTACGCCTAAATCAGGAAGAACTCCACTTATGTTCGACATGTCTCCCTTTAGTGATAGATCTTCATCCAGTTCTTTTGAACCACCTCAAAAAGTGTGGGCTAGTAAGGTATTACGTAGAAAAGATAGTGATAGATCTGACTCTTCAAGTTCTTATGAACCACCACAAAAACTATGGGCTAGTAATGTATTACGTAGAAACAATAGCAATAGTAGTTCAAGCCCTCGTTCGCCATTTTTTCCTCCACTAAAGCGGGGAGAACCTGTACATACTCGCGCATTTGGCGGGCCATCAAGACGCATGGCAAAAAAATACAGTAAGAGAAGAACCAATAAGAGAAGAACTAGTAAGAGAAGGACCAATAATAAAAAAACAAGCAAAAGAAAAACCAGTAAAAGAAGAAGCAAATAAAATTGAAACAATATAAAAATATATTTATTATTAATTTATTCAATAATGACAGCTATAACACCAACAGTTAAATTAACCGAAAGATTTATTGAAGGATTAAAAAACTACAATGTAACATATGATGAAATTATAAAAGGCAATTGGAAATATTGCGGCGGAAGAAGCGGGTGTCACCTTAATTATTTTAAAGTTTCTTGTAAAAATGATGATTTACCCAAACAACAAGATAAGTGTATTTGCGGACACGCAATATCTGAAAATTGTTATATAACCAATGATGAATTCATACTAGTATTGGGAAGCTGTTGTATAAAAAAATTTCTTCCTAAAACTAAAAGTTCAAGGACGTGCGAAAAATGCGGTGACCCACACAAAAATAGAAAAGTAAATAGATGTAATAAATGCCGAAGCGGAGGGTCATCCAGAACTTCTTCTGAATTTATCAAGCCAATCAAGATATCTGATGAGCTTGCTTCCTTCCTTGAAAAGGAAATGGGTTTCGAGATGGCGCGCACAGATATCACCCACGATATTAATGCTTATATTCGCACGCATAATCTACAAGATCCGGACAATGGTCGCAAGATTAACCCTGATACCAAGCTTGCGTCCCTTTTGAAGCTTGGTCCTGAGGACGAGCTAAATTATTTCAACCTACAAAGATTTTTAAAAATACATTATGTAAATAAAAATTAAAAATAATCTAAAGATATATTATTACTATTACTATTACTATTATTATTATTATGCCGAATGATTGTTGGAATTGTATGACTATCACATGCGAAAATATAGAATTCGCAGAAGAATTAAATAGTCTTGTTATAAATGAATTAAAACATAAAGAAGGGGAAAAATATATTTATAATGAAACAATAGATATGTTGCAGCGCGGAACAAGAGGAATAATTTTTAATGCATGGAGTGCTTGGAATCCTGACTATGAATGGCTAGAAAATTTATTAGATAAATACCCTAATTGTTGGGTTAAAAATGAATGGAGTGAAGAGGGTGGGTTAGCCGGTGTTTGGATAGGATTCGTCAAAAATAATGAAAAAATCATTAAAGACTTAACATGGGATGATATATGCTTAGAAGGAAAACAATTCTTATTTATTCTCGAAGATGAAGAAGAAGCGAAAAAAGAAGAGGAAGAAAGACAAAATAAAATAAATAAAAAAAATAATATAAAAAAAATAATAAAAAAATCATTAATAGACCAAAATAAAAGTATAATTACATCTAATGTGTTACCATAATACAAATTTCTTCATAAATTTATCTCGTTTTAATTCTTCTACATAATACCACATCTCTTTTCTTTTTCCCACTATCTCCATATTCTTGCCATCATTTTCAAAAAGAACAATTTGTTCAATAATATCTTGTTTTTTCATCTTGCTTGTCTTTAACATACCTTTTGAAATTCCATAATAATCACAAATCAGCAATAATTGCTTTATATTATAAGTTAAATCATACGTTTGAATTTGTGAAAACACTTCATCTTCTTGATTCAAGTTTTCAAATTCCATTAAAAAATATTTCAAGTTTGTTTCTAAATCTATTGGATTCTCGTTAGGTAATTCCTCTTCATCAATATTATAAGTAATATGTTCTTCCATGTATAATAAGAACCTTATTTGTTTTTATTATATTTTACTCAAAATTATCTATATTTACATCTCAACAATATCCATAAATTTGAATATCGCCTTATTGGATAAACTAGCAAAACTTTTAGGGTTGCTATTCGCTAGATTCGAAATAACTTCCACAATTGTTTCTCCATTCGACATCAAATAATCAGATGTTGAAAAGATCTCTTTATTATACAAAATAGCAATATTTTCTACCATTTCATCTACTTCATTCTTTTTATTGTCCTGAGGAATAAATTCCAAAATTTGTTTTAGCAAATTTGCTGCGAATTCTATTATTTTTTCATTGGCGATAATCTTTGTAGAAGATAGATTTACAAAGAATGTGCTCAATGACTTCCTTCTTTCATTATCAGAATTAATTTTACAAAATAAATCGTAATTCTCATCTGCATTGACATACTCAATTTTGGTAAATAGTTCCAAGAAAGATGACAAATTGTTCTCAAATACTGTTTTCATAATCTCATATTTATGAATCAATTGCGTATATAAATCAGCATAATATTTAGAGTAAAATCGATTGTTTGAAGCAATCTCAAAAACAGCATTCCCCACTTTTAACATATCTTCTTCATTAGCGTCAAGTTGATCTAATATTTCTATAATTTTTTGAGACTGTTCTTGATACGTTTTTTCTGTAATTTTATTTAAACATAAACGAATCAGATCAAACTGCCCATCAATTCCAACCTTTTGTTCCATTTTTGTCGCATGAAATGTACGTATTGATTCCCAATCATTATCATTCACCATTTCCATTCCTTGATTTCCGCGTCGTTTCCTTCTAAAATTTGGATCCGCTGACATGCGATCAAACGAATCCTTATTTGCAGGTTGTTCGCGTTTTATAAAATTTGGTGTTTTTATATACGTCGGAGAACCGACTTGTTGCGCCAATTCTGTAATCATGGCAATCGTCTCTTCTGGCAACCTTATATCAAAACCACCAAAGGTTATATCTCGAAAGTCATTAAGATTATATACAAAATTATTTTCCATTTGTTGCATTAGCATAAGTGGTATAATATATAGATTAATATCATTTATATCAATTTTTTTGTATAATATAAAAAATTGAAAGAAAATAATACTTAAACAATTCGTCATAAAGATTAGTATGTCACTAAAAAGCGAAACTGTAGTGGATGCGAAGGAGGAGGGGAGCACTGAATACACTTCAGTGGAGATAGATAATTGGGATGAATTTGATATCAAGCCCGATTTATTGCGTGGAATATATGGACACGGATTTGAAAAGCCGAGTCCAATTCAACGCAAGGCCATTAAGCCTATCGTGGATGGAAAAGATATTATTGCCCAAGCGCAATCGGGAACAGGAAAAACAGCCACCTTTACCATTGGCTCATTGTCCAAGGTAGAATTAGAAAAGAATGAAACCCAGGTACTTGTATTATCGCCCACACGCGAACTAAGCAAGCAAACAGCAAATGTTATGCTTAGCATTGGAGGAATGATGAAAGATCTTCGCGTACAAGTCGTTGTTGGCGGATCTTCTATTGACGAGGATTCTGCATTTATGAAAAATAATATTCCACACGTTATTACGGGTTGTCCTGGACGTGTATATGATATGATTCGTCGTAATCATATTAATGTTAAAACCGTAAAAATTGTTGTACTTGATGAGGCTGATGAAATGTTAAGCACTGGATTTAAGGAACAAGTCTATAATATCTTTCAACATTTCAAGAATGATGTGCAAGTCGCGTTGTTTAGTGCCACATTGCCGCCGTATATTGATAATATAACAAGCAAGTTTATGCGTAATCCTGTTCGCATAACGGTAAAAACTGAACAGCTTACATTGGAAGGTATTTCTCAGTATTTTATCGCAGTCGAAGACGATATGCAAAAGTATGCAACCGTAAAAGATCTTTACAAATTCATGTCTTTGAGTCAATGTATTATTTACTGTAATAGTGTGAAGCGCGTCAGCGACTTGTATGATGCAATGATGGAGGATGGCTTTCCAGTTTGCAGGATTCACAGTAGTATGGAAAAGGCTGATCGAGACAAGGCATTTACTGAGTTTAGAATTGGATCCTCGCGCGTTCTAATCTCGTCGAATGTTACGGCGCGTGGAATTGATATTCAACAAGTAAGCTGTGTAATTAATTTTGATATTCCAAAGGATGTTCATACTTATTTACATCGCATTGGACGATCTGGTCGTTGGGGTAGAAAAGGAACTGGTATTAACTTGATTACACGCCGCGATACTTCCAAGCTGAAGGAAATTGAAGAATATTATTCTTGTCAGATCAATGAGCTTCCTGCAAATTTTAACGCATAAAAACTTTTAACATTTTAAACAATGGATTTAAAAATGATATAAAATTTTTATAAGAGATTGTGTAATGCTTATTGAAACATGTATCAATCGTATTATTATTGCGTGGATTTTTTTTATTGGATCCATGCTTGGAATCATTATGGCATATCAAACAAATTCATTATTTATGTTTGGCCCGAATCCAGATTTATATATATTAGGAATATGTATTGATACTACGGAAAAATATGTGATTGTTGCCAGTTTTTGTTTTATTAATAGTGGAGTAAGAACTGCAAATCATAATATGATACAATCATGGATTATCAATATACTTCAAGATCAAAAAATAATTACTTTTGCAGATCCAGGTTTATCATATGAATTTACACTAACTTCTACTTTATACATATGGTTTGATTTTTTTATGTACATGAACATTATCATGTCACAAATTGATATGTTTTTTATTGAAGTTATTTCAGATATGATAACAACGTGCATTGTAACAACTTATTATTTGCGTATAAAACAGAAAGATAAAACCCTAACCCTAGAAAAAGAAAAAGAAAAGGAAAAAGAAACAGCACTAACTATTGTATAAAATAAAAATATATATACTTATACTAAGTATATATCTTTAATGGTCAAAAAAGAAAAAAAAACATATAAAAAACATGCAAAAATAAAGATGAAGCCTCATCACTTTACGCGAAAACAAAAAAAAAAAATAACCGACCAACTTTTTTCTGCTTCAAAGGATGATATTATGCATGATTATGAAAAGTTGAAACAGATTGGATGCGATAAAAAGAAAGCATTTAGCAAAACAGGAAATAATTTTGTGAATTATTTTACATTGGGAGAACGTTTGCAAACAGTGGGAAATAAAGGCGTTAGTTTTTATGATGTTTGGAACAATCGTTTAGCTCTAACCAAAGAATATCCCTACGTTCAAAAAGTATTAGATTATTATGAAAGATCCTATTCTACTTACCCAAATATCAAAGTTTGGAAACGTATATTCGATTTATACTATGGTTCTATAACTATTTTTCGACCCTTGCAAGCAATGGAAATTTATTGCAGGTTTCAACCTACATCTATTCTTGATTTTACTATGGGCTGGGGCGGACGATTAGTAGGCGCTTGTGCTCTAAATATTACGCGTTATATAGGCATTGATAATAATACGCAGCTTAAAAAACCCTACGAAAACATGGTGAAAATGTTGGAACCCCTTTCTCAAACAAACATCAAGTTGTATTTTGAAGATGCTGTCAATTTTGATTATTCCAAACTGAATTATGATATGGTTTTAACGAGTCCGCCTTATTATAATACTGAGATTTATGGAAATACGGAACCAATTCACAATAAAGTTTGGAATACCACATTTTATGAACCTCTTTTTAAAAAGACATATCAACATTTACAGAAAAGAGGAGTTTATTGTTTAAACCTATCAAGAGAAATATACGAGACAGCTGCAAAAAAAGTGCTAGGCGCATGTAAGACAAAAATTCCTATGAAAAAATTTAAGCGAACGACCGGGACTCAAAAAGAGGAATATATTTATATTTGGTATAAAAGATAAAAATAAAAAATAAAAATCTTTTCACTCTATAAGACTATCATTATTCTATATGAATTATAAAAATTTATATACAATTTCTTTAATAGTAGTATGTACTTTATTAATCGGTATTGTTATAAATCAATACACTGAAAAAAAATACATATCTAACTCATTGCTATTATTTTGGGATATTTATTGTAAAACTGCCATTTTAGACTATATAAATAAACTTGATTATTTAGTTATTTCTATTCCACATAGAGAGAAAATTGGCGATATAATAAAAGTAGGAAGCAACTATTACTGTTTAATGAATAAACATCCACAAGAATATTCTAATATCTCTATTTTATTAGACGAAATAACTAAAACTTGCAAATATTTACGTGTTGATAGTTTAATAGGAATCAGTACTGCTGGAAGCGATCATTATTCAGTTGGTCGCGTTTTGCAATTTAACTCTGCAATTATTGAAAACTATAGAGAATATTCTTTGCAATCCTCTTATGTAGAAGGAAAAAAAATATTATATAAAACTTCCGAGTTTATAAGTCAGCCAATCATTAATACAAAAAGATTAATATCTCCAACTAACTCACAAGTTGCATCCGGAGAGGACGAGTTTGTAACATATTTAGTGTCAAATAAACTAAATATATTCTCTCTCACATTAACTGGAATTTCAAATAACAAAAATTTAAATATGTATAAAGATGGAGGCGGTAAAATAGCAGCAAAAAATATAATTCATTTTTTATTTAGTCAATTCATTTTACTGTAAAATATACAAATAATAAATGTTCGTCAAAATACCTGGATTATTATTTCAACGAATTATAACATGCATCTGTCAAATTTAGAGAAAATCAATGAACATTTTCGGTTTCCCATTTCTTACAATCATAAAAAAACAGAATTAAGGAAACATATTATTGACGATTTAGAGCTTGTAGAAACATTAGATCCATCAGGATGCAGCATGTATCAATTGGCTTTTCAACCATCCACTTGTTTTGGCAAAAAAGTATTGGAAGAGTTGCCCAATTTTTACACAACCGATATCACCTTTTTAAAAGATTCGCAACAAATTTTAAAACAATATAAAGAAATCGAATGTGACGTAGATTTTTCTAATATGATGGATATTTGGGACGAAATAAAGAATGACACTGGATTTAAAGAAAAATATCAATACATTGATTGGCCCACATGGGAATATTTAAACAAATCAGAATGGTTTTTGCAAATTATGAGTTTATATAATTTAACATCACCTATCTTATCCTTTATTGTTCCCATTGTTATTCTATTTATTCCCTTTTTTATTATCAAAGCAAAGGGTTTGCCGATTACCTTTGCTGAATACTTGGATGTTCTAAAAATTGTTGCATCCAATCATGCTATTGGAAAATTATTTACGCAATTTGGAAGTGTTAAAATGGAAGAAAAGGTATATTTAATTGTAAGCGCTGGGTTTTATGTCTTCTCAGTCTATCAAAATATTCTAACCTGTTTCAGATTTCATCAGAATATGATTAAAATACACTCTCATTTGAAATACATACAACGTTATATTGAATACACTGAAAAAAATATGTGCAACTTTTTATCTTTTTCTGAAACTAAGAGTAGTTATTCTGATTTCAACCTATCTGTACGAGAAAAAATGACAATACTCGTTCGATTAAAAGAGCGATTGCAAGCAATTTCGCCATATTCATTACATGTAAAAAAAATTGGAGAATTAGGTACAGTATTGAAACATTTTTATGATATATATCAAGATTCAGTGTATCATGACGCTTTTATGTATTCTTTTGGTTTCAATGGATATACTGATACTATACAAGGTCTAAAGAAAAATATTGAGGATGGATTTTTACGTTCTTGCAAGTTCTCTTTGAAAAAGAGAAAACATATATTCAAGAAAGCATATTATCCTGCTCTAATGCGATCTAGTCCAGTAAAAAATGATATTCAATTCAATAAAAATATTACTTTAACAGGTCCAAATGCATCTGGAAAAACAACCATTTTAAAATCAGCATTAATCAATATCATTATTTCGCAACAAATAGGGTATGGATTTTATGAATCAGCGACAATGCGTCCTTTTGATTTTATTCATTGTTACTTAAATATACCTGACACATCTGGACGCGATAGTTTATTCCAAGCCGAAGCTCGTAGATGCATTGAAATTTTGGACATGATCAAAGAAGAGGAACACGCTGGAAAAACTCATTTCTGCGCATTTGATGAACTATATTCAGGAACAAATCCAGCTGATGCGGTCATGAGTTCTCTCGCATTTATGGAGTTTTTAATCAAAAATAAATGTGTAACTTGTATTTTAACAACGCATTTTATAGAAGTGTGCAAACGCATAGATTCAAATAATTCTATTACAAATTATCACATGAAAACGAAGAGTGCAAACGATAAAAGTGATTTTTGTTATACATATCAATTAAAAAAGGGTATTTCAGAATTACGCGGTGGATTAAAAATTCTGAATGATATGAATTATCCGAAAGAAATACTTGACAAGACGCGTGAAATAAAATTATAAACAGTTTAAATATATTTTAATTAATATATAAATGAAAAGTATTTTTTTACTTATTTTTTATACAATGATTTCAGCACATGCAGTTAAGCCAAAATTATGTGTTAATTGCAAGTTTTTTACCAAAGGGTTTTTTACTAGCAATAATTTTGGCAGATGTTTAATGTTTCCAAAAGAGGAATTGAATGATAATTTTTTGGTGACGGGAATTAAAGATAAAAAATACATTGAATACACGTATTGTTCTATTGCAAGAAACTTTGATTCTAAGTGTGGAAAAGAAGGAAAGTTATATAAAAAAAAATAATAAAAAATATTAAATATTCGTTACAAAAGAAATTTAAAAATATAAAATACTTGTAAGAATGGGCCTCTCCGACTTTTTAACTGTTCCGTTTTTGATAAGCTTAGGAATTACATTTATCTTAGTAGGAATTTTAGGAATGTTTTTATCACAACGAATTATGGATCAAAACCATAAAATATCGTCTATGATGGGATTAGTTTCTTCTGTAGTGGATGAATTAAATTATGTTCGATCAAATCTTCAGATGATGACTGTACAACCACCTTTAGATAAACAAGTTGGCGCAGGACTTGGCGCAGGACTTGGCGCAGGACTTATACCTGTTGCTGAATCTAGAGATGAAGAACAATCTCTTATTTCTGTTAGTGATGAAGAGGAAGATTCGGATGATGAGGAAGAAGAAGAAAATGAAATAATTGCAAGTGAAGACCTAATAGAGGAACCTACTATTAAAGTAATTGATATGGGTGAAACAATGAATATGAATTATTTGCAGCAGGAAGAACAAGAAGTAGAACTTGATGAAGAGGAATTAGAAGAAGATGACTCAGAGGAATACGATGACGAGCTAGAAGAATTAGAGGAAGAACAAGAAGAAGAATTAGAGGAAGAACAGGAAGAACAAGAAGAAGTAGTAGAAGATAAAAAAATAATAGGAAAACCAGATATTAAGAAAATGAATCTCCAAGCACTAAGAAAATTTGCAAATGGTCGCGGTATTATGGGAGACATTTCAAAAATTAAAAAAGCTGAATTAGTAAAAATGATTGAAGAACATATGTAATATTTTTATTCTTGTAGTATATTATTATGGCAAACTGGGGCACATGTTTTAGCGGTTCTAATAATATACATTTTAATTTTCCGCCTATTATGGCAGACGGAAGAAATTTTGCCTCGTGGCAACCCGATGCAATTATTAATGAACGCATTCAGAAACAAGAAAATATTTACAGCAATTGGACATATCGTCAATATTTAACGAATAATGCTTTACAAATTATGAAATATAATAATGCAGAAGCTTGTTATGATCTCGGTTTGCCATCTCACGAGCAAACGAATAAAACACCGAGCGCCAATGTTCCTTATTTGTATTCCTCTCCTTTTGATACAAAAAATCCTGGATATGGTTATTGCTCTAGTAACTTGAAATCGCCTTATTTGTCGAGAGAACAATTAAGCGCTAGGCTAATTGCTCCGACTATTTACGTTCCAGCAAATACATAAAATAATAGTTATATACTTTTACAGTATTAGAAAGTATATAAATAAATGTAGTAACATATTATAAATAATGAGAGTTATCAGTATTGACGTAGGTATCAAGAATTTGGCCTATTGTCTTTTAACAAAAATAGGATCAGAATTTACTATCGACAAATGGGGAGTATTGGATTTATCAGAAGATATTAGTCATACTTGCTCCATTGTAGAAAAAGGAAATCAGTGTTTAAAACCAGCTAAATTTAAAAAAGATGCTTCCTGTTTTTGTTTGAAACATTCAAAAAAACAGGTGTATCAAGTTCCAGCCAATGATTTGAAATCAGCCTTTATCAACAAACAAAAAATTCAGAGTCTTTACGAAATTGCCGATAAATATAAAATTGCATATGAAAAGCCGATAAAAAAGGTGGATATGATTAATATTATCAATAATTATATTCTAGAAACATGCTTTGAACCAATTGTTAAAATAAATGCATCCAAATTGGATCTAGTTACTATTGGTCATAATTTACAAATTAAATTTGACGAAGTGTTGGAAAATCAGTTTCATACTATAGACATGGTTATCATTGAAAATCAAATCGGACCGATTGCTATTCGTATGAAAACAATTCAAGGTATGATTTCTCAGTATTTTATTATGCGCAATTATCAAATCAATATCGAGTTTGTAAATGCTTCAAATAAATTAAAGGCTTTACCAACAACAGAAAAAACAACCTATAAAGATAGGAAGAAGTTAGGCGTGCAAACATGTAGTGAAATAATTTCTTCGAATTCCAAGTTAGAAAACTGGAAATCATACTTTAAAGATCATAAAAAAAAAGATGATTTAGCGGATGCCTTATTACAAGGAGTCTGGTTTATTTCAACAGTGAAGTAATAAAAACTTAATCAATTCCAAGGTCACCATCAATAATATTGTCATCCATAAGGCGTTCTATTGGAGTTTTTTCACGTTTTATTATTTTTTTATTATTTTTACCATTTCTCTTTCGAGTATTTCTAAATATTTTTTTTCGGGTATTTCTAGAAATTTTCTTTTTATATTTCATTTTTTTCATGGATAAACGAACAGTCATATATATATATATAGTATATCAATTTATTTTTTATTAAAATTACTATTATTTATAATAACGCATTTCTATCAAAAAAGCAAAATAAGAAATGGTAAAATTATCAATATCCATGATATAATTTTTTACTTTTTGGAAAAGGATGAAATATATAATTATATATTCGTAATACTTAAAATTAATTCATCTAATCATTTCATAAGAGATGGATTCAGAAATTATCGATTTAGCAATGGAAGAAGATACATCATTTAGACAAAAATCAGTAAATTTTGGTTCTGGAATTGAATTATTGATGAATGAAAAAACAAAAAAAGAAAGTTCGGAATCAAGTGATATTCATTTAGACGATTTAAATAACTTGGAGGATGAACTCAATAATCTTACTTCAGATATTGACTCTGGAAATAATCAATTTTTTGAAGGGAAGAGCAACTTTTTTTCAAAGCAAATGCCATCCATGGAAAAGCCTTCTGTCAGTTTTTCAGAAGAGGGATTTGATAACAATATTGGAAAAGCAACAGCGGAAACGACTACAGATTCAAAGACCTGGGATGGTTATGGAAAATTTAATAATATTCCCATGAATCCAGACAAAGCGCCTCCTTCCGCACCTCAAATGTCCAAGGAAGAATTGTTGAGAGAAAAGTTCAAATATTTGCGCAAGTTGGAGGCTTTAGAGAAAAAAGGTATTACTCTAACAAAGCAGTACAATATGGAATCCAATTTAGCAGAAATGCAAGGTGAATATGAGATGATTATGGAAGAAAAAACCAAGCAAAACTCTATCAAGTTTCAAGGAAATATGTTGATGGCATGCATTAATGGTATTGAATTTTTGAATGAGCGCTTTGATCCATTTGATGTAAAGCTCGACGGCTGGAGCGAACAAGTTAATGAAAATATGAGTGATTATGATGATATTTTTGGCGAATTATTTGAAAAATACAAGAGCAGAGCTTCCATGGCACCTGAGCTAAAATTGCTTTTTCAATTGGGTGGAAGCGCAATGATGGTTCATATGACAAATACCATGTTCAAATCTGCTATGCCAGGTATGGATGATATTTTGCGTCAAAATCCGGATCTCATGCGTCAATTTCAAACAGCGGCCGTCAATTCCATGGGGCAAAGTAGTCCCGGATTTTCAGGATTCATGGGCAATATGATGGGTCAAGATTCGAATGGCCCGCCACCACCTATGGCCACACAGGGTCCAGGCGCTCCTGATTACGCTGTAAATCGCGGCGGAAATAACAACTTTGGTTCATCACGTCCAGATCTAAATATAGGCCGCAATATGAATGATGGAATTAATATAAGTGAAAGACCTTCTACAAGACCAGAAATGAAGGGTCCTAGCGATATTAGTGATATTCTATCAGGGTTAAAAACAAAAACCATTAATATTCAAGAGGCCAGTTCAGAAAATAACAATAGTACCATTAGTATTTCTGATTTGAAAGAATTGCAATCGGAAACAATTAATATACCAAAGAAAAGCAAGAGACGTCAAAAATCGGATAAAAATACAGTAAGTTTGGACATCTAATAAAATAAAATATTTTTATATAGTAATATGTCTTATGAAGAAATAGAAATGCAAGATCTTGGAGCAATTAGAGAACAAAATAGAGACATACAAAAATATGAAATTGGCGATACATTTAATACATGGTCTTATAGTGGATGGGATAATGAACACAATTGGAAAATACGTTTCAATAATAGTAAAATTATAGATGTAATGCGAAAAAATGATAGGTACGAGTATCTTTTAGACGGAGATATAACTTGGGGACCTGAAGGAACTGAAAATAAATACTGGCGTGAAACTCGATGGGTAGATCAAGATATTTTAGAAAAATATGCAACAATTAAGTCCAAAGGTGGAAAAAGATTAAAACGAAGAACAACAAAAAGACGAAAAGGTAAGAAAGATAGGAAAAGTCGAAGAAGAAAAAGTAGAAAATAATATTTTAATTTTATATAACTTTATTTTTATATAAAATTTGAATTTAATAGTGTAACGACCAAATATTTTTTAAAAAAATATAATAAATTATTATTACATGACAAAATATAATATAAAAATTTTAAAAACTCCTATGGTTGATTTTTTACCGCGCTTAAATTTACATCATGTAGTGATATTAAAGGAGAAAGAGAAAGAGAAATCATCTATTTATGCTATTGATTTTACGCCAATCGATCAACATAAAGTAGAAACATTAAAAAATTTACTTTCAGGAAAACATGTTCCAGCAGAAGTTCGTATTATACCCATTTTAACATCTTCATTTGATAATGAAGAAGCACTATTAAATGAATGGGAATTAAAAAGAGAGAAATCTAGAAAACCGATTGCACTACCCATATTGGACGGTTGGAAAAGTGATACCATTCACTTGTATAAACATAACTGCCAGCATTTTAGTAGATTTGTTCAGAATAAAATATTCAAATAAATTAATCATTACCATAAAAGCACATCTGCTAGCCAGCCTCTTGACCATTTTATATGTCTATCTTTTTCATGACGCATTTTATAAAGGCGTCTTCTCGTTTTTGCAAACTTGATACCCTGATTTTTCATAAATGTTGGATAATCATTCATCCCTGCAGCGCCTACACTCGCTATTTTTTTACCTTGTTTAAAAACATCGATTTTCTTTGTCTTATTGGTTGATGGTTTAACTGTTACTCCTATTTTTTTAGCTTGAGCTAATGTATATTTCGTAATTTTATACGACATCTCTTATTATAAAAAAAGATTTTTATTTGTATTTGTATTATATTTTATATAAAATTGTATAAATAGAAACACTGTTTATACAATAATGGCACTTCTATTTGATAAGGATTCTTTACAAATAAAACGAATCAAAAATAATAATTATGTAATGGAAGGCGAAATAAGAAATCTAAAGATTGACGCCAATGAGCTATTCTCTTTTCAAAAGTTTCCTATTTTGAAAGAATTATATAAAGATATTATTGATGAATTGCAAGTTACAAATATTCAAGAAGGTTCTGCATCGTATGGTATTATATTTCAACATTTTTTTAAAGACATGGGATTCCCTAGATTAAGCTTACAACTTGATGTTACAAGAACAAAAACAAATAATATGTTAGAATTCGTTTGTTCAAATGCTACGAATATAGTATCTAATTCTCAAGATTGTTTTATCCTGTCGTTTGAAACCTTTGCTATTCAAATTCATATATGTGAAGTTTCTATTAAAATTTGCATAGATATCGCAATCCATTATCCATTTGAAATAGAGCTGTTTATTGAAAAAATGGCAATACAAGTAATGCATAAAATGTTTCTTAGATTAAAACGATTTATAGAAATATAACTATAACTATAATAATAGTAATACAATGTTTTATGCCATTTTACAAATGGGTTTTATTCTCTTTTATGAATATTTTTTTTATACATGGAACAAGGAATCATTCGTAAGACGTGTTACGCAACAATTAGCAAAAAAAAATATGTTATATGTCAAAGTATTTCAGGCTATTTCATTTAATATTAATTTTATTGATGAAAGTTTAAATACAGAATTACTTACCTTTACAGATTGTGTTCCATATTGTGAAGAAGATATCGATTTTATTTTGCTTGAAAAAATAAAATTCATATATCATTTACGGTTTGATTCTTTTACGCCTATCAATGCGGGAATGATTTCTCTCGTATATAAAGCTGCAAAAGAGGATGGAACTTTTGCCATTTTGAAAGTGAAGAGAAAAAATATAGCAGCCAAGTTGGACGCAGCCATTGAGCAATTTGCATGGATCAGTTATATTAGTTCTCTCATACCTTTTCTAAAAAGAATGAATATCCCTTCTGTTATCGAAAAAACATTGATGCATATGAAAGAACAGATAAATTTTTTCCAGGAAATACAGAATACGAGAGAAATGAAAGAAAAATGCAAACATCTCGATTATGTTTGCATTCCAGAAGTCTATCCAAATATTACGCAAAAGTTTCCAGATATCATTCTAATGGAATATATTGATGGAAAACATATTCGTGAGATTGATGAAGAAGACTATGAAATCTATTCCAAACAAGTCATTAAATATGGGTTTGTTAGTGCATTTATTATAGGCTTTATTCATGCAGACATGCATAGTGGAAATATTTTGTTTATCAAAGAAGATGGTAAAGATGGTTATGTCTATAAAATTGCTCCCATTGATTTTGGTCTTGTAACAACAATAAGTGATTTAACGAAAAAACTATTGACAAATATTGTATTTGAATTATTTACAGGTGATCCAGATATATCAGCTAGAAAAGCGATCGATACACTATTTGATCCACCCGATTTAAAAAATCACATACCGAATCATTTATATGAAAAATTTGTTACAATTATTAGTACTATTATTAAAGAAACAATTGACATAAAAAAGGGAGTTAGCCAAGTTCTACTCTATAATTTTTTTATTCAATTCAATGATTTTCTAGCCAATGAAGATTTAAAGAAATATGATATAAAAATTAATGAGGATTTTTCAAAAATGCAAACTGCAATAACCATGTCCAATGGTATAAGTATGATATTGTGCAAAGAGAATTTTCTTGAACTTGTGAATTCAGTGATCAATGATCTGCTTCATGTATCACTATTAGCTCCAGATGAATAAATTTCAACATGTAAATACAGGTTGAAATTCATTAATCTTCTTTTATAGTCACTTCTTTGGCAATATTTTTTATTATTTTATTAGTGCAATGTTCAGCATCGTCATCATTCGTTAGACCAGTCATCGATTCACCAACTATTTTCAAAAACTTTTCACTCTTTATCGATTCACTGTCATTGTATTCGGGATTCTCTTGTTGCCATGCATTTATTTGTTTCTGATTTTTATGAGCCACATGTTTGATCATTTTTGATAATTTTATTTTGGATTCATCTTTTTCCCATACATTCTCGTCTTTCACATACATGGTTTCTCTCTTTAAATCACTACAATGAATGGGTCGTTTGCAAACGTCCAAGTCTTTTAATCCATTCGCCACAATATGGCTAATGCCTTTTACATAACCAAGTTCTCCCACTCTTTCCAGATCAGAGAGTTGAACCTGCAATGTACTTACAAAATCCATGATGTTCATGGCATCTTTGCATTGTTCATTCAAGAAAAAATTTAGATTGAATTTATTTTTATTAGTTACATTATGAGAGTTTGTTGTATTTCCAATTCCATTTTTGAACAATTCAAGCATTTGCTCATTTTGGTTTTTCAACATTTCTTTGAACAAATCTACTAAGACTTCGCATGACAATGTATTATTACTTTCTTTTTTTATTTCTTCGTCTTTTTCTTTTTTTTTTTCTTTTTTTTTTTCCTCGTTTTTTTTTTCTTTTTTTTTTTTTTCTCTTTTTTTTCTTTTTTTTCTCTATCTTTTTTTTTTTTTTTTTTTTTTTCTTCTATTACTCA